AAAAAAGTGAGGGGGGCGTGGCCTCCACCCGCCGAGGAAGGCGTCCCCCCGGCGCGCTGCTCGCGAGAGGAACCGGTGGGCGCGGGACCCCTGGAGCGGGGGTGGGCGTGGCCGGGGCGGTCGCGGGATCCCAATCCGTGCTCAATGATGCGTGGCGAACGGCGGGGCGGGGGGCGCCCGAGCGTGACTGGACCCAGTGAAGGGGCACCGGAGCGTGACGAGGGACGGCGGAACGGCTCGTTGATAGCCCCCCTTATTTGGACACCCCCGGGGGGGCTTGGGGTAGGTTTTGGGGTGGGGGGGGGTGCCCTTGCCCCGCGCCGGCCAGAAAAAAGTGAGGGGGGCGTGGCCTCCACCCGCCGAGGAAGGCGTCCCCCCGGCGCGCTGCTCGCGAGAGGAACCGGTGGGCGCGGGACCCCTGGAGCGGGGGTGGGCGTGGCCGGGGCGGTCGCGGGATCCCAATCCGTGCTCAATGATGCGTGGCGAACGGCGGGGCGGGGGGCGCCCGAGCGTGACTGGACCCAGTGAAGGGGCACCGGAGCGTGACGAGGGACGGCGGAACGGCTCGTTGATAGCCCCCCTTATTTGGACACCCCCGGGGGGGCTTGGGGTAGGTTTTGGGGTGGGGGGGGGTGCCCTTGCCCCGCGCCGGCCAGAAAAAAGTGAGGGGGGCGTGGCCTCCACCCGCCGAGGAAGGCGTCCCCCCGGCGCGCTGCTCGCGAGAGGAACCGGTGGGCGCGGGACCCCTGGAGCGGGGGTGGGCGTGGCCGGGGCGGTCGCGGGATCCCAATCCGTGCTCAATGATGCGTGGCGAACGGCGGGGCGGGGGGCGCCCGAGCGTGACTGGACCCAGTGAAGGGGCACCGGAGCGTGACGAGGGACGGCGGAACGGCTCGTTGATAGCCCCCCTTATTTGGACACCCCCGGGGGGGCTTGGGGTAGGTTTTGGGGTGGGGGGGGGTGCCCTTGCCCCGCGCCGGCCAGAAAAAAGTGAGGGGGGCGTGGCCTCCACCCGCCGAGGAAGGCGTCCCCCCGGCGCGCTGCTCGCGAGAGGAACCGGTGGGCGCGGGACCCCTGGAGCGGGGGTGGGCGTGGCCGGGGCGGTCGCGGGATCCCAATCCGTGCTCAATGATGCGTGGCGAACGGCGGGGCGGGGGGCGCCCGAGCGTGACTGGACCCAGTGAAGGGGCACCGGAGCGTGACGAGGGACGGCGGAACGGCTCGTTGATAGCCCCCCTTATTTGGACACCCCCGGGGGGGCTTGGGGTAGGTTTTGGGGTGGGGGGGGGTGCCCTTGCCCCGCGCCGGCCAGAAAAAAGTGAGGGGGGCGTGGCCTCCACCCGCCGAGGAAGGCGTCCCCCCGGCGCGCTGCTCGCGAGAGGAACCGGTGGGCGCGGGACCCCTGGAGCGGGGGTGGGCGTGGCCGGGGCGGTCGCGGGATCCCAATCCGTGCTCAATGATGCGTGGCGAACGGCGGGGCGGGGGGCGCCCGAGCGTGACTGGACCCAGTGAAGGGGCACCGGAGCGTGACGAGGGACGGCGGAACGGCTCGTTGATAGCCCCCCTTATTTGGACACCCCCGGGGGGGCTTGGGGTAGGTTTTGGGGTGGGGGGGGGTGCCCTTGCCCCGCGCCGGCCAGAAAAAAGTGAGGGGGGCGTGGCCTCCACCCGCCGAGGAAGGCGTCCCCCCGGCGCGCTGCTCGCGAGAGGAACCGGTGGGCGCGGGACCCCTGGAGCGGGGGTGGGCGTGGCCGGGGCGGTCGCGGGATCCCAATCCGTGCTCAATGATGCGTGGCGAACGGCGGGGCGGGGGGCGCCCGAGCGTGACTGGACCCAGTGAAGGGGCACCGGAGCGTGACGAGGGACGGCGGAACGGCTCGTTGATAGCCCCCCTTATTTGGACACCCCCGGGGGGGCTTGGGGTAGGTTTTGGGGTGGGGGGGGGTGCCCTTGCCCCGCGCCGGCCAGAAAAAAGTGAGGGGGGCGTGGCCTCCACCCGCCGAGGAAGGCGTCCCCCCGGCGCGCTGCTCGCGAGAGGAACCGGTGGGCGCGGGACCCCTGGAGCGGGGGTGGGCGTGGCCGGGGCGGTCGCGGGATCCCAATCCGTGCTCAATGATGCGTGGCGAACGGCGGGGCGGGGGGCGCCCGAGCGTGACTGGACCCAGTGAAGGGGCACCGGAGCGTGACGAGGGACGGCGGAACGGCTCGTTGATAGCCCCCCTTATTTGGACACCCCCGGGGGGGCTTGGGGTAGGTTTTGGGGTGGGGGGGGGTGCCCTTGCCCCGCGCCGGCCAGAAAAAAGTGAGGGGGGCGTGGCCTCCACCCGCCGAGGAAGGCGTCCCCCCGGCGCGCTGCTCGCGAGAGGAACCGGTGGGCGCGGGACCCCTGGAGCGGGGGTGGGCGTGGCCGGGGCGGTCGCGGGATCCCAATCCGTGCTCAATGATGCGTGGCGAACGGCGGGGCGGGGGGCGCCCGAGCGTGACTGGACCCAGTGAAGGGGCACCGGAGCGTGACGAGGGACGGCGGAACGGCTCGTTGATAGCCCCCCTTATTTGGACACCCCCGGGGGGGCTTGGGGTAGGTTTTGGGGTGGGGGGGGGTGCCCTTGCCCCGCGCCGGCCAGAAAAAAGTGAGGGGGGCGTGGCCTCCACCCGCCGAGGAAGGCGTCCCCCCGGCGCGCTGCTCGCGAGAGGAACCGGTGGGCGCGGGACCCCTGGAGCGGGGGTGGGCGTGGCCGGGGCGGTCGCGGGATCCCAATCCGTGCTCAATGATGCGTGGCGAACGGCGGGGCGGGGGGCGCCCGAGCGTGACTGGACCCAGTGAAGGGGCACCGGAGCGTGACGAGGGACGGCGGAACGGCTCGTTGATAGCCCCCCTTATTTGGACACCCCCGGGGGGGCTTGGGGTAGGTTTTGGGGTGGGGGGGGGTGCCCTTGCCCCGCGCCGGCCAGAAAAAAGTGAGGGGGGCGTGGCCTCCACCCGCCGAGGAAGGCGTCCCCCCGGCGCGCTGCTCGCGAGAGGAACCGGTGGGCGCGGGACCCCTGGAGCGGGGGTGGGCGTGGCCGGGGCGGTCGCGGGATCCCAATCCGTGCTCAATGATGCGTGGCGAACGGCGGGGCGGGGGGCGCCCGAGCGTGACTGGACCCAGTGAAGGGGCACCGGAGCGTGACGAGGGACGGCGGAACGGCTCGTTGATAGCCCCCCTTATTTGGACACCCCCGGGGGGGCTTGGGGTAGGTTTTGGGGTGGGGGGGGGTGCCCTTGCCCCGCGCCGGCCAGAAAAAAGTGAGGGGGGCGTGGCCTCCACCCGCCGAGGAAGGCGTCCCCCCGGCGCGCTGCTCGCGAGAGGAACCGGTGGGCGCGGGACCCCTGGAGCGGGGGTGGGCGTGGCCGGGGCGGTCGCGGGATCCCAATCCGTGCTCAATGATGCGTGGCGAACGGCGGGGCGGGGGGCGCCCGAGCGTGACTGGACCCAGTGAAGGGGCACCGGAGCGTGACGAGGGACGGCGGAACGGCTCGTTGATAGCCCCCCTTATTTGGACACCCCCGGGGGGGCTTGGGGTAGGTTTTGGGGTGGGGGGGGGTGCCCTTGCCCCGCGCCGGCCAGAAAAAAGTGAGGGGGGCGTGGCCTCCACCCGCCGAGGAAGGCGTCCCCCCGGCGCGCTGCTCGCGAGAGGAACCGGTGGGCGCGGGACCCCTGGAGCGGGGGTGGGCGTGGCCGGGGCGGTCGCGGGATCCCAATCCGTGCTCAATGATGCGTGGCGAACGGCGGGGCGGGGGGCGCCCGAGCGTGACTGGACCCAGTGAAGGGGCACCGGAGCGTGACGAGGGACGGCGGAACGGCTCGTTGATAGCCCCCCTTATTTGGACACCCCCGGGGGGGCTTGGGGTAGGTTTTGGGGTGGGGGGGGGTGCCCTTGCCCCGCGCCGGCCAGAAAAAAGTGAGGGGGGCGTGGCCTCCACCCGCCGAGGAAGGCGTCCCCCCGGCGCGCTGCTCGCGAGAGGAACCGGTGGGCGCGGGACCCCTGGAGCGGGGGTGGGCGTGGCCGGGGCGGTCGCGGGATCCCAATCCGTGCTCAATGATGCGTGGCGAACGGCGGGGCGGGGGGCGCCCGAGCGTGACTGGACCCAGTGAAGGGGCACCGGAGCGTGACGAGGGACGGCGGAACGGCTCGTTGATAGCCCCCCTTATTTGGACACCCCCGGGGGGGCTTGGGGTAGGTTTTGGGGTGGGGGGGGGTGCCCTTGCCCCGCGCCGGCCAGAAAAAAGTGAGGGGGGCGTGGCCTCCACCCGCCGAGGAAGGCGTCCCCCCGGCGCGCTGCTCGCGAGAGGAACCGGTGGGCGCGGGACCCCTGGAGCGGGGGTGGGCGTGGCCGGGGCGGTCGCGGGATCCCAATCCGTGCTCAATGATGCGTGGCGAACGGCGGGGCGGGGGGCGCCCGAGCGTGACTGGACCCAGTGAAGGGGCACCGGAGCGTGACGAGGGACGGCGGAACGGCTCGTTGATAGCCCCCCTTATTTGGACACCCCCGGGGGGGCTTGGGGTAGGTTTTGGGGTGGGGGGGGGTGCCCTTGCCCCGCGCCGGCCAGAAAAAAGTGAGGGGGGCGTGGCCTCCACCCGCCGAGGAAGGCGTCCCCCCGGCGCGCTGCTCGCGAGAGGAACCGGTGGGCGCGGGACCCCTGGAGCGGGGGTGGGCGTGGCCGGGGCGGTCGCGGGATCCCAATCCGTGCTCAATGATGCGTGGCGAACGGCGGGGCGGGGGGCGCCCGAGCGTGACTGGACCCAGTGAAGGGGCACCGGAGCGTGACGAGGGACGGCGGAACGGCTCGTTGATAGCCCCCCTTATTTGGACACCCCCGGGGGGGCTTGGGGTAGGTTTTGGGGTGGGGGGGGGTGCCCTTGCCCCGCGCCGGCCAGAAAAAAGTGAGGGGGGCGTGGCCTCCACCCGCCGAGGAAGGCGTCCCCCCGGCGCGCTGCTCGCGAGAGGAACCGGTGGGCGCGGGACCCCTGGAGCGGGGGTGGGCGTGGCCGGGGCGGTCGCGGGATCCCAATCCGTGCTCAATGATGCGTGGCGAACGGCGGGGCGGGGGGCGCCCGAGCGTGACTGGACCCAGTGAAGGGGCACCGGAGCGTGACGAGGGACGGCGGAACGGCTCGTTGATAGCCCCCCTTATTTGGACACCCCCGGGGGGGCTTGGGGTAGGTTTTGGGGTGGGGGGGGGTGCCCTTGCCCCGCGCCGGCCAGAAAAAAGTGAGGGGGGCGTGGCCTCCACCCGCCGAGGAAGGCGTCCCCCCGGCGCGCTGCTCGCGAGAGGAACCGGTGGGCGCGGGACCCCTGGAGCGGGGGTGGGCGTGGCCGGGGCGGTCGCGGGATCCCAATCCGTGCTCAATGATGCGTGGCGAACGGCGGGGCGGGGGGCGCCCGAGCGTGACTGGACCCAGTGAAGGGGCACCGGAGCGTGACGAGGGACGGCGGAACGGCTCGTTGATAGCCCCCCTTATTTGGACACCCCCGGGGGGGCTTGGGGTAGGTTTTGGGGTGGGGGGGGGTGCCCTTGCCCCGCGCCGGCCAGAAAAAAGTGAGGGGGGCGTGGCCTCCACCCGCCGAGGAAGGCGTCCCCCCGGCGCGCTGCTCGCGAGAGGAACCGGTGGGCGCGGGACCCCTGGAGCGGGGGTGGGCGTGGCCGGGGCGGTCGCGGGATCCCAATCCGTGCTCAATGATGCGTGGCGAACGGCGGGGCGGGGGGCGCCCGAGCGTGACTGGACCCAGTGAAGGGGCACCGGAGCGTGACGAGGGACGGCGGAACGGCTCGTTGATAGCCCCCCTTATTTGGACACCCCCGGGGGGGCTTGGGGTAGGTTTTGGGGTGGGGGGGGGTGCCCTTGCCCCGCGCCGGCCAGAAAAAAGTGAGGGGGGCGTGGCCTCCACCCGCCGAGGAAGGCGTCCCCCCGGCGCGCTGCTCGCGAGAGGAACCGGTGGGCGCGGGACCCCTGGAGCGGGGGTGGGCGTGGCCGGGGCGGTCGCGGGATCCCAATCCGTGCTCAATGATGCGTGGCGAACGGCGGGGCGGGGGGCGCCCGAGCGTGACTGGACCCAGTGAAGGGGCACCGGAGCGTGACGAGGGACGGCGGAACGGCTCGTTGATAGCCCCCCTTATTTGGACACCCCCGGGGGGGCTTGGGGTAGGTTTTGGGGTGGGGGGGGGTGCCCTTGCCCCGCGCCGGCCAGAAAAAAGTGAGGGGGGCGTGGCCTCCACCCGCCGAGGAAGGCGTCCCCCCGGCGCGCTGCTCGCGAGAGGAACCGGTGGGCGCGGGACCCCTGGAGCGGGGGTGGGCGTGGCCGGGGCGGTCGCGGGATCCCAATCCGTGCTCAATGATGCGTGGCGAACGGCGGGGCGGGGGGCGCCCGAGCGTGACTGGACCCAGTGAAGGGGCACCGGAGCGTGACGAGGGACGGCGGAACGGCTCGTTGATAGCCCCCCTTATTTGGACACCCCCGGGGGGGCTTGGGGTAGGTTTTGGGGTGGGGGGGGGTGCCCTTGCCCCGCGCCGGCCAGAAAAAAGTGAGGGGGGCGTGGCCTCCACCCGCCGAGGAAGGCGTCCCCCCGGCGCGCTGCTCGCGAGAGGAACCGGTGGGCGCGGGACCCCTGGAGCGGGGGTGGGCGTGGCCGGGGCGGTCGCGGGATCCCAATCCGTGCTCAATGATGCGTGGCGAACGGCGGGGCGGGGGGCGCCCGAGCGTGACTGGACCCAGTGAAGGGGCACCGGAGCGTGACGAGGGACGGCGGAACGGCTCGTTGATAGCCCCCCTTATTTGGACACCCCCGGGGGGGCTTGGGGTAGGTTTTGGGGTGGGGGGGGGTGCCCTTGCCCCGCGCCGGCCAGAAAAAAGTGAGGGGGGCGTGGCCTCCACCCGCCGAGGAAGGCGTCCCCCCGGCGCGCTGCTCGCGAGAGGAACCGGTGGGCGCGGGACCCCTGGAGCGGGGGTGGGCGTGGCCGGGGCGGTCGCGGGATCCCAATCCGTGCTCAATGATGCGTGGCGAACGGCGGGGCGGGGGGCGCCCGAGCGTGACTGGACCCAGTGAAGGGGCACCGGAGCGTGACGAGGGACGGCGGAACGGCTCGTTGATAGCCCCCCTTATTTGGACACCCCCGGGGGGGCTTGGGGTAGGTTTTGGGGTGGGGGGGGGTGCCCTTGCCCCGCGCCGGCCAGAAAAAAGTGAGGGGGGCGTGGCCTCCACCCGCCGAGGAAGGCGTCCCCCCGGCGCGCTGCTCGCGAGAGGAACCGGTGGGCGCGGGACCCCTGGAGCGGGGGTGGGCGTGGCCGGGGCGGTCGCGGGATCCCAATCCGTGCTCAATGATGCGTGGCGAACGGCGGGGCGGGGGGCGCCCGAGCGTGACTGGACCCAGTGAAGGGGCACCGGAGCGTGACGAGGGACGGCGGAACGGCTCGTTGATAGCCCCCCTTATTTGGACACCCCCGGGGGGGCTTGGGGTAGGTTTTGGGGTGGGGGGGGGTGCCCTTGCCCCGCGCCGGCCAGAAAAAAGTGAGGGGGGCGTGGCCTCCACCCGCCGAGGAAGGCGTCCCCCCGGCGCGCTGCTCGCGAGAGGAACCGGTGGGCGCGGGACCCCTGGAGCGGGGGTGGGCGTGGCCGGGGCGGTCGCGGGATCCCAATCCGTGCTCAATGATGCGTGGCGAACGGCGGGGCGGGGGGCGCCCGAGCGTGACTGGACCCAGTGAAGGGGCACCGGAGCGTGACGAGGGACGGCGGAACGGCTCGTTGATAGCCCCCCTTATTTGGACACCCCCGGGGGGGCTTGGGGTAGGTTTTGGGGTGGGGGGGGGTGCCCTTGCCCCGCGCCGGCCAGAAAAAAGTGAGGGGGGCGTGGCCTCCACCCGCCGAGGAAGGCGTCCCCCCGGCGCGCTGCTCGCGAGAGGAACCGGTGGGCGCGGGACCCCTGGAGCGGGGGTGGGCGTGGCCGGGGCGGTCGCGGGATCCCAATCCGTGCTCAATGATGCGTGGCGAACGGCGGGGCGGGGGGCGCCCGAGCGTGACTGGACCCAGTGAAGGGGCACCGGAGCGTGACGAGGGACGGCGGAACGGCTCGTTGATAGCCCCCCTTATTTGGACACCCCCGGGGGGGCTTGGGGTAGGTTTTGGGGTGGGGGGGGGTGCCCTTGCCCCGCGCCGGCCAGAAAAAAGTGAGGGGGGCGTGGCCTCCACCCGCCGAGGAAGGCGTCCCCCCGGCGCGCTGCTCGCGAGAGGAACCGGTGGGCGCGGGACCCCTGGAGCGGGGGTGGGCGTGGCCGGGGCGGTCGCGGGATCCCAATCCGTGCTCAATGATGCGTGGCGAACGGCGGGGCGGGGGGCGCCCGAGCGTGACTGGACCCAGTGAAGGGGCACCGGAGCGTGACGAGGGACGGCGGAACGGCTCGTTGATAGCCCCCCTTATTTGGACACCCCCGGGGGGGCTTGGGGTAGGTTTTGGGGTGGGGGGGGGTGCCCTTGCCCCGCGCCGGCCAGAAAAAAGTGAGGGGGGCGTGGCCTCCACCCGCCGAGGAAGGCGTCCCCCCGGCGCGCTGCTCGCGAGAGGAACCGGTGGGCGCGGGACCCCTGGAGCGGGGGTGGGCGTGGCCGGGGCGGTCGCGGGATCCCAATCCGTGCTCAATGATGCGTGGCGAACGGCGGGGCGGGGGGCGCCCGAGCGTGACTGGACCCAGTGAAGGGGCACCGGAGCGTGACGAGGGACGGCGGAACGGCTCGTTGATAGCCCCCCTTATTTGGACACCCCCGGGGGGGCTTGGGGTAGGTTTTGGGGTGGGGGGGGGTGCCCTTGCCCCGCGCCGGCCAGAAAAAAGTGAGGGGGGCGTGGCCTCCACCCGCCGAGGAAGGCGTCCCCCCGGCGCGCTGCTCGCGAGAGGAACCGGTGGGCGCGGGACCCCTGGAGCGGGGGTGGGCGTGGCCGGGGCGGTCGCGGGATCCCAATCCGTGCTCAATGATGCGTGGCGAACGGCGGGGCGGGGGGCGCCCGAGCGTGACTGGACCCAGTGAAGGGGCACCGGAGCGTGACGAGGGACGGCGGAACGGCTCGTTGATAGCCCCCCTTATTTGGACACCCCCGGGGGGGCTTGGGGTAGGTTTTGGGGTGGGGGGGGGGTGCCCTTGCCCCGGTGAGTGTGTCATAATATTTTTGTGCTTTATTGTAGGCATTGGTATGAGTCAGTGATTCCTGGCTTATTTTTGTGCCCACTAATTTTACCTTCCTTATTTTGGATTTGTTCACTTTTGACATTTCTTGTGGGACATGGAGCCAATATTGTTAGTGCCGTTTTGTTTTTGGTGTTGGCTTGGTGTTTGCTTATTGCAAACTGGAATGTTACTCGTGAAGACTTTGTCAGTGGACGGAGATCCTCCATGAGCAGCCTCAGTGTTGCCGCCTCCACAGGTATTACCTTGGTATTTACATTGTTTTGGTCTGAGTTTTTTTGTTATGTCATGATTCACAAACTGTTTTCTTGATGTAGCAACTGCCATGTTTGCTTCATTTTTGACTTTATCATTCGACGGACTTGGTTTACTTCTTTTTGGGACTGCGCTTGTCATTCAAACTATCTATGGTGAGTTATGATTGTTATTAAATTAAAAATTGGTTATTTGATGATTCGTTTTACTCATTGTTAGTTTTTGTCTCGATTACAGTGCTGTACCTAGTGGTCATGGAAATAACAGTTTGGATTATGATGTTTCGGTATCTGCATTTTTGGATTACACTGCTTTTCTTGTTATCGCCGATAATATTATCGGTTGCATGTTTGATTATACAATCATCTGCACTTTTAATTGAAGCAGTTGTAGTGACAACCATTACCGTTTTGGCTATTTTCCTTTGGCTGCCACCACAAGGAGCTGAAGCTGATCTAGGGACGGCATTGCTGATTTTGAATACCGGTAATTATAAACGAAATGTGTGTTAATTTTGTTTTACATGTTTCTGATAACAAGCCAATAATTTGAATGTTTTTCCCGCAAGCCTTATGTCTTGTAGTTCTTATTCTTACTGCCATTCCAACGGATGCACAGATATTGACGGTGTTTTGCCTATTCTGCCAATGGACATTATGTAAGTGTCTCACTTTCCTTACTATCAATGCTGAACGCGGGATGACGAACTTTGGGTACGATTCGATAACAATGGTCGATCATGAATTCACTGCTCTTTTTTTCTGTTCTAAGTTATTTGCCTTGGAATCAGGATGATCTGCAATTGGAGGGGAAAACTCACCCGGATAATTTGTCTGAAATTCTGCCTATATGGATTAATCTCTGCGTCACTCTCTTTTGGGTGGTACGCGTTTCTAAAAGAAGTGACGTTGCCGACCACCGCAACAGTAGATCCCAGTGAGTAAAAACACCAGGAAAATACTGAATGTATGATCAAAAATGAATCTTAACTTGGACATTTTATTTGCTAGGACAATTGCCGCTGTTCCTTTTCATTCTCTCATCGGTGCTTGTTATTTTGGCGATAATGATGGAATTTCAGACTTCTAGTTCATTGTTTGCAGCACTCTTTGTAATAATAGCAGGTATTGGATTTTAATTTTCAAACAAAATTGAACAGCGAGACATAGTAACAAAAAACTGTAATCTGATAGCAATCACCACTTTTCTGGCGTTTTTAAACAGGAATGCTATGTGTCACAGTTGGAGTTATTTTTCTACTGGCCGGAGTTAAGCCTTTATTGTCTGGTATGATTTGTGCCTCAGGAATTACAATGCTTGTTTTGGGTAAGATAATACATAGGCTGCATCTTCTAAATACTGTCAGCAAATTGACAACCATGGTTTCATTTCATGTACTTTTTTTGTTCAGGCGTTGTTTTATTGGTGGTCTGCACACGTGCCTCTACTCGGGAATCTATTTATGAAGATTTGAGATATCCCACGCGCGACGCTAATGGGGAGTATGAGAATGTAGGATACCCGCCGCGAGACGGTGACGCACCCCATAGGCTGGGGGAACCAGTCTACGATGACGTGGAACAAGCTACTTAAGCTTCCGGTAGGTGAATATTTAATTCTATCCAACTGTTTTTAGTTTACCAGAGACATGGCATCGGACAATTATGCATTGACCTGGAGCCCCTTTACTCTGGTCAAACTCTATGGGCCTTCCGCGAGGCCTACAGAACCAGAACGTAGTCTATTTCATCTCTATGAAAATCAGAATTCACGCCTGCATCTTGTTGACTCAGGTGAGCTACAAACTGAGTGGCTTTTAATGGTCGCCCTTCTCGGTGACCAGAGTGATCCTAGGCCCGTGCGACAACAGAGAGCTCGGGAATTGGCTCAAGTGGGAATTCTATTAGGAAACAGCGTTGAAAGTGAGGTTTTCACTACGGATAGCTCTATAATTGCGCCTGACACGGGTAACACTTTTTCCTGCACATATGGTCCTGACTGGCTTTCGAGGCCTACGACATGGTCTTCTGAACTTCAGCACATATTAGAAATTCTGGGTTTGGGTAAGGTTTTGCGAGTTGAACTCTGTCGACGGATTATTATCCCGGTAGGACAAAGACGGCCAAATCTCAATCATATTTCTGCCCTAAACCGAGTAGTGCTGTTTGACCGGCTTTTCAATAGATATGATGCATCTTTTCCCGGGCCGGCAATCAGAACGAACACGCTATTGCCAACAAATTCGCCGCAGCAAAGATCATCAAAGGTCAGCCTTATGGTGTTTGGGGACATTAGAAATGACGGTGTGGGTTCCATGGCGGACGAGGTAAAATTGGTGTCACGCGATGACAATTATGCCGGCCCTACCATTCTTTATCCCACCTTGGATGCTGATGTCTGGAGATATTTTCTGAGGGAATCCTCTTACTCTTCTGATTCTGCTGCGGTAAAGGAAATGGGGTTTATGCACGTAGCCGGCTGTATTGAGACTCTTTGCCCGCAACTAATGGTTAAGCGTCAGCATATCTCGGCATTTCCTTTTGTGGAGCCGCGGGCAATTTGCTTGGGTTGGTATGATGTCAAGTCTCCTCCGGGACAGCAATCTCTTGGAAAGTGCAGTGAACGCGAGCGTATACTGACCGTCCAAGTGGCGACCCGGAGTTTCTCCGGCCTCGGAACGCCAACGGTTGCCGGGTTTTACCGAGCCATGGATGCTGATGTTGTAAATGGATCTGGACTGCAGAATACTATGTTCTCCTGTCAGCTCGGATGTGTGTCAGGACAGGCTATGGAGTCTAGTCGTTACGGCTACGGACAATATGTGGTGATGCTTGGTAATTTTTCACCATCATTCACCGCGTTGGATCCGCCTGGCATGTTCGCAGATAGCGGTTGGGAGCAAAACTGTACACAGACGGCTTTAAATGTTTTTAAATCTCTGTACCCAGGACCGTGCATTTCTGGAAGCCGATGTCCAGCGCATCCAGCATCTGTGCTGGAAACACTGTCTACTCTGATTGAAAAGGGTGGCCTCCTGATTTTCTTGTCCAGTCTTCCACCTAGCATAACCCAGCCTTTACTAAGGGGAGATGCCTATGACGGAGAGAATTCGCTCATGTCTGACTACTACAAGCAATGTTTCCTATTCGCCTCGTGCACAAATCTGTTCCTGATCATTAATGAGGCATCGAAAGTTGGTGGTTTTACGCCTCTAAAGGCCCTTCGGCGTGCATGTCTATTGGCAGACTGCCCTCTCCACATTCTTGGTTCTACCGTTCCACTTGAGGGTATCAACTTTGTCGCTGATGTGGATAACCCAGTTCCTACTGAAGATTTTACAGATGATCACGCTCCTGTGTTTACCGTCCCCCTCCTGTTACCGAATAAAAAGGCCATCAGACGACATCCTGGAGTAGCTACAGTAACCAAGGCATACAATTCCCCCGATGGTGATGACATAGAATGGTCTATGCTTTGTCTAAATTCATGCCTGACTCAGGTTCTCTCTCATCCTACTGTTGGAAGCAAGGAACACATAGTTAGACACATGGATAGATGTTCAAACGGTTTAATTGCTTTGCAACCAGGTGTCGGACCACTTGACATACCTGTGGCTGATTACGGTTTCGTGGTCTCCAGCAGCATATATGATGAAAAGCAGTCCGATGTTTTACCGTACACAGCGTGGGATAATGCGGCGCGAATGAGACGTGAACTCGAGCCTGGGACTGCCCTTCCAACTGTGAAAGGGACGGTCATGGTATTGGGTGAACAGGGGTATAAAAGTATGCTTAGTCTGGATGCGGGAATTAAGCTGTCTATTGTGGAGTCAGTGACTAATGCTGCATTTGCTCCCGTAAAACGAATTGAGGACCTCCTATTGACACTCTATCTACACTTGGACGAAATTGAAACAGATAAAAATGACCTTGGGAGACTACTAGCGCAAACCAGAGCCTATTGTAGGGAACTCGGCGTACGTCTGACCATAGGATCGGCTTCAAGTCCCCGAGATGCCCGGGAGATGGAATTCGCGTCGCAAGAGGCAACAAAATTTAGAACCGTGGTGTGTTCTGCGACAGCCCCTGCCCAATTTAGTGGCTATTTGTTGACGCCGGCCCTGCGAGGGGGCGGCACGGTCTTAATTCATGTAAGTGTGGAAGACGGCCCAACAATTGCCGGATCAATATTGGAACAGATTTTTGCTGGGAAGCCAAAGATTCCGACTATACCGCGGGTCTTACGCGTGAGGGAGCTTTTTCTGGCCATCAAAGAGTTAATGGCACTCGGCATGGTTGAATCCGGCCATGATGTCAGCGACGGCGGTGTATTGGTATGCGCAATTGAGATGGCCTTAGCGGGAAACAGGGGAATCAAAATATCGGTACCTGAGGATCAGGATATCATGGAGGAAATGTTTTCTGAGGCCCCAGGGGTGATCTTTGAGGTACACAGGGCCCACGCTGAGCGCGCCCTGAAGGAACTGCAAGGCAGGCAGCTTAGAGCATTCCAGATAGGTGCTGTAGGGGAAGAGGGACTCGACAAATTGATTGAAATTTACCACGGCCAGAAATTGCTTTTCCGGCAGTCAATCTCCTTAACTAGAGGTACCTGGTCTAGTTTTTCTATTGAGCAATACAACTTTCTTCGTCCTGAATCAGTCAATACCTCTATGTACGCCATGGACTACGGTAACCCAGTTATTACCCTTAAACATCCCGAGGAAGAATTCTATACGCAACCACTTAACTTAGTCACCCACCCAGATCCTCGCTGCCGAGTAGCAGTGTTGTGCTGCCCGGGGACAAGCGGCAGCGACCCACTTATGGCCGCATTTACAAATGTAGGCTGCCCGTGTGTTCGCGTGCTGTTTCGGGAAGTGAAGTCTGAAGCATTCTTTGACCAATTTTCCGGCTTGGTAATAGGTGGCGCTTGCGGGGCTCAGGACGCACTCACGGTTTCCAGGGGCATCGTCATGACAATTACCAAAAAAAGCAAGCTACGCGATGCCCTGCTAAGATTTTTTCAAAGGAAAAATACATTTTCTCTGGCTGTAGGGGAAATAGGCTGTGCAATTTTCACCGGCTTGGGTATCGTCGGTAGTATCACCGACTATCCACACCCGGGCACACCAATATCACTCGAATCGGCAGAAGTTACTTTGGCCCAAAACGTGTCAACCATGTATGAATCACGATGGCTCAGCTTTAGCATCCCGCCAACAACCAACGCCGTAATGTTACGTCGCCTGCGCGGTCTCATCTTGCCTTGCTGGATTCAGGGAACTTATTTGGGATTCAACTTTCTAACTCCTGCATCTCCCTATATTTTGCAGGAACGAGGTCTTACGGCGGCACATTTCCACGGATCGGGATCTCATCCATGGAACACTGCGCAGCATTATCCACGAAACCCGGCTGAAGCCAATAATGTAGCCGCGCTTTGCTCCGCGGATGGTAGACACCTGGCTATGTTATTTAACCCAAGCCTTTGTACACAGCTGTGGCACTGGCCACATATTCCCTTCCAAACAAGATCCCACTTGCTAGGCTCTCCGTGGCTTCTCGCATTTCAGGAAGCACACATTTGGGCTGTTAGTCAAAGCACTACATAGTCTTCGCATGTTCACCTTTACACTATAGTTAATAAAGTTTAAAATCATATACCGTTTGTCTATTCCTTCTATGTATAACCTTACTACAATGGTCTTACACAACGCGGAGAAAGTAGTAGAGCCGAACATTCACACTATACAATACGTTGATTAGCCCATTTGAGCATGGTACAGTACAGCCGAGTAGATTTTTGCTCAGTCCGACCTACGTCATTAACAATAAGACACACAATAAATGGGTAGATTTGGGCAGTATGAAATCACGTAGCACGTTAACCACAACGCAATGTTTCTTAATGAAAAGTACTGATCGGCATCCCCAGTCAAATCTTGTCTCCACAGAAACAAAATGTTGTTGCCCAACAGTGGTCTGGGCAAGTACAGTCGCATCTGCACCTGCGGCACTTTAATGACAGTCATAACACGCCTACTACAAAGGTGGGCTCTTAACTACAAAAAGACTACTGCTTCTCCATATAGGCACCCTCAGTAAGCCCCCACTAATGTTTTCCGATAAAGGTTGGCCATCTATACTGCTAATCAAAATTGGAGATATGGCCCTGGTGACAACAGAATGGACATTTACCGTCCAAGAGTCAGTAACCATTATTGCTTTAGATGCGATATGCGCCAAGTGCAACAAAAATTCCCCGGAAACCAACAAACATTGCCACCGGGAAACCCAGAAAACACTGCCACCAACAACTGTGACCAAAGCACCAACAAACGTTGGCCAAAACCCAGTGATACACATACAGAGCAAAAACGTTGGCACCAGCAAATGTTGGTCTCCAGCAACAGGTTGGCAGAAAGCGGCCAAGGAATGTTGCCACCAACAAACGTTGCCCAAAACCGAGTCAGTCTCATGTGTCCTCGCCAACAAACGTTGGCACCAACAAACGTTGCCGAGAGTCAGCCAACAAATGTTGGCACCAACAAACGTTGCCCCAAGACCCAGTCACGCAGTCTCAAGGGTCCTCGCCAACAGACGTTGGCACTAACAAACGTTGCCGAGAGGCGGCCAACAAATGTTGGCGCCAACAAACGTTGCCCAACACCCAGTCACGCAGTCTCAAGGGTCCTCGCCAACAAACGTTGCCGAGAGGCGGCCAACAAATGTTGGCGCCAACAAACGTTGCCCAACACCCAGTCACGCAGTCTCAAGGGTCGTCGCCAACAAACGTTGCCGAGAGGCGGCCAACAAATGTTGGCGCCAACAAACGTTGCCCAACACCCAGTCACGCAGTCTCAAGCGTCCTCGCCAACAAACGTTGCCCAACACCGAGTCACGCAGTCTCAAGGGTCCTCGCCAACAAACGTTGCCGAGAGGCGGCCAACAAATGTTGGCGCCAACAAACGTTGCCGAGAGGCGGCCAACAAATGTTGGCGCCAACAAACGTTGCCGAGAGGCGGCCAACAAATGTTGGCGCCAACAAACGTTGCCCAACACCCAGTCACGCAGTCTCAAGGGTCCTCGCCAACAAACGTTGCCGAGAGGCGGCCAACAAATGTTGGCACCAACAAACGTTGCCCAAAACCCAATCACACAGTCTCAAGGGTCCTCGTCAACAAATGGTGGTGCCCACATTTGTTGGCCGCCTTCTGGCAACGTCAAAACCGCCATAATCAACTAAAGTCTCTTAAAAACAACGTCGCCTCAAGCCAACCCTTAAAAGCTATCCTGTCTTATAACCAATATATGTCACGCTGCTTCCACCAATATTCCTTAGTGTACCCGTTTGTAAATTCCACCCGAGGAGTCTAGCAGCATTTTCCTCCTTCCCGCTGATAAAACCTTCGCCCCCGGGTCCTTCCATCCATGTTCATTCCTACTGTCCTACATCAAGGAATAACCTTTCAATAACTAGTGCTGTGTGGGATGTGTGGACAATAAATGCTTCCCCATTAGGATGATGATGGCGGCATCAAAACCGTCAACATCTTTGTACAACCACATGACAGAATCCCAAATCTTTAAGTGTTGACTTTTGTTCAATGTATGTTGTACGGTTTACAACATCTGTTGCTGTGTGGCCGTTAAACTTGGAGGGCCGTAAACACCTGCTGCCGTCTAGAGATCACTAAGTACGCCTCTTTTATAGGGGAGATTTCACTATATGGTGACACATCGTTTGTGTACACCTTTATTTAGGAAACTCTACACAATTCGCTGTAGAAATATGTTTAAGAAACACGTGGCTAAACACCAACGCAACTGTTATGATGCCTACACAATGTCATCGAAGGATACTTGTTCTTTTACATAGAAGAATTCCGGATGCATGAACGGCGCAGGGCAACAAACGTTTGCTGACATCCATTGTTCGCTGTCAGCCTACCAACAGCTTTGTGGGTCGCCATACCTGGCCCTATTAATGTCCAAAGTCTCTGTTTTTTTAAAAATGCTTTCCTATTCTTAGTGGTGTTTCACACCGCAATCAGTATAATGCACGGGGAGATGTATATCGTTTATGGGTTTCTGAATGCATTATTACTCTGACTGATTGCATAATGTGGAATGTAAAAGAGTGAAAATTTGCTGTTGGCATTAGCTAGGTATTATGGTTAATTACATTGGATTATTTCCCGTGGTGCCAGATAACAATAAAGATTTTATATTCTGGCTTAATTATAATTTATATCCTAACAACCACTATGTGTCGTCTGAACACCTGTTGGTCATTGTCATCAAGCTGTTGGGCGTTTACCAACAGTTGTTGACCAACGAACCATAATTCTTGGCTTCATGCCAATGCCTGATTTATAATGGCAATGTTATCAAAGCACACCCACGTCCATACATGTGTTAAACGTGGGGTGGGATGCGCTTCGCGAAATTTGCCCCCTCCCCATCCAATTTATCTCAGAAAACAGGCGCCACGGAAATTTTATTGCTCCAACTGAATAACAACGGTGTGATGCAATTCCGTTTGTTGTGTGGGATAAGCCCAGGAATAGTTGTCTGGTTGCTCTTCCAGAGATACAAACACGTCCACTTTTAAAGACAGCCATAACTTATCCTGGCCGATATCTAAGCCCACAAACATATGGACTACGGAGGCACCCCCGGTAACCGGATATTCCGAGTTTTTTTTATCGTTATTACAGTCGACTGTTTTGACGCTTTTATACAGGTCTATCTGAGACCTACCTTTTGTAGTTGTCTCTGCGCCTTTTTTAGCCCCCACACGGGCTCGTAACAAAAGAATGCCCCGCCCCACTCGTATAATAAAAGTTGTTCGTTTATGATATTTTGTCTGTCATTTCTTGCGTGTTTTTGATTTCCTATACAGGAAGAATCAATGTTGTTATGGATTTGCCCATCCCTGTTTTTGTGGTCGAAAAAATAAACTAAGTAGGGTCTATATCCTCCTGGATGGCCTTTAAAGTTAGAATCTAATTGTCACATCCGCTTCTGGGGCTTTCAGAAGCCATTCTAGTGTTGGTGGGGGACTGCCCCTTCTAAACTTCTCCATTTTTCACTCCTGTGAGACTTCTAGCCGCGGTGAAACCTATTCCCGTTATACGTATCAAGTTTGTTCACTTCTGAGAATTCTACTGTCTACATACAGAAGGGTCACACCCATTGGCTAAACTTCTGTGCGACTAGACAGTCCCGGGGGAAGTCTAAAAATACCGAAGACTCGCTGAACTATCACTATGCAAATATCATCGATGAAAATCTCATCCGGTTCAGCAGACGTATAGAGAACACTCGTGAGGCTCCACGCGGCAGGGAGAAGATGGTCTTTGGGATAACATGAAACGGCGACCAGCCGAAACCTCAGGAAAAAATCTCAATTAGGGTAAGGAGTCTTTCCTTATTATTATATTTTTATAGACTTTTCTAATTGAGAATATTGTGTCGGGTGGTGGCAATGGTGACTATGATTATGGCCATGAATTAATCGGTTTCTTTTATCCTTCCTTCTAATTTTTATTTGATCTTATTTATTATCTTCACCATGTGGAAGCCTACGGCCTTTGATTCATCCATGTAGGGGGCCGATAGTTTCATTCCAAAAGGAGAACCGTATGTAGACATTCTTAAAGGTAATTGGTAAGCAAAAGATCTTTTATATTTGGACCGTTTTACAGATCTCTACTTCAGGCCTCCACACCTAAGGGAAGAAGCCTAGGGTCTCAGGCCCAGGACCCTGCATCATAACCCGGCTTCAGGCCTCCACTTAGTCCCCTCAGACCCTCTTCCATGACTCACACCTAAGGGAAGAAGCCTGGGGTCTCAGGCCCAGGACCCTGCATCATAACCCGGCTTCAGGCCTCCACTTAGTCCCCTCAGACCCTCTTCCATGACTCACACCTAAGGGAAGAAGCCTGGTGTCTCAGACCCAGGACCCTGCATCATAACCCGGCTTCAGGCCTCCACTTGGTCCCCTTTAGAGTGGGACATTATAAAAGACCATGTGGCTATTCCATTAAATTAACGCAGTGAATAAGAAGGGGAGTGAAGCGAAAATTGGGCCCAGGCCGCGCCTGCCAGCCCACAGACCCCCATTCGGACCTCCCCCATTATCCCGGCCTAACCGGGTCCCAGGGGCATCCGGGAGCCGGGCCCCCTCTGCCGCTTTGGGCGACCCAACTGAGACCCCGAGGCTAGGGACTAGGCCGGCGGGCCGCCTCCGGGCCAGGGGCTGGACCCCCTGACCGGGAGGCGAGAGGATAGGGACCCGGCCACCCCTTGGGGGTTCTGGGGACACGGTGGCTGGCTGCCCCGACATCTAGTTGGCCACTAGAGGGCTGTCTAAGTGTCTTGGCAGCCAGCAACCGTGTCCCCGAAACCCCCAAGGGGCGGCCGGGTCCCTATCCTCTCGCCTCCCGGTCAGGGGGTCCAGCCCCTGGCCCGGAGGCGGCCCGCCGGCCTAGTCCCTAGCCTCGGGGTCTCAGTTGGGTCCAACCCGAAGGGCAGAGTTTTGCCCGGTTCCCTGAAGTCTCAGGTGGGCCTAAAGCCCGCGCACTCACCACCACCCGTTAAACTAATGGAATGGCCTTGAGGTCCTAGGGTCGCCTCCTGGTGGCCACTGCACCACCTAGCAGCCCATTAAGTGCGGGGTCATAGGTCAGAACACCACTCTGCCTCCCGCCCATTAATTAACACATATTGTCCACATATCAGAGACCCCAGAGACCTTACCCACTGTCACAAGTATCCCACTTTCCACCCTGTGTAGGCACCAAGTCTGCCTCAGCTCCAAGGGGTATCAGTGTCCCCCTAAGACCCACCAGGACCACCCTGGAGCCCCCAAGTCTCCACCTTGGGCCTAGTCTCCCCATAGACTCCCATAGAAGCCTGGCTAGAGTAGCAGTCTTCCTAGCCCCTCCAGGGGTCCCAGTAAGACATACAGGCGCGTGCCTCACCACAAAGTTTCCTTATGGACTCCCTCACTAAACACCACCAACAGGGACCAGGGGTCCCACTCCTTTCTGGTACCCCAAGCGCCCAAAAGTTTTAGACAGTTCCTCGGGTCCCCAAGTGTCATTTTACCGGGGCTGGGTCCCACACCAGTCCCAGGGAGGGTGTCAGGAGGCCGGCTACTGGGTTAGGGCACGGTAGGGTGTCTCTGTGAGCCCTTCTGAGGCACTTTGTAGTGAAAAATTGAGTTTAGTGTCCAAATTTACATAAAAATTCAATGCTGAAGGCTAAAGGGCCGCCATTTTGTATTTGAGCCGCCATGTTGCGAGCTGCTGAAAGTCACAGTTGGCCTCACTCGTGGCTATCTTTAGCGTGGGAAACAGGAATTGGGCCTGTGCTGGGAGGGCCCCAGAACTGGGAGGACCACATCCGCTGGGCTCACCTAAGACGTCACTGGGCAGGTTTCCACAGCAACCCCACGGCCCACTGCCTTCAAGGATATGGGCAGGGGTCTATGGCCATAAGCCAATAAGAACATAGTAGGGTGGGTCTAATTATACCAAGTATATCATCCCAGACGACCACTGGGCGGGTCTCAGTCTCCATAGAGCAGTTAGTCATGTAAGTGGGACATCCAACCTATCATGGGCCTGAAATCTTTGGGCCTTGAGCGCTCTGGCAAGCCTCGGGCTCGCCTGGGACTTACAGCCGCGATGGCCCCAGTCTAACCGGTCTTCTCTCTCCCCTGCCCTATACCCATTCCCCACCTTCCCGCCGCTAAGACCAGGTCTCGTGATCCAAGGCGCCCGGGAGAAGGTACTGGAGGAGCCCAGGTAAGTGTCTTTAATTTTTAAGCCTCATGCACAGCACACAAACACCAGGCACACAAACAGCAGCCACACTTCCACACGCGCCCGTCTCCAGGGACCCTCAGTCTTCGGAGACCTCCTGAGGAACTGTTCGGGTCAAGGCAAGCCACAGCAGCCTTCACGGAACCCGCGGGACACCCCTGACCCATCTCCATCAGTGAGTATTCACCATTAACAGGGTGGGTAAGAGCCTCACATACACGCTGCTTCTTGGATCCAAGGGTGGACTTGGGACGGAGGCCTTTAAGGCATCCTCCGGTCCCTGACAAATGTGACTTTCAGCACTATAATCAGGCGTCCACCATCCTAGATGGATGATGCCCAGAGCCCTACATCAGAACCCGGCTTCAGGCCTCCACTTAGTCTCCTTAGACCCTCTTCCATGGCTCACACATAAGGGGAGAAGCCTGGTGTCTCAGACCCAGGACCCTGCATCATAAGCCGGCTTCAGGCCTCCACTTAGTTCCCTCAGGTCCTCTTCCATGACTCAACCCTAAGGGAGGAAAACTAATGTCCCAGACCCAGACACCTACATCCAAACCCGGCTTCACGCCTCTCCCTGGTCCCCTTAGACCCTCTTCCATGATTCACACTTAATGTAGGAAGACTGCTACCCCAAGCCCAGACAGCTACATTGGACCCAGGCTTCAGGCCTCTCCTTTGTCCCCTTAGACCCTCTTCCATGACTCACACCTAAGGGAAGAAGCCTGGGGCCTCAGGCCCGGGACCCTGCATCATAACCCGGCTTCAGGCCTCCACTTAGTCCCCTCAGACCCTCTTCCATGACTCACACCTAAGGGAAGAAGCCTAGGGTCTCAGGCCCAGGACCCTGCATCATAACCCGGCTTCAGGCCTCCACTTAGTCCCCTCAGACCCTCTTCCATGACTCACACCTAAGGGAAGAAGCCTGGGGTCTCAGGCCCAGGACCCTGCATCATAACCCGGCTTCAGGCCTCCACTTAGTCCCCTCAGACCCTCTTCCATGACTCACACCTAAGGGAAGAAGCCTGGTGTCTCAGACCCAGGACCCTGCATCATAACCCGGCTTCAGGCCTCCACTTGGTCCCCTTTAGAGTGGGACATTATAAAAGACCATGTGGCTATTCCATTAAATTAACGCAGTGAATAAGAAGGGGAGTGAAGCGAAAATTGGGCCCAGGCCGCGCCTGCCAGCCCACAGACCCCCATTCGGACCTCCCCCATTATCCCGGCCTAACCGGGTCCCAGGGGCATCCGGGAGCCGGGCCCCCTCTGCCGCTTTGGGCGACCCAACTGAGACCCCGAGGCTAGGGACTAGGCCGGCGGGCCGCCTCCGGGCCAGGGGCTGGACCCCCTGACCGGGAGGCGAGAGGATAGGGACCCGGCCACCCCTTGGGGGTTCTGGGGACACGGTGGCTGGCTGCCCCGACATCTAGTTGGCCACTAGAGGGCTGTCTAAGTGTCTTGGCAGCCAGCAACCGTGTCCCCGAAACCCCCAAGGGGCGGCCGGGTCCCTATCCTCTCGCCTCCCGGTCAGGGGGTCCAGCCCCTGGCCCGGAGGCGGCCCGCCGGCCTAGTCCCTAGCCTCGGGGTCTCAGTTGGGTCCAACCCGAAGGGCAGAGTTTTGCCCGGTTCCCTGAAGTCTCAGGTGGGCCTAAAGCCCGCGCACTCACCACCACCCGTTAAACTAATGGAATGGCCTTGAGGTCCTAGGGTCGCCTCCTGGTGGCCACTGCACCACCTAGCAGCCCATTAAGCGCGGGGTCATAGGTCAGAACACCACTCTGCCTCCCGCCCATTAATTAACACATATGGTCCACATATCAGAGACCCCAGAGACCTTACCCACTGTCACTAGTATCCCACTTTCCACCCTGTGTAGGCACCAAGTCTGCCTCAGCTCCAAGGGGTATCAGTGTCCCCCTAAGACCCACCAGGACCACCCTGGAGCCCCCAAGTCTCCACCTTGGGCCTAGTCTCCCCATAGACTCCCATAGAAGCCTGGCTAGAGTAGCAGTCTTCCTAGCCCCTCCAGGGGTCCCAGTAAGACATACAGGCGCGTGCCTCACCACAAAGTTTCCTTATGGACTCCCTCACTAAACACCACCAACAGGGACCAGGGGTCCCACTCCTTTCTGGTACCCCAAGCGCCCAAAAGTTTTAGACAGTTCCTCGGGTCCCCAAGTGTCATTTTACCGGGGCTGGGTCCCACACCAGTCCCAGGGAGGGTGTCAGGAGGCCGGCTACTGGGTTAGGGCACGGTAGGGTGTCTCTGTGAGCCCTTCTGAGGCACTTTGTAGTGAAAAATTGAGTTTAGTGTCCAAATTTACATAAAAATTCAATGCTGAAGGCTAAAGGGCCGCCATTTTGTATCTGAGCCGCCATGTTGCGAGCTGCTGAAAGTCACAGTTGGCCTCACTCGTGGCTATCTTTAGCGTGGGAAACAGGAATTGGGCCTGTGCTGGGAGGGCCCCAGAACTGGGAGGACCACATCCGCTGGGCTCACCTAAGACGTCACTGGGCAGGTTTCCACAGCAACCCCACGGCCCACTGCCTTCAAGGATATGGGCAGGGGTCTATGGCCATAAGCCAATAAGAACATAGTAGGGTGGGTCTAATTATACCAAGTATATCATCCCAGACGACCACTGGGCGGGTCTCAGTCTCCATAGAGCAGTTAGTCATGTAAGTGGGACATCCAACCTATCATGGGCCTGAAATCTTTGGGCCTTGAGCGCTCTGGCAAGCCTCGGGCTCGCCTGGGACTTACAGCCGCGATGGCCCCAGTCTAACCGGTCTTCTCTCTCCCCTGCCCTATACCCATTCCCCACCTTCCCGCCGCTAAGACCAGGTCTCGTGATCCAAGGCGCCCGGGAGAAGGTACTGGAGGAGCCCAGGTAAGTGTCTTTAATTTTTAAGCCTCATGCACAGCACACAAACACCAGGCACACAAACAGCAGCCACACTTCCACACGCGCCCGTCTCCAGGGACCCTCAGTCTTCGGAGACCTCCTGAGGAACTGTTCGGGTCAAGGCAAGCCACAGCAGCCTTCACGGAACCCGCGGGACACCCCTGACCCATCTCCATCAGTGAGTATTCACCATTAACAGGGTGGGTAAGAGCCTCACATACACGCTGCTTCTTGGATCCAAGGGTGGACTTGGGACGGAGGCCTTTAAGGCATCCTCCGGTCCCTGACAAATGTGACTTTCAGCACTATAATCAGGCGTCCACCATCCTAGATGGATGATGCCCAGAGCCCTACATCAGAACCCGGCTTCAGGCCTCCACTTAGTCTCCTTAGACCCTCTTCCATGGCTCACACATAAGGGGAGAAGCCTGGTGTCTCAGACCCAGGACCCTGCATCATAAGCCGGCTTCAGGCCTCCACTTAGTTCCCTCAGGTCCTCTTCCATGACTCAACCCTAAGGGAGGAAAACTAATGTCCCAGACCCAGACACCTACATCCAAACCCGGCTTCACGCCTCTCCCTGGTCCCCTTAGACCCTCTTCCATGATTCACACTTAATGTAGGAAGACTGCTACCCCAAGCCCAGACAGCTACATTGGACCCAGGCTTCAGGCCTCTCCTTTGTCCCCTTAGACCCTCTTCCATGACTCACACCTAAGGGAAGAAGCCTGGGGCCTCAGGCCCGGGACCCTGCATCATAACCCGGCTTCAGGCCTCCACTTAGTCCCCTCAGACCCTCTTCCATGACTCACACCTAAGGGAAGAAGCCTAGGGTCTCAGGCCCAGGACCCTGCATCATAACCCGGCTTCAGGCCTCCACTTAGTCCCCTCAGACCCTCTTCCATGACTCACACCTAAGGGAAGAAGCCTGGGGTCTCAGGCCCAGGACCCTGCATCATAACCCGGCTTCAGGCCTCCACTTAGTCCCCTCAGACCCTCTTCCATGACTCACACCTAAGGGAAGAAGCCTGGTGTCTCAGACCCAGGACCCTGCATCATAACCCGGCTTCAGGCCTCCACTTGGTCCCCTTTAGAGTGGGACATTATAAAAGACCATGTGGCTATTCCATTAAATTAACGCAGTGAATAAGAAGGGGAGTGAAGCGAAAATTGGGCCCAGGCCGCGCCTGCCAGCCCACAGACCCCCATTCGGACCTCCCCCATTATCCCGGCCTAACCGGGTCCCAGGGGCATCCGGGAGCCGGGCCCCCTCTGCCGCTTTGGGCGACCCAACTGAGACCCCGAGGCTAGGGACTAGGCCGGCGGGCCGCCTCCGGGCCAGGGGCTGGACCCCCTGACCGGGAGGCGAGAGGATAGGGACCCGGCCACCCCTTGGGGGTTCTGGGGACACGGTGGCTGGCTGCCCCGACATCTAGTTGGCCACTAGAGGGCTGTCTAAGTGTCTTGGCAGCCAGCAACCGTGTCCCCGAAACCCCCAAGGGGCGGCCGGGTCCCTATCCTCTCGCCTCCCGGTCAGGGGGTCCAGCCCCTGGCCCGGAGGCGGCCCGCCGGCCTAGTCCCTAGCCTCGGGGTCTCAGTTGGGTCCAACCCGAAGGGCAGAGTTTTGCCCGGTTCCCTGAAGTCTCAGGTGGGCCTAAAGCCCGCGCACTCACCACCACCCGTTAAACTAATGGAATGGCCTTGAGGTCCTAGGGTCGCCTCCTGGTGGCCACTGCACCACCTAGCAGCCCATTAAGTGCGGGGTCATAGGTCAGAACACCACTCTGCCTCCCGCCCATTAATTAACACATATTGTCCACATATCAGAGACCCCAGAGACCTTACCCACTGTCACAAGTATCCCACTTTCCACCCTGTGTAGGCACCAAGTCTGCCTCAGCTCCAAGGGGTATCAGTGTCCCCCTAAGACCCACCAGGACCACCCTGGAGCCCCCAAGTCTCCACCTTGGGCCTAGTCTCCCCATAGACTCCCATAGAAGCCTGGCTAGAGTAGCAGTCTTCCTAGCCCCTCCAGGGGTCCCAGTAAGACATACAGGCGCGTGCCTCACCACAAAGTTTCCTTATGGACTCCCTCACTAAACACCACCAACAGGGACCAGGGGTCCCACTCCTTTCTGGTACCCCAAGCGCCCAAAAGTTTTAGACAGTTCCTCGGGTCCCCAAGTGTCATTTTACCGGGGCTGGGTCCCACACCAGTCCCAGGGAGGGTGTCAGGAGGCCGGCTACTGGGTTAGGGCACGGTAGGGTGTCTCTGTGAGCCCTTCTGAGGCACTTTGTAGTGAAAAATTGAGTTTAGTGTCCAAATTTACATAAAAATTCAATGCTGAAGGCTAAAGGGCCGCCATTTTGTATCTGAGCCGCCATGTTGCGAGCTGCTGAAAGTCACAGTTGGCCTCACTCGTGGCTATCTTTAGCGTGGGAAACAGGAATTGGGCCTGTGCTGGGAGGGCCCCAGAACTGGGAGGACCACATCCGCTGGGCTCACCTAAGACGTCACTGGGCAGGTTTCCACAGCAACCCCACGGCCCACTGCCTTCAAGGATATGGGCAGGGGTCTATGGCCATAAGCCAATAAGAACATAGTAGGGTGGGTCTAATTATACCAAGTATATCATCCCAGACGACCACTGGGCGGGTCTCAGTCTCCATAGAGCAGTTAGTCATGTAAGTGGGACATCCAACCTATCATGGGCCTGAAATCTTTGGGCCTTGAGCGCTCTGGCAAGCCTCGGGCTCGCCTGGGACTTACAGCCGCGATGGCCCCAGTCTAACCGGTCTTCTCTCTCCCCTGCCCTATACCCATTCCCCACCTTCCCGCCGCTAAGACCAGGTCTCGTGATCCAAGGCGCCCGGGAGAAGGTACTGGAGGAGCCCAGGTAAGTGTCTTTAATTTTTAAGCCTCATGCACAGCACACAAACACCAGGCACACAAACAGCAGCCACACTTCCACACGCGCCCGTCTCCAGGGACCCTCAGTCTTCGGAGACCTCCTGAGGAACTGTTCGGGTCAAGGCAAGCCACAGCAGCCTTCACGGAACCCGCGGGACACCCCTGACCCATCTCCATCAGTGAGTATTCACCATTAACAGGGTGGGTAAGAGCCTCACATACACGCTGCTTCTTGGATCCAAGGGTGGACTTGGGACGGAGGCCTTTAAGGCATCCTCCGGTCCCTGACAAATGTGACTTTCAGCACTATAATCAGGCGTCCACCATCCTAGATGGATGATGCCCAGAGCCCTACATCAGAACCCGGCTTCAGGCCTCCACTTAGTCTCCTTAGACCCTCTTCCATGGCTCACACATAAGGGGAGAAGCCTGGTGTCTCAGACCCAGGACCCTGCATCATAAGCCGGCTTCAGGCCTCCACTTAGTTCCCTCAGGTCCTCTTCCATGACTCAACCCTAAGGGAGGAAAACTAATGTCCCAGACCCAGACACCTACATCCAAACCCGGCTTCACGCCTCTCCCTGGTCCCCTTAGACCCTCTTCCATGATTCACACTTAATGTAGGAAGACTGCTACCCCAAGCCCAGACAGCTACATTGGACCCAGGCTTCAGGCCTCTCCTTTGTCCCCTTAGACCCTCTTCCATGACTCACACCTAAGGGAAGAAGCCTGGGGCCTCAGGCCCGGGACCCTGCATCATAACCCGGCTTCAGGCCTCCACTTAGTCCCCTCAGACCCTCTTCCATGACTCACACCTAAGGGAAGAAGCCTAGGGTCTCAGGCCCAGGACCCTGCATCATAACCCGGCTTCAGGCCTCCACTTAGTCCCCTCAGACCCTCTTCCATGACTCACACCTAAGGGAAGAAGCCTGGGGTCTCAGGCCCAGGACCCTGCATCATAACCCGGCTTCAGGCCTCCACTTAGTCCCCTCAGACCCTCTTCCATGACTCACACCTAAGGGAAGAAGCCTGGTGTCTCAGACCCAGGACCCTGCATCATAACCCGGCTTCAGGCCTCCACTTGGTCCCCTTTAGAGTGGGACATTATAAAAGACCATGTGGCTATTCCATTAAATTAACGCAGTGAATAAGAAGGGGAGTGAAGCGAAAATTGGGCCCAGGCCGCGCCTGCCAGCCCACAGACCCCCATTCGGACCTCCCCCATTATCCCGGCCTAACCGGGTCCCAGGGGCATCCGGGAGCCGGGCCCCCTCTGCCGCTTTGGGCGACCCAACTGAGACCCCGAGGCTAGGGACTAGGCCGGCGGGCCGCCTCCGGGCCAGGGGCTGGACCCCCTGACCGGGAGGCGAGAGGATAGGGACCCGGCCACCCCTTGGGGGTTCTGGGGACACGGTGGCTGGCTGCCCCGACATCTAGTTGGCCACTAGAGGGCTGTCTAAGTGTCTTGGCAGCCAGCAACCGTGTCCCCGAAACCCCCAAGGGGCGGCCGGGTCCCTATCCTCTCGCCTCCCGGTCAGGGGGTCCAGCCCCTGGCCCGGAGGCGGCCCGCCGGCCTAGTCCCTAGCCTCGGGGTCTCAGTTGGGTCCAACCCGAAGGGCAGAGTTTTGCCCGGTTCCCTGAAGTCTCAGGTGGGCCTAAAGCCCGCGCACTCACCACCACCCGTTAAACTAATGGAATGGCCTTGAGGTCCTAGGGTCGCCTCCTGGTGGCCACTGCACCACCTAGCAGCCCATTAAGTGCGGGGTCATAGGTCAGAACACCACTCTGCCTCCCGCCCATTAATTAACACATATTGTCCACATATCAGAGACCCCAGAGACCTTACCCACTGTCACAAGTATCCCACTTTCCACCCTGTGTAGGCACCAAGTCTGCCTCAGCTCCAAGGGGTATCAGTGTCCCCCTAAGACCCACCAGGACCACCCTGGAGCCCCCAAGTCTCCACCTTGGGCCTAGTCTCCCCATAGACTCCCATAGAAGCCTGGCTAGAGTAGCAGTCTTCCTAGCCCCTCCAGGGGTCCCAGTAAGACATACAGGCGCGTGCCTCACCACAAAGTTTCCTTATGGACTCCCTCACTAAACACCACCAACAGGGACCAGGGGTCCCACTCCTTTCTGGTACCCCAAGCGCCCAAAAGTTTTAGACAGTTCCTCGGGTCCCCAAGTGTCATTTTACCGGGGCTGGGTCCCACACCAGTCCCAGGGAGGGTGTCAGGAGGCCGGCTACTGGGTTAGGGCACGGTAGGGTGTCTCTGTGAGCCCTTCTGAGGCACTTTGTAGTGAAAAATTGAGTTTAGTGTCCAAATTTACATAAAAATTCAATGCTGAAGGCTAAAGGGCCGCCATTTTGTATCTATTCCAGAAGAACCGTTCGGGTTCAGGCAAGCCACACAAGCATTCACGGGACACTCGTGACCCTCCCAACACTTCTTGGACCAGACCCAAAAGGCGCCGTTTAATTTTGGAGCAGGAAGTCCTGTCATTCCCATCTAGTAGTGGCGGCACAGTGAGTATTCATCATATAACAGGCAGGGTACCAGCCTAACAAACAGGCCGCTTCTTAATGTAATGGGTGAATTCACTTTATTTGGACTGACTCCTTAAAGGCATCCAGTTAGACGGTCCAGTCTAGGGGCCTGGAGATGTCCCATCTGCCTAGATCCTAACTCCTGGGTTTAAGTCCCCCCCCGTTCCACACATTTGAGCCTAGTCTCTCCAGGGGTACCAGTAAGACATAGTGGCGCTTGCCTCACCACAAAGTGTAAAAAAACCTTCTGTCTTTACAGCAGCGTGTACGCACAAGGAGAATAATTCTTGAAGAAGAAGAAGACATTGACTAAAAACTCCAGAACACACATCAGTAAGCCTTATATGATGAATTTTATGTTAGCCTAGTCATTTCTTATACTGATAGTTTAACAATGCTACCTCCAGACGCACACTAGTCATGTATTCTAACTGCACATATTGACCATCTGAACATGCTTTGTCTGTCATCAGCTAAAAAAGATTATGATATGTCAGTGTTTTAACTCTGTTCACAGATGTCATGTTTTCTACACGGCATTGAAATTTTCCCGTCTTTTTCAGGCACGCACCTCACGCCGTCTGACATCATAACTTGATAGTGGGGGCGTACCACACGCCAGGTAATCAGCGACCACAAATTCCTGCAACTTCGACCTTCTTTCATTCATCTGCATTACTTTCCTGTTGATTAGTTTAGGACCAACAATGTCTGGAAGTAGCTCTGTAGTTCTGACAACTGGTGTAACATACATGCTAAAGATAGTAGACTGTGGTGGCGGATTGGAGGTAACTCTAAGGCGCAGCAAACATAGTGACAGGGGGGGGACTCCAGTCAGACTAAGGATGTCAGTAGCTAAACTAGGAAATCCAGGCTTTCAAGAACATAATACAAAGGATGTAGGAACACAAGAACCCACTCTAGGGGATCCACATAATTTGTCCACAGTGTTCCCTACCACGTTAAACAAGGCTATGTTTATGTTACTTGCTAGTGACCGCTTTGTCAATCCACAACCATTTCAGGATAAATGCCATGATCTTGAGCCCCCCAAAACCATAACACCTAAATGGAAACCTCCACAACCCAATTACAACCCTCTCTCAGCACAGCATCCTGGTGTAAACATTGCCTATACAAAACCCGTAAACGTTGGGGAGCCAGATACAACTTCCCTTGTTAGGTCATGTCACACATTCATTCCACAAAATACTGTAACTGGAACCCCAAGTATTATTACAGGTTCAAGCGCAGATACGCCAACTCCATTGGCCGATGCTAATACGCATCCTGTAATAAATTACCCTCTTACACATACCCTCCAAGTATCACCTATCAACTCTCATGCACCTCCCACGGAACCACTCACTAGCTCACCATCACAAACACCAGGTTGGTATTTCTCACCACCTCCAGTTAGTGCACAGCAAACTTCTGCGCCTTCACCTTCAGTCCTCTCTTTATGTTTATCTCCCCCATTACCCTCAAACCACAGCACCATTCCCTTCACAGTCACACACCATCCTTCACCCATGACTGCTTCCACATCGCGTCTCAGAGCACATCCATACAAACCCTCAGATAAAAAGTCCACCACTAACCCAGTCTGCTCAAAAAGAAAAGTTACACATGGGAAAAGCACTCCACAGAAAGATCTTACCAAAAAGTGTGGGCCATTTCAACCACATATAAAACCTACCTTAGCTACATTTTTCCGTGCATTTCCTTTGCCTGATCCTATTCCCACACATCCATCCAGTGAAGGTCAACCTGAAATCATTAATCAGACCACCGTCACCCATTCCAACCATAATGAACAGGTTATACCCCAAGACACAGACTCAAATGTAGAAGGGCCCACAGATTTCACTCCAGATCCCGGTGAACTTCCCGACCTAAGGGAAGTTGAGGCTTTTTTCAAATCCTTACAACCTGTATCAGAAGAACCCCCTTGTAAAGAAAATAACTAACCCAATACCGATTTGTTATACCTATGCACTTTGTTTCTACAATCTCCCACCGCCCTCAAAACACTTTGTTTAAACCCACCGCCCTTAAGACAAGGGAACCAAATATTTTGTATGCCTGTGCACTTTATTCTGTCATGTCTAGCAATCCAATAAATTGTGTAATTTGACATGTAGTACTTGTATGTTACAATTCCTTCAGCCACTGCTCATGCCTTTAGTCATCTGGTTACATGCCATTTTCAGCCCCCCCCCCCCATGTCATCATACCCAATAATGAGAAACGCAGAAATCAATTCAACTTTTTTATTGTTCGATACAAGTGCGAGCAAAATTTTTATATTGGCGTAGGGAAAATAATGTCACTTACACTAAGAACCTCCAAGTGGCAAGTCCATCTACAGCTGTATGGTGTTTCAAATGCTTCTGGAATACATACATCTAAAAAGCAAAATAATTCTAGTTACCATAAATAATGCACCTGACAATATGTAACCAGTCATGTAACATGTGCCAGAACCTAGCTCTATTTCAGGGTGCCACCCATGTGGCATGGGATGGGGCCTCTCTTAGTAGGTGGGATGCGCAGTTACACTTCCGCCCATAATGGGGACCGTTGTTCCATATAAGGATATGACTCCTGGGTTTGGTGTCTGCTCCTTCCACTTTCTACCTATATGTTGTTGTTCCATAAGTCACTCTCGAGTTCTCCATGTCATGGTTCCACCCGCCGTGGTGCCTTTCCTGGACGGCTCATGGGGACCTGTATGAGGACCAGAACCTGAACTGGGGCGTTTTCCGGGTGCCCAGGCCTCCCGGGTTTTCCGGGTGCCCAGGCCTCCCGGGTTTTCCGGGTGCCCAGGCCTCCCGGGTTTTCCGGGTGCCCAGGCCTCCCGGGTTTTCCGGGTGCCCAGGCCTCCCGGGTTTTCCGGGTGCCCAGGCCTCCCGGGTTTTCCGGGTGCCCAGGCCTCCCGGGTTTTCCGGGTGCCCAGGCCTCCCGGGTTTTCCGGGTGCCCAGGCCTCCCGGGTTTTCCGGGTGCCCAGGCCTCCCGGGTTTTCCGGGTGCCCAGGCCTCCCGGGTTTTCCGGGTGCCCAGGCCTCCCGGGTTTTCCGGGTGCCCAGGCCTCCCGGGTTTTCCGGGTGCCCAGGCCTCCCGGGTTTTCCGGGTGCCCAGGCCTCCCGGGTTTTCCGGGTGCCCAGGCCTCCCGGGTTTTCCGGGTGCCCAGGCCTCCCGGGTTTCCGGGTGCCCAGGCCTCCCGGGTTTCCGGGTGCCCAGGCCTCCCGGGTTTTCCGGGTGCCCAGGCCTCCCGGGTTTTCCGGGTGCCCAGGCCTCCCGGGTTTTCCGGGTGCCCAGGCCTCCCGGGTTTTCCGGGTGCCCAGGCCTCCCGGGTTTCCGGGTGCCCAGGCCTCCCGGGTTTTCCGGGTGCCCAGGCCTCCCGGCCCATACCGCGGTCCAGAACCGCCCAGCTCCTGGAGCTCCCAGCCCAGGCCAGGACCCCGCGCTTGTTCCCGGTTCATTCGGGGGGGGGCCGCGACCTGGAACCTGACCAGGGCCGAGCGGTCTAGCCGCCTGGGCGTCCAGAACGCCGCTGAACCCGGGCAGGCGCGCTCCTTATATTCAGTTCTGTCCTTGGGTGTGTCCCATTCTCTCTATTCCTATTGGTTAAACCTTAAGGTCTCACTCAGCTGAGTTATTCCTTCTGGTTTCTCGTGTTCCTATTGGTTCCTACCTATAGGTCCCACCCTACAGGTTAATCCTCCTGGTTCAATCTGGGCTCCTATTGGTTAATACCTGTAGGTTGTGACCCACAGGGTTACTCAGGTGGGTAATCCTGGAGGTAATTGCATTAGGTGAACGGGAGGAGGGAGGGGTTTGCAGCTGAAATTGAGAATGGGCGGAGCTAGGGACCTGCTGAAGCTCCGCCCTCTGGGTTGTAGTCCCATTGGGTTTAATTCAGTGGGGGGGGGGTTTGGGGTTCCCCCGATATACCTATAGGTTCCACCCACCGGGTTAAACCCCGCCCATTTTAATTCCAGCGGGATACCCCCCCTATTCCACTGCCGTTTATCCTATAGAATTTCCGCTGGGTTCCACAGGAGGGTACCCTTCGGTAGGTACCCCTACCGGTAGGTATTGGTACTACAGGCGGGTATATATAATATATATATAGGAGAACCTATAGGATTAACCTAGAAGAGATACCTAACCCCCCCCTAACCCCCCCCTTCCCAAATGTAGGTCACCCCATCCCCCACTCTCCATTGGCCCCATTGCGTGCCTTTCACCTCTGTCATCATTACACATTCAGGGCACACTCATTCCTCCGGCATTCGGGGGTCAACCGGGGGACACGTCCCCGTCTCGCGGACAACTGTCCCCGTCTCGCGGACAACTGTCCCCGTCCCGCGGACAACTGTCCCCGTCTCGCGGACAACTGTCCCCGTCCTGCGGACTGAGGGCAGCTGTCCACGTACCATGCCCACTCGTCCCCATGTCGCGGACATTTGTCCGCCGATTGGGACTTATTGTCCGCGGTCTGAGGACATTTGTGCACAAGACAGGAGGCTTTGGAGGGAACTGGATTGCTATGACCTTTGTTTGAACCGGGAAGTAGTATGACATACATGCAATTGAGTGGCAGACAATTGTCTTCCTTTTACATGCGATTGTCCCTGTAATACGGACATTTTTTGGACTGACTTTTACAGGGCTTATTTGACCCTGGCTGTTTTGCATGAAATCTCTGTTGGTAACTTGTTAACCGCATATCTACATAGCACAGTGCAGTCTTCACTTTAGCATTAAAGGGTGAAAATGGATTAAAGGATTACACTGGGCCCTTAAGCTGTCATTTTGGACACTGCTGAAACAATTGAAATCCCGGTCTACTTAAAAGCCTATTTCCGTTTCCCATTGTTATTTCCTATTTCCTATTTCCTATTTCCTATTTCCAGACACTTGTTTTCCTATTAATGTGACTGAGGAGGCCATCAGTTTTTTGCTTTCATATTTATAGTTTCACTGAACTGTCACCTGGGGGCACTAGTTTGCACACACATAACTCTGATCGTTTGTGTTGAGTTTTAACAAAGCCTGGTGATCCCTTCCTTCCCGCAGCTTCCAAACAATAATTTTGAACAGTTATGTACACCTTTGCTGTTACTACACGGGGTCATTAAAAGGTGTTTTGAAGAGATTGAGGAAATTCAAATTGTTTTAAGTCACATATCAGTAAGGTTAAATGTGACTTTATCAGTATTACAGAGTTTACACTATTGTGAAAATGGTTCTCAGGGTTTTTTGTAACTTCCCCCCGAGACCCTTAAAAGCGAAAAACCGCAACATAATGAATTTGTAGTGGTGTTTGGAATAGTGTTATGCCAACTAAGAAAGCCCCTTTGGGTCGTATTATTCCGCTCACATCCAGCGGAAGTCATGCCTTACTCCGCCAGACATGTATTGCTAGAGCTGTTACGCTATTTTGGCTCTGGCGACAACGCTCTTATGACTTCACTGCGAAACGACCGTCCTCAACATCCTCGGATTGCAGTTCCAAGGGACATACTGGACACGCTGATAGCTGCCATACAAGAAATTTGCAGAGACCAGGAGTCGACGCTTTCGGCATCCTTTCAGAGTCTTCAAAATGATGCCGATGTTGAGAATTTTATATGGGGTGTTCAAGAAGAATTGTTTGGGGATGGCTGTAATTGGGGAAGGATTGTAGTTTGGCTAGCTTGGTGCTGTTTTATGTGCCGCTGCACTCGGTGTTGTGAAGACTATAATCTGGTAGATGCTGTATTTCGAGGTGTTTTAGAATCAACGGAGGGTATTGACGGTTGGATTCATTCTCATGGTGGCTGGGACAGGTTCTGTGATTTTTTGGCTTCTAGGCACGTTCAGCAGGAATCTGAACACATTTTGATTAGATTGTCAGTTTTTATGATGCTAACTACAGCCGTTGCTGTCTGTGCTGTGTTTGGATATCTTTGCAAGTTGGCCTAGTTTATACTTTTTGTTTTTAGAATGTTACCAGATGAGATGAATGCCATCATTCGGTTTACTTAACCTTTTTTATCTCTTGTGCATGTTATTACTGTCTAGAATGCAGCCATTATGCTCGGACCCTTGTTTGTTTTTTGTTAGTGTTTAGGGGGCAGTCAATTTTTTTAAATCAAGTTGATTCCACCTAGTCACTAGCAAGAAACCTACACTACCTTCTTTGAAATTTTTATTGACCTTTTGGCCCCAGTCACTGTTCCATTGCCAAACTTTTGGTGCTGTAAGTGGAAGTGAGTGAATAATTGCATGTCTCATGGCTTGTCAATAAACACTTTAAGCATTTATGGTGTGTTTTCTGTTTTATTGCATATAGATTGTAGTTAGATTGCCATTCTAGTAAAGTTTAACTCAGCATCATTCATAGGGTGGGCTAAGGGTAAAGATCATTATGCAGTTTCCACATTTCCAGCCACACCTACCCCGTCAACACTAGTTCAGCCCAATCTCCGCGGTCACTATGCAGTTTCCACATCTCCAGTCACACCTACCCTGTAAACACTAGTTCATCCCAATTTCCGCGCCCATACCCTAGCCCCTGGCGTTTAACCTATAGAATTACGGTAAGGATATCAAATTAGGCCCTAACAAATGACAAGATATAGATTAGTTAAAGCAGAACGATTTATTGACTTCTCTCTGATATGAGCTGAGTGTAGTTGATGATTTGTAATCTTAATTCATCGCTCCAGTCTAGGCCCTTGATTGCTTCATATATGGCGGATTCGTCGACACTGATAGTTTTTTCCTGCACGCCTTCTAGGGGCTCAAAATGTAGGCAGAATGTCTCTCCTATTAAATCCAGAGTTATGTTATAAGTAGGACAGATGTTGCCACTGAGGAGCTTAAGACACGTTTCAGATAGGTGAAGTGACGTTCCTGGAACCATTAAAAACATTGTTAGTTTGCCCCGGGGGTTGAATGTAAAAACTGGGCATGCCTTCAAATCAAAATGCCCGGCCAGGATAAATGCATATAAAAGTGTTGGCTGCCTAATTCCAGCCTTAACCGCATCCGGTGAGTTACTGAGGAGGGACACATAGAATTGCTTGTGAGCAAGAACTTGGTGTACATTGTTGAAGAATGAAAGTTGAATTGAGCCAAGTTCCTGAGGGATGTCCAGTATAGCTCTCCCTGCACAAACATCACAGTGGGATCCCATGACTAGACTATGTCCGAAAGAGGAGAGTTTTAAGCACCTCCCCGGGGGTACCGATGCCAGTCTAAGAGGTACTGAAATAGATTTGGAAACACATATAGGGCGGTTTATCTCTCTTAAAAAATCCTTCCCCAATTCAAAATTTGTAGAGATGCCTGTAAAGAACCTGTCTAGTGTCAGCTGGGTGCCGAGTCTGTCCTGTGATTTTGATGAGCCATTGTGTTCATTTCTTCTGTGACGGGAAACGGTGGAAACAATTGTTCTGGCCCTAATACCAGGCGCCCGAAATTTCCAAGGGTCTTTTTTGACGATTTTGTTAACGCCTCGTGTCGAATCGGGCCTGGCATACTGCGAATAACGTCCGCCATTCTTGCGTGTCAGTTGTGTGTAGGGGGCGAATTTAGGCATTGTATGTAGTGTGGGTGTTTAGACTTCAGACGTAAATCTGCGAGGTCTGGTACGTCTGTATAGTCTCTAAACCGTGACGCCTTAAAGCCGCATCCAGCTCTTTTGTGACATCTACAAGTATAGTTTTGTTTATTCTTGAAACTTGAGCTGATTTAAATATGTACGTAAGTGTAATTAGCTCATCACATACACGGTTTTCTAGGTGTTCACCATTGGCTAATGCCGCCCGAAATGCCGCAAGGTGTTCTCTTTTAGGAAGTCCAAATAAAACCCCATGATCTGTTGTCTTATGATTGATGGCACACATTGGATCACAAAAGAGGTGTTTGTGAAAGTCTTGCGAGGAACATCGGGATAGCCAGGTTTTTAATCGGGGGCATGATACATCCAGAAATGTATGAGAATCTTTGAGTATAAAGGCAATTCGGTCTAGAATTTTTATGTTGTTCCCAAATGAAGCCACTATGCGTGCTTTTAGGCGGTCCAGGGCGGACTTGGCATCTGGATGTCCGGCCAGGATTTCACATAGTGGACATATTGTGCGGGATGCATTTTTCTTTTTTAGGCCAAACATAGGAGCGAGTAGGCTTGGTCCCTGTGAGGTGTCAACATTCCCGGGGGGTGTCCAATTCTTAAAACTTGAGAACAGGGAATTGACACTGTCTTTCATCTGCCCGTTAATGACAATGGAGTATCTGTCTGGTTTTTCCAGTAAGTCGGTTCCTTCCCATATGAAAGTTAAGAAATCACAGAAATCATGCTTCCATGGTTTGGATCTATCGAACACCAAAGATTCTGGTCCTTCATGCGTTACCATAACCCTGTCCAATTCATTAGATAACAGGCAGCAAATTTGACCCCTGGGCATAGATTGTATCTCCTTGCGCTTAAAACTGGAACTTGTATCTGATGTGGCGACGCCTCTCACCTTCATATGTTCCTGCGGTTTGGGCCACATGGATTTGAAGCAGAAGGTTGCAGGCCCCTGTCCCGTAAGAATGGCCCTTAAAAACTCGATTCGATAGTATCCTAGATTAGCACCATGAATCATCTGTGTAGTTGTGATTGGGAGGAAACACCTGTTCACAAAAAAGTGCAGTTGCACATCAACGGCTAACAGGCGGTGGGGCATGAATAAGGTGTCCAGACTGCCAGCCTCTGGAAAGTGAGCCATCAATAAGCGTGTAAAGTCCACTGCGGCGATGACTGTCGAGAGCCAAGCCCTTGGAGCTCTACTACAAACGTAGCATAGAAGGGCATAGTCTTCGAAGAAGGCTATGGATGGGTCCGTGTGGTTTACTAACGAGTCGAGTAGGTCACATATTCTACATGTACTTGCTGGAGACAGGGATTCATATGTGTGTGCCAGAACCTCGTTTTTGAGCCCCTCGTCCGTGGCTGTGGGGAGATACGAGTTGGCCAGAAGTGAGGCCACACACGTCTGGCTTTCAGCTAGAGCCCCGGCTTGCCATGGAACAAACTGAAATGTCCGTGGTCGCTCCTCATCGTGATCCATAGGAAAAATTCCAAATAGTGTCAATGGTGGGGTAAAGGAAAGACTCCTCTGAAGGAAATAGGACGCCAAGTCTATCAGTGACTATTCGATGGTTTATCCTGAGTCACACAATGGTGTACGCACAAACAGGCCCGCCCCAACCCTGATAACTCCTAAAGAGGCCGTGCTCTTAGCCTCACACCCTTTAATGGTCGGCTTCATGTTCCCGGACTCGCATGCATTATCTGCGCGAGGCGAGGACCTGAGTGTCCGTGATCTTATCAAATTTGAGTCCATGTTACCAACAAGTATTCGCTTAATCGCGCCTACTCCATTTTCTAGGCTAAACCTTATAAATTATTGCTTGTTTTCCACTGTGTTTTCCCAGGAAAGCAACAGCGAGGTTTTTGTACCGAATGTTCACCGTGATGTGTTATTTTTTAAAGAAGGATATTATTAAACAGATTATAGCACGGATTGTGGCTGCTGACAACGCTTTAGATCTAGCTGGTCAACATGCAGGACCGGGGGCAGAAGTTTATAGACGATCTTAATAACATCATCGTGTCCTTTTTGGGTGACTCTGAAACTTTGGAGGTGGAGCGATGTACGGACATGCATGCTCTTTCGAAGGGTAGTTCTCATCCTATCTGTGTGGTGAAACTCAGGCATGGAAAGATTTATCATCTTGAATTTGTCTACAAATTTTTAGCCTTTAAACTTAGGTGTGAAAAGTATCCCTCTTCCCCCGTTTTTGTAATTTCGAACAATGGGATGGCCGCAACTCTTAAGTGTTTTCTAGGTGAGCCTTCCGGTTTGAGGGAACAACAGGGTGGAACAAGTTTAGTTAAACTGGCTACAGATGTGGATCTGCCCAAGAATTACATGATTGTTATTGGGCAGGATGACTTTATCAAGTTTAAGTCTCCTTTTGTGTTTGCTCGAGATCTGCACACGCTGCGTTCCATGGTTGTATGTAGAGCGTATCTCACTGAGCAGAGGACAACCATTCAGTTTTTGGTGTTGCAAAGTGGAAACGAACACAAGACCTCCGGCGTTTTAGATATTATTCGGAAGATGGGCAGACCTTGGAGCTGTGATATGACTCTTAGGGATGAGTCGTCAATTTCCGGTGAAGAAGCCCGCGGAGGGGAACCTTTTGAGTATGGAGGCAGCGGTGACCAGCAGAGACCTAGGTGTTCAGGGAAGGCTGATGTGTATGGTGATGATTATGACTCGTTGTCTGAGTCCGATGACCATCAATTTTCGAGGCTCATTAGACGGCCAATACGTAAAAAGCCTAAACGTGGGAACGAGCGGCTGGTGAAGAGTGTAGAACAGCATGTGGACATTTCAAGTTCTAACCGGTTTAGTGTTTACAAGGTGCGGAGTGTAGTTTTGGTTTTGGGGCTAGTGGCGGTTTTGCTTTTTTTTCGTATTTTTGCTGTCTGAAGTGGGGGTATGTCGTTGGGTGTAGAGACTGAGCCAAAAATAGGCTTTGATCCTACTCCCGCTGAGATTTTAGTTTTGGGTCTAGGCGCCCTACAGGTTTCATTTACAGCATTTAGGCTGTTTGTGCTTCGTGGGTGTCATGAGTCATCCGTGGTTCCCGATTGGCTGGCCTCTTTGGCAGAAGACCAGAGTTTGTTTGTTCGCTGGGCAAAGGGGGCTGCTCTTGCTCTGAACGAAGACGTTGTCGGAGTACCTCCTTCGGTATGCCATGATGTTTGTAACCAACATCAGCGCCCTGGTAACATGCCCATTGCCCACCATTCACAAACGCGCTTACGGGCCGTTGGCTGTCTGCGCGCGCTCCACCCACTGGTTGGCAATGGGGTTTCTGCTCTGTGCAATGTATTTCTGCTGGTTTATTTTTTAACTGTACGTGAGTTATTGCCGGCGTTTTCTGATGAAATCATGGCCTGGATTTACCTAACTTTTCCATACTGCGAGGGAACAAGGTCTGTTTCACGAGGTTACAGATCCCACATAAGGAAATTTTTTTGTGAAGCGTTACACAGGGCAAATTATGACCCCCCTCTTATCAAAATTGATGGGAAAACAGTGGAGAGATATTTTTCCTGGAAGAATCGTGTTCCCGGCTTAGACCAGTTTAGCTTCGTGCCTGTCCCGGCCATCAATGATTCGGATAGAAGTCGGACCTTGCCAGGCTATACTGCTATGGGAGGAGATGAAGCTGCACATGATGATGCTGCCCTCCGCGCCTTGCAGGGACATGCTTCAACTGTTTGTTGTGGTAACCCTGTACAGTGGATGTGGTTTAGGCTTCTGGCTGCATCCTGTTGCCGCTCTCGCCATTGTTTGCTGCCTGTGCCCATTGGAACGGGTCGTGGCAAGGGGACGTGTAGTATTGGAGATGTGTGGGCCTGCTCTAACGAAAACGCGGAACTACTGAGTGATGTCTTTTCTGCAGTTGTGTCCCGTGCTACACTGTCTTGCATACTCGACATTCCACCAGTCGGTCCTTATGCTTTGAAGTGTTTTAGGGGCCTTTTGAAGCACAATGTGCCCAGAGCTTGTTTTTGTTTGGATTGTGGTTACTGCTTAAACTTTGGAAAGTCCACCCGGTCATCTTCTACCTTTAAGCCCAGTAGTTATCACTTTTATCCACGTGACCAAAAGGAAAAACATACGCTAGTGTGCAACTCTAGTGGGCGTGTGTATTGTTCTAACTGTGGCTCTGCTGACCTTGGGTCTATTCCTCTTGTTGAGCCCCCTAGTGGGGAGGGTGTGTGGGGGGCTTGGCCAAGAATTAGGGCAGTACTGCCCCATAATGCGGCCTATGACTTCAGACAAATGGATCGACCTTTAGACGTTGTTGTCCCATGTCTGGGGGGCGCCCGCACTTGTGCCCGTCCAACGCTGGTCAGGGGAATGACTATAAGGCACCTCTTGTATTTAACGCTGCCTGACTCCCTCGATAAGCCACGTTGTTTTGTGTGTGCACAAAAAACCTGGTCTAGAGAGGTGTCTGTCACAACACAAAGGCCTGACGGTGAATGCTCTGTAAAGGGTTTTGAAGATCAAGCGCTTCCAGACGAACAGGACGCGATAGATACCGAATCTATTTTCCCCTGTTTCAGAATAAAATCTCATCCCAGACTTTGGTGTGCCGGGTGCAGGTTGTTTACTGCCAGATATGGACGGCAGACGTCCACCTCGTCCGAATGTGCAAAGTAGGCTAGAGGCAGATTTTCCCAATCACCACTTACAAACCAAATTCATGGAATTGGTTCAAGGTAACCTTAGCGACAAGGAATACCGTGAGGCTCAAGCCGGATATCTGACATTCCTTATCGCCGAACATTGTTACGAAAACTACGTGCAGCGGATGCACGGTGTACTTCGAAGGCAAGTGGCTCAGGCTAGACGCGGTGCAGCGTCAACTTCATCACATATCGGAAGTATAGCAAGTGCAGCCACGGGAACTGCCTCTAGTGTTCAGCCTTCTGCTAGTAGTGTTCCTGCCACCACACCGAGTCCTGCACGCACCATACCGCCCCCAGTCTCCCAGCCCCCAATAACTCTGTCCGTGTCACAAGCATCCGGTACAGACGGTGGCGCGGGTGATACTGGTTCGAGACCAGGCCGTAGAAAGTAAAAAGTTTTATTAATAAAAGTTAATTACATATACAAAAACTTAAGTCTGTTTATGTTATTGACTAGGTCTTTACTGATCCGTCTGAGTTTCTCACGTAATTGTGCTATAAATGTTAGCAGCACATCTCTAGCCTGGCCTAGAGTGAGAGAGAATCCAAGATCGGTGGTGATATCTGTGCGGCGCAGTGCACGGGATACCGGGGAAACTAGTGAATGTGGGGATGAATTTGCGGAAAGTACGTTCCTAATAATTTCTTCTATGGTGAGAAAATTGGTTACCAGCGATGGAGTGTTCCACATTGTCAGGGTGTAGTTTTCTGAAAAGCCACTAGATGGTGATTGTGGGTTTTCCCGCCTTTCGGGCATCGAATATGGCCGCCGCCAACGTTTGATGGCGGAACTGCGAGGTTTGTTGGAGGCACTTGTTTTCACTTTGCAATTCCAATCCGAATCCTCCGAGGAAAATTCTTCTTCAGAGGATTCTGTCTCATCGTGGTTGCGACGGGGCTGGGGGGCAGGTGGGTGTTCCATTATCACCGGGTCCTGTAGAGTTTTAGTGGTGGCGGATAGATCTCGGCCTCTGACAGACGGATCTGAGGAGCCGTATTGTTGCCGAGACTCTGGGGGATTTCCCAAACTCTCGATTGCCGGTGGTGTAGTGGGGTTTTGTACTTGTCCCTCCCAGGGAATTGAAACTTTCTCAAACCTTTCATCTGCTGAAGAGTGAAAGTTATAACGAGGCCTCACTGGAGGTGGTTGTGGTAGAACGGGGGAAAATGTAATCGGGGGAGAATCGGACTGGGTGACTGTCTTTTCTGTATGCTTGGGCACCTTGAGGGGCAACTGAGTGGAAATGAGCTCACAAACCGGTGTTGCAGTCTGGGTGGTCTCTGTATATCTTTGCTGTGTGTGTTTGTGACTGTATGTATTGTTAATTTCCACGTGTTTTCTCTGGACTTCTACTTGGGTCGAAGAATGGTTGTTTGGCAGCCTTATATTTCGAGCATCTCCTTTTTTCTCGCGTTGACCAATGGAATGGCTGTAGAGCACATCATTCTCCTTTGACCCTTTAGGTGTCTGTTCTAGACCCTGACGATTCTGTGTAAGTGCCGGCTGCAGTTCGGGGGGCTTTCCTTTTCTTGGAACGTTCTCAGTCTTAGTGCAGGGTGTGCAAGGAATATGTATGAATGGCTTTCCCGCCTGTCTTTTATCCTCTGATGACGGTGTCTTAGTGCCCGTATCGACAGAATCATATCTATGCGGCGCATGATTTTCACTGAGCTCGTGGACGACTGTGGTATTTCCGGGTTTCTGTCCATGGCCGGGTGTCTGCTGTTGTATATCTATCCGTGCTGTGTCTTTAGATGGTCCTTGTAATACACTGCGATTCAAGTTGCATGGATTATAACTTTTCCTGTTGGAGTTCCGTGATGTCAATTCTCCCCCTTGCCGCACACCACCACTGCACTCCACGGTTGGTGTTTGTCCTGTGCTTGTTGGAAACGTGCCGAAGAGCTCCCCTACAGTCTCTGAGCGTACGGAGTTCAGATCCACTGGCCTACCCGGCTCATTATGCCCCCTCCAGAATTGGGGTGCCAAATTGGGTAAATTTAGAGGCCATTGGAAGAATCCGTCTGCCTGAGGGTTAATGCTTAGATGGGGGATGTTACCTAGGTGCACATTTTTTGGAATAAAACACTTCCAAATCACGTTGTTCCGGTCTACCATCAAAGCCAGTGTAGGGTTTGGGGAAGAAAAGGCTTTTTTGTTTTCTTCTGCCAAGTATTGCCGCAGCCATAAGGCCTGTCGCATGAAAACTGCCAACTCTGGTGGATGGGATTCTACATAGCCTTTTATGTGGCTAGCAAAATCACGCGACACGGCTTTTCCTATTGACTTGAAAGGCTCAATCTCCCTGTCGCAGTAAAGGAGTGGAGCTGCCACGCGCACCTGACCCAAATTCTTTAAGTTAAACAGTGGGTTGGAAATTGAGAGTAATGTGATCTTTGTTCCAAAAAAGGCAGCTCCCACAGCCAACTCAAACGCAGAGACTTCTGAATTAAATTGATTTATGTGTGAGGATCTACGGGCGGGTCCGGTAGTTGGTGCTCCATAGGAGACTAGACTGCGCACGGCTGAGCCCGTTACAGCGCCATAGGGACTGCTAGTGTCTGGCAGCACTTTTATTTCTTCAACCTGTGGAAGGGTAGCCTCGTGTAAGTAGGCGTGTGAGACAAACATGGCCAGGAATTCCCCAAAATCCTCGTGGTGTCCTTTGCTTAGGGGACGCAGTGAGGCCCATAGCTGACAGAGTGCTTCGTGGGCGAAGCATTTCTGTGCCAACAGCAACAAACAGGCTCTCGCCCTTAAGGCATCTCTGTTGTGCACAAGGCCTAAAATCTCAGGCCGTCCCCAAAAGTACGATGTGTAATCAACCTCTTCCCAGTTTTCAGGAAAAAATATGAATCTGCCACCATCGGTGCCGGTCAGTGGTTTTTGAGACCAATTTACGCTGCTGTGTGCGTAGGGTGGAGGGTCGGCCAGAGATTCTGGGGTTAGTACATAGTCTGACAGGTTGATGGTCAGGTCAGAAATTGGACCACATATGCTGTGCAGTGCTTCCACAAAGGAATCAGCTGTTAAAGCGGCCTCAACAATCGCTGGACTTAGGCTAGCGACCAATGTTATCCACTCGCGTTGATTTAAGAAAATAACATTACGGTCCCATCCTTTGGCCTTTGGCGATAGATGGGCTACGCAAAGTGAAGCTGCATGTGAAAACAGGGTCATAGATACCATTGGATTACCCGCCATAGACTCACACAATAACTCGGGCACCGATGTATATTCCTCCAGTAAACGTGTAGCATTGGTGCGAATGTCGGGCCAGGCTTCCCATACGGCATCTGCGGTTGCCACGTGGAGACGTGCGGAAACCACACTGGCAAGTGTGCAGTCGTCTCTGCCGGTGTATGTTGGGGAACCATTTATAGCTGGCGCTAGAGCTCGGCTAAGTGTAAAGGCTTTGGGGTCTGCTAACACGAATGGCACTGAATATTCCACAAAATTATAAAAAATGGGTATATAGTTAAGTGGCTCATGGGTTTCAGAGGTCACGTAGGCTGGATTTAAAGGGTCGCAGGGGGAAATAGTTTCTAGCCATAATACTCCTGCGTACTTACTAGGTCCGGAGGCTGAAAGAAATTGAACCCTGGAGTAGGAGACCATTGAACCGGGTGAAGATGTTACCTGCGTCGCCGCATCTACATTGTTGTCTAGAGGGAATGTGACAAAAATGGCTGGTTGGAGGGTCTCATAGAAAGATAGGAAATACTTCTTGGCTGTGGCATATCTGAGTAACCTGTTTCTAATTGTTTTTATCTCATCTAGGGATGAGCGGTTCCCTATCTGCAGCTCTTTTGTTTTGTCTATAACTGTTTGAAGAATTTGCGTAATTAAATTGGTTTGAGCCATATATGTCAAATTCTGTAGAGTGGCATTAAGATCAGTTTCCTCTTTCGCCTCAGAGACAATTTCTTCAATATTTTGTATACGACGGTTCCACTCTGACACAGTTTCCTTCCCACCAGTAACCCGATTGTGATTGAGAGTAGACACTGCCAATTTGAGTTCATCAATGCCATCCATATTGTTATTTGCTAGGCTTTCAAGTGCCAGAAGGGGTTCCAGACTCAAGACTTCACTTGTGGCTGCCGTGGCTAAATCCACCCACCAGGCTGGTCCAGATCCAGAAACCTGTAAAGTAGCGGCTAGTGCCTGGGCTGTACGTATTAGCCATTCCAGAGCTTCACGAGACTGTCTGTAAGGCAGAGTCCCCTGGCGGGATGATGCCCTTGATAGAATAGCTGCGAGTGCGCCAGGGGCATCCTTAGACATAGTTAACACAACCGGTTGTAGAAAATCAGGTGCTGATGTAGCAGCCTGATTCAAGGTAGCATTCAAAAGACCCAAAATTCTAGCCATTTCCGAAGATGCCGCTGCCAGGGCGGTGGTCATCCGCCCAACCTCACTAATGCGTTTATCGTCTAGAGACTTGATAACTGCGGCTTCAGCTGTGTTTATCAAGGGGCCATAAAATGGTCCGGCATTTTGCATACCACCTAACCTCTCTATGTCAGTCAAAAGTTTTGTTGCCGTGTGTGGCCACAGTGTCTGAAGAACACCAACCATCCCACCTTCCTTGGAAGGAATAGACGGCACTTTCGGCAGTGTGGGCGGCGGGCTTTCTAGGGCAGTAGCCTGAAGGCTGTTCACGGTGGTAATATAGGTGTCAGCATCGGCAGTCATATGCAACTCGAGATCTCTCTGCCTGGCCCGTAATAGGGTAATGATTTCTTCAAATGCGTGGTATGCCCTCTCCATGTCAGTGCCTGCAACGGCCGAAGCAGAGTCAGGAGCTTGTAGAGCCTGTCGTAGCAGATTAATGGCGTCTTGAATTTGAGAGGCTGCTGCCTTGAGCCTAAAGATATCACCTCCATCGTCAGCTACCGGTGGTTTCCCCGGGGTATTGTTGTTTCGCTCTTTTTGTGCACTCGGTGAGGTTTGGTGAAGGTCTGGAGGGGGCCATGTTTGGATCTTAATTAACGCTGTGCCTTCCAGATCCGCCACCCATGGAGGCTCCGGAGCATCCATATTATGCCCCTGGTTGTTTAGCAGATTAATGAGACGCTCCTCTCTCCATTGCGTTAGAGCGGATAGAATGTCTTCCAGTCTTTTAGTTAAAGTGTCAGTGATGTTGATTCTCCATTTCACATTTTCTGGTTCATTGCCAAAGTTGATAATTCTATCCCAATCTGTACTGAGTGTGGGTCTTGGAGATGGATTCATGGAACCTGCCCGTTGAATGTTTGTCCAAGCCGTTTCAGCATCGGCCGTGATTTTCTCCATGGCTGCCTTGGCTTCTTGTGCATCCCGCCTTTGTTTTTCTTTTCTCTTTGCCTCTAAAGATGCATGGAATTTCTTTCCATATGTTTTCTTGAGTTTGTCGGATGGAGCTGTTGCTAATAAGGTATTGACTTCTTCCATAGATGAAGGGTCAAAGGCATCTGCCCTTCTCAGCCACTCGGTCTCCTTTTGTTTCTCCAATTGACTTTCTGTTTCGTTTTTCATTTTTTGCAGGAGTGCGAAAAGCCGCCTCTTGATCTTTCCCCTAAGAACAGCCCTCGACACATTTCGCTGAACACCTCTCAAGAGATCAGAAGCCTTAAGTGGATTTTGACCGCATCGAACTGCATCGTAAGCCGCGAGGACACTTGGGAGAAGATTGACGGCTGACACATTTTCTTTGCGGGTACTGTTTGTCGCATAGTTTTGAAGGGCGGCGAGTCTGGCGGGTTCCAGACTTACCCTGTTACCGGTCTCAAACATTCTAATTGCTTCATCTATCATGGGTGGGAGGGCTTCATCTATCGCATCTTGAATTTCAGGGTCTAAACGTGGCAGGCCTTTTTTGAGGTGGGATAAGTTTTCCTCTATTGAAGCTATAAAGTTATCGACAGTGTGAAAAGAAATCGACTCTAGAATTGAAAGCAGATATTCCCTGGAGTGAACAATTTGCTGGATTCTGTCCCTAAGACTTATATAACGGGGGTTCTCATTGGCGCCCACTATTGCTCCGGCGTTGGCAATGTAGCGTTCCATCACTTGTATAGTCATGGCCGCTGCCTGGCCAGTTGGTTGTTGGTCCGGTGGTGAGCCATCATCTTGATTAGAGATTGTGCCTTCGGTGCCTCCAGGCGCTTCTTGTACCTCCGGCTGATCTACATTATCAGATGAGGCATTACTGGAAGAGGGCGGCGGAGGAAGGGGAATAGGAATTCCAGCCATGCCCATCATGGCTTGTATATCATCCAGGATTATGACGAGCCTGCGCTGATCTTCATTTGTTTTGGACTGGTCAGCCTGCTTTTTCCTAACCGTATCAAACTCTGGTATAATTGTGATTCCGGGTTCATCCTCCTCCACGCGTGACATGGACCATGGAAGACCACTGATGCTACTCATGGCCGTTCCTAGATACAAAAGCTGGTTGATATCTTCCTGGATATTTGGATATTCTAAATTTAGGGTTGGAACAGCTTGTAGGGTTTTAGCTGCGTTTTTCGTGGCCATCAGTAGGTCGTCAAACTCAAGAGCTATTGGCCTCTCAGGATTGTCTAGATAATCAAGGTAGTCAGAGGCCGCCGCGGCGGCCTTCCTGTTGGCGTCTTGTATGTATCTTTTAACGTAGCGGGATAGTATTTTTGCCTTTTCAGCTACATTGTGAATGAAAGGGGGTGGTAATGATACCAGTTCACCAGAACCAGTTTCCAAAACGGTGAGCATACCCAGGAATACCACATATTCCTCATCAACCGTTGCATGCTGTGCTTCTATAGCTCCCCTGGCCCGTATAGATTGCTGTTGGATGATGGACCATGTCTGTGTGTCGATGGCTAGGAGTGTGTCTCTACCGGTTTCTGACGAAGGATCTTGCACCCTGTCCAAACTTGGATCCGACGCCAACGCGGTTATTTTGGCTCTGGCAGCTGCTATGTCATATTTCCCATTGGTTGCCTCTAGTTCATAGGAAATGTCTTCGAGAAACTTAATCACTGCCTGAGTTCTTGGAACCGTTTCTGTAATGAGTGAGGGAATACAGGCTTCAAGTTTGGCCGATAGATGCCCGCGTAGCTCTGCTGTTTGCAGCGCGTTTTCTGATAGAGCAGCGGCGATGTTTTCCAGATGTAAGTCCGTATTCAGCAGAGTTTCTAGATCTTTATAAGGGATGAAAAGCTTCTTAGCCAGGGATAACAAATGTGAAAGTAATGGCTTTGCTGCAGATTCATTGCGTTTTACAATTACACCTTGTTCTATAACAGTAGTAATAAGAATGTGGTCTATCGTTAACAGGGCTTCGGCTTCGGGAACTTCCCTGTAGGATATTGGGTCATACACAATGGCTTTACTTGTTGCTTTGTGCGAGTCTATAATTTTGATTGAATCTTCTAAGGGGCTAAAGTCCAAATCCCAGGTGCCATCATCAAACGTAGTCTGGTAGTAGTTTGTTCGCTGACTCTTTATAAAGCTTGGTGAAATTGCAGCGTGTTCTATAGACGATTCCGTGTCTTCTGATGCACTGTCATGATTTCGAAATAGCCCGTCCATTGAATCCAGTTCTTCATCAGAATCAGACATCGAAAGAAAAGGTTCATCTGCATCTGATAACACTCTTGTTATGGCTTGTTTGGGAGGAGGGGTGTGCTGGGGAGGAGGGGTGGGCTGGGGAGGAGGGGTGGGCTGGGGAGGAGGGGTGGGCTGGGGAGGAGGGGTGGGCTGGGGAGGAGGGGTGGGCTGGGGAGGAGTAGGAGTCAGCCTAATTTCCATTTCTGACTCCGAATCTGAAGAAGATAAACCATAAATGCGTTTCTTATTAGGAACATCTTTCCCCTTAGTCTTTTTCCTTTTTTTGATAATGGGGGGCAATTGTGGCTTTGTTTTACTTGCCGTATTGGGTATGTGTATGAACGGCCGTTGCGTCTTTTGTACAGGGTTTAGATGGTGTTCTTCTGACTGTTGTACTCGCGATGGCAATGGGCGGAGGTTATAATGGGTGATACTGTGAGGGGAGGAATTTGTGTCTGTTTCTGAACTTCTAGATTCTTGCCGCGTAGATATATCATCTTCATTCGGATCTAGTTCCACAGAAGCTAGGTTAAAGTTGTGGCCGTTACCATGCTCAAAGTTATAGATGCCATAATGCTCCAACATAAACTTTCGTGAATCATCAAGCATGAATTCTTCTGGCACAAAATACAGAAAAACACAAGTATACTCTACCCCAGGACCCCCGACGTATTGTAGGATGTCATGAGCATAACGACTAGTTAAAACCTGAGCTGGGCTACCGGGTTGGGCATTTTTGGGGCAGTGAGGATCAAACAGGAAAAATGAGCCATCTGGCTCCACAATAATCGCCCCAGCTAGGGTACTGCAAATGTATATGATAAATTGTGCAACCCCGTTGTAATTTTCATGTAGAATTTCTGCCAGAGAGCGCACAAATGGCGTATCAGTTATCTGTGCTGGAAACAGTACCAGACCAAATATTTCGGGCGAGCGGAAGATATTAGTCTGACCCACGGGTGGATCAAGTGTAATCGCACTCGGCACATCTGTTAATTGAGCCATTTGCCGCCCCCTAAGCACCCCGCTTTGTCTCATTAGACTATCCAGGCGTGTCCCGGCATCCAGTACATCATCCAGTTCTTTTTTGGCAATCAATGGATGCCCTGCCAGAAAACTCTTTAACAGGTACACCACACAATTGCTGACACATTGAATTCCCGCGTATCGGCCAAACTTTGGATTTGATTGATTGCTGGTTGCGGTGCCAATAATTCTTAGTCTATCTGGAGTTTCCTCAGACTTCCCAGTCCGTCGTTTATGTCTGAGCCGTGTTGGGCCCGTGGATGGTTCCTGCATCGTGATTCCCAGCCTCTCCCACCTTTTCGCGTCTCCCTTGATATGGAGACGTGCGGTTTCGTACGCGTCGTGATCTGAATACTGCAGCTGCGGCTGTGGCTGCGGAAAGGGGAAGGTTTGGCTTTATGTCTGGTGGTATTGGGCGGGCTGTCTGAACACCTGCTGTATTTTCTCCGCGATCTTCTTCCCAGGCGTTATCGAATACAATTTCTGCCAAGTATCCCGGTGAGGCGAGCCTGGTTGTGTTTCTCAGTGTAGTTGAATTATTGAGGATTAGTCGCCCAGCCAATGCTGGGATATCATCGACCCACAATGCTGCAGCCTGAGTAAAACCGACTTTGATGTCACGCCTGAATGGCATCACCGTTATGTCTTCGGCGGGAATGTCTGTTTTATCCGAATATGTTTTAATAGCTGTGGCTGATGGATTTTCAGGGGGTGATGTATCCATAAGAGACGGACAAATGGATTTACCGAGAAAAATAAGATCTTCTAACCTCATAGAAGGCATAGATGAAAGCTCAGTAGAATTTGGATCTAGAGGTTTCGGTACAATTACAGCTGGCTCTGATGTGTAATCAGACTGTCCTTTTCTAACGATATCTTCTGCCTGCTCTACAGTAATGTGTGGCGGGAGAAAAAGCCGTTCAAAATACTTATCCCGCAGATGATAAGCAGCACATGTTCCTAGAGCTGCAGTCAGGGCGTGACCTATGGCTACCGCTTTTCGAACGGACTCGTCTATTTCCTCTAGATTGGGTCGAAGGTTCCCTGCCGTAGGACAAGACTGCCAAATTGGATGAGTTATAACTCCCATAGCTTCTCGAAGTGCGGGGATCATTCGTCTTCGAAGAGTTGTGAACTGGGAACAAAGTTCTGCCCAGCGGCTAACCGTGTCCCTGCATTTATCTTGTATGGCTCCCACTAGCGTACGCAATGTGGAAATAGTGGTGCTGAATGATTTATTGTCGGATGTAATGGGGATCTGGACCTGTTCTGATTCTGCATCGTATTCAATGGGACATGAACACAGAGCGGCTGCAGCACGGGTTATTGGGATGATATCTCTAGTGAGGTCCTGACCAGTGGTGATAAATCTTTGTGTGGATATCTTCATGGTCTCCGACAGGCTACTATATCTGAGTGTAAAGAGAAGGGAAAATAGGCTAGTTGGGAAGGTCACATCCGGTACCACATCTGAAATCGCCAAGAGGGTTTCATGGGCAGCATCCAAAATACGGATGATTGAATCAGGTGAGCTAACATCTCTGTCGGCATCTTCATCCTCTGAGTGCCCAGGCATGGCTGGAGCGCCATCATAAATTTCCAACATTGCGGCATACATGAGGGCCAGGGGCCTACGTGCCCTTAAGAGTTCAGCTTGGGTTGCGTCTGGACCAAACGCCACCAGCCATCGCAGTAAAGCCTGACTGCGGATTCTAGGAAGCTCATTAGACAATATAAGCCGCAGAGTGGGTATAAGTTGGAATTTGATGAATGCAGCTGGGAAAAATGGACTGATGGCATAAGTGGCATCAGCCTGACTAGTCTGTCCCGCTTTAAGGGAGCGACAGTATTCCTCCACCGCATCTTTGGTCGGATACTTCTGTGTGGTGGCCTCTGTGGGTATGGTTTCTGGGATCAGCTGCCTTGTACCGGTGGGAGGCTTATCTGGAGGAGGGCTCACCTGCCAAAGGCGACTGTACCTGATCCACATGAATGAGCGCATAAGATCAGATGTCATAGCGGCGGCTACTTCCTCATACTCTAAGGTTGGGGGTGATACCAGGAATATCCTAAGTGGGGAAACATTGTTCCACTCGTTGGGTGTGTGGCCATGGCGGGAAATGTCCTCAGCTGCCAGAGCTTCAGCCTGTAGGTAAATGGACCTCGCTTCACGAGCGAAGCGGCTGGTTGGACTAGCTGATGTCAGGAGGTCAAAGAAGTGAAGGGCGAATGTTGCAAGTTTTTCCAGTAGTTCTAAGGTTTCCTCTAATCCTACCCACCTACGGCGTGCGCCTTGGGGTGCAGATGATAGGAGTGTTGTGTATGTGCGGGCGGCTTCCTCATTCAAACCGTGAGAAAGTAAAACATCAAGCGTCGCCTCTATAGAGGCGACTGAAAAGTACTGCTTGGAAGCTGCTGACTGCACATGCGTAGCCAGGCTTTCAAGTTCCACCAAGGAGCCGGCCAGAAATTTTGTTACAGCGTCTTCCGGAACTCCGTATGATTGATCCCAGAGTAACGCCTCGAAGATGTAGTCATAAAAAAGAACGCCGGTTGGGCCTAGAGTAGATAGGCAGTCCGCGTCGAAGGCCAATACAGGCACAACATCTGCACTTGGTGGTGTTCCACCCGATTGCTCTGCATAGACACCTACAATTTCGGCCGCTCTACGGCGGGCTATCGGAAGGGAAGCAATAACATTCGATAAAGATTCCGGCCGTCTAAAGAGACGGCCGCCGTGCTGCTCCACCAGTTCCCTAGCTAAAACATGAATGTCTTTGACAGTCACCTTGATACCGTTGTCCCACGGGTATCTATTTGTTTCCATATACACTATAGTAAGCCACCGTTCCAACACACTACTATTGTTAAAATTAGGAAATTTCAAGCCCTCTCTTGGGAGCGAATCCCAGTAGTTTATATAGGCATCTGCTACCAACTCTTCTACACAAGCGCATGTCGCCACTGGTCCAGGATGCACATTGAGGGGCTCCCGGGATTCCATGGCTAGCCGGTATTCAGAAATCACACCTCTTATTCCACTTATCAGTTTGTGGCCATCTAATGGGTCATCAGTGTCGGTGGAAGGCAATGAAGTTTCCAAGACTCGAAGGGCCTCTTCCAGATCTTTTACAGTGAAGCGCTGGTTTGAGAAAGAGGCCGCCCGGAGTAAAAAGTAAACATGGTGCCTTAAAATTGAAGCGATGTAGCCATTGCCGCTCAGGGACAGGAGAGTATTTAAAAATTCTCGTACTAGTGTGTACGAGGTTAAGTCTCCTAGTCCGAATACACCAAATTCTAGAGGCATCAAGGCCCGAATTCTGGCTGTGTGGTCATTGTTGGCGGCCTGTAACTGCGCCGTAACCTTTACCAGTCCTGTTACATCGGTCACTGAGGACACAGACGGTTGTTCCACGTTCTGACCACCAGAGGGGGGAACTGAATTCATTTTGCGCTGCCAGTAACTTAGTCTATGTAAAGCAGATAGGTTCTGTGAATTGTGAAGCTCCTGTGCAGCGGAAAGGATTCTTGGCTTCGAGCCCCTGAATAAGGTACTCGTGTAGTCCCAAGGGCTTCCCGTTACTCCCGTTAAACGTCTAGAATTTCCTCCAGGTTATAAAAACATGAAGGTTGTGAGTTCTGCTATTAATAAAGTTAGGGTCCACAGACAATTTTTGGGTTTACTGCCAGCCACTGCACGTCGGCTAAATATTACTGACAAAGATAAATTTGTCCGTGATGTCCGTGGCCTGATCGATGATCACATGTCCTCCTCGGCCATTGGGGCAACCTCTATATGGAAGCTCGTCACGGACTACCTGCCTAATAGGTCGGTTTACAGTGACTTCCTAATTCAAGCATCATCTTTTAACAATGCGGAAGTGATCGGCAGTCCTCTATTTCTGTTTAAACAGACAGATCCATATTCCGCAGTCGATATTATTTTTACCCCCCTGAGCTTGTTCCTTTTGTTTGATGGCCTGTGTAATGATGGAGTGGGCCATTATGCCGGTACGAAGAGAATGGCCTCCTTAATGTATGACTCGCAGTCATCCATGATGGAACTGGTACCAAACTTGGAAACTCTGGTGAATTCTAGAAGTTTTCATACTTTCCTAACCCCCGTTGGTCCTCTAGTGGAAAATATAAAGAGTACTTTCCTGAATAAGATAACTTCAGTTATATATGGACCTTCCGTCACAAAAAATCCTCCTATGGAGAGTGTCAGGATTAAATTTCCGGCTGAATCATTTATCGACCTTGATGCTTGGCTGGGCGGTATATGTCATACTGTCAGTGGGCCGGACAGTTCAGAGTTTGGCCACTGTCCGCACCCATCCAATGCAAGACTCTTAGCCGCAATCACCTATGAGCAATCTGGGCCGAAACTCATGTTTTTCCGCTCTTATCGTGGCCTAACCCAGGTGATGAATGCTTTAAGACTTTATTACTCACCTGGCATTATGCATCGCTATGCTGTTACAGCAAATCCAGATATAAATGGTCTGATCTATGGGGCATTTGTGTCGTTGGGAACTGTGAGTGCTTCAGACATAGGCCGTAAGGACAGTCTTAATTACAAAGGTTCCTCACTGTCTGTTGTGGTATTTGACAATTTTATAGCCCGTTCATCCGACTGGACTGTAATTATCTAGGAATGAAGGATTCTACCTGTGTTTGTAGTGGTGAGGGGGTGCGTATTGAGCAATTAATAAACGACCTGAAAGTTCAGGCAAACTCCGACCCTGAAGCCAACATACTTGCCGGGCGACTCCTCCATCGGCTAAAATCTCCCCTCACGACAAAGACTGTCAGTGATTACCTATTATGCTTTGGACCCCTGCTCGCAGAGAATGTACTTTTGTTCATCCAAGATCACTTGGATGAGCTAGAAGATAGATTGTCATCATTTCAACGCGGGGAGGTGTATGATAGGCTATTAGGACGTGGATACCTGTCCGCTCTTCGTTACTATGATACATATCTAAATGTAACGACAGATGGTGTGTATGAGAGTATACCACACGCCTACATGAGAGTGGCAGCTTTTTGTGCCAGTATTACCTTGCATTTTGAGGGGATGCGTTTGGCCATGAAGGCTATGTGCCCTCACCTATCCGATATACTTAGCATTTTTGATTACTTCTTTGAGCATCTGACTCTGCAGACCGTATGCTGTTCCACTCCAATTTTACGATCTGCGGGTATAAGGAAGCAAATCCTCGCTAGTTGCTTTATAATGAGCCCACGGATGGAATCAGAAGCTGCTGTTAATCTTGCCATGATGCGTGATTTGGGGCGACTTTTGCAACACAAGTCTGGTGTGGGTATGGGTGTGACTGATTTTGGACGGGATGGAAAGCATATTGGCCTTCTTCTAAAAATGGTTAATAGCCATGTGGAATATCACAATTATGCCAATAAGCGGCCGGTTAGTGTGGCAGCCTTTATGGAAGTCTGGCACAGCCAAGTGTTTAAGTTTTTGGAGGCTAAGGTCCCAGAAAACCCAGAGCGATGTGCGGGGATTTTTACCGGCCTCTGCATACCTCATATGTTTTTTAAACTCTACAAGGAAAAGCCGTGGAGCTTCTGGCATCTTTTTGAGCCACAGAACGCTGGTCGCCTGGAGTCTCTGTATGGCGAGGAATTTGAAAGGGAATACTACCGCCTAATTAAGGAGGGAAAGTCATATGGCTCAGTTCCTATCAAATCTCTAATGTTTTCCATTGTGAATTCTGCTATTAAGGCCGGATCTCCGTATATTCTCCTGAAGGAGGCATGTAATGAGCACTATTGGCGAGATCTTAGTGGGGAGGCAATGTCAGCCGGAAATCTGTGTGCCGAGGTGCTCCAACCCTCTCGCGACGAAATTGCCGTCTGTAACTTAGCTAGTGTGTGCCTGCCACGGTGTCTGACGGGACCTTTAACAACGGGCCCCGTGCATGGCCTTATGGGCCCCGAACGCAAGAGCGGCCATGAATTGCTTCGCGGGCTCCAAGAAACGTATGACCCGATAGAAGCTGTAGACCTACCCACGGGTGATTTTTCCTTGAAAATTCTGAGAGATGCCGTACAATGTGCCGTGTTTCTTGTTAATTGTGCTATTCAGGCAGGCAGCCCCACGTGGGAAGCGCGAGATGTTGCATCTATGGGCATTGGGGTTCAAGGCCTTGCAGATGTTTTTTCAGCCCTTGGCTGGCATTACACCGACCCTTCATCCCGCGCGTTAAACAGTAGAATTTTTGAAGAGATGTACTTTACGGCTCTTTGTACAAGCAACACCATCGCTGAACATTCTAGGCGCATGTTTTCTGGGTTTAGCCGGAGCAAGTATGCCTCCGGATGGTTTCATTGGCATGATTGGCCTGACACCATCACGTCCTTGGAACCTGAAGTGTGGGAAACGCTGGCGGGTAGAATCAAAGAACATGGACTGTTTAACTCTCAGTTTATAGCTCTAATGCCAACGGCCGGCGTAGCTCAACTGACAGGAGTCTCTGATTCATTCTATCCTTTCTTTGCCAATGCATCTACAAAGGTGACGAGTAAGGAGGAAGCATTGCGCCCGAATCAGACCTTTTGGCGTCACCTGCGCGTAGACCATGCAAATGAGGCAGTGAGGGTTGGTTGTAAGGTGGAGGCAATGCCGGAGCCACTTAGGACTCATTACTCCATCTTCAAGACGGCATTTGACTACCCCCAGGAGGACCTCATACGGATGTCAAGGGACAGGGCACCATTTGTAGATCAGAGCCAGTCACTTACTCTGTTTCTTAAAGAGAGAGATGCCTCACGCGCCAGCATGCTGGTTCGCCTCCTGCTGCTCGGTTGGGAGCTGGGGCTGAAAACCATCATGTATTATTGTCGCGTCGAGAAGGAAGCTGACATGGGTGTGTATGAATGCCGCAAAGCCGATCCGCGAGCCGAGGATGAGGTTGTGGAACATGAGTCAGATGATACTGAAGTGTGTAAGAGTGGGGTAGTTGAGACAAAGTATAAGTATTATGAACTTTTTGATGTGGACACTGTTGAGGACGTGGAACCTAATTGTATGAGTTGCCAATAAAGACATCTTCATTTACCGGCAGAATGTCTAAGTTTTTGTATACACGTGACCATGAGGGGTTTGCTCGTCTTACCGAGGAAACACACCGGAACAGATGGGTGGCGGTGCATATTAGTCTCGTCAGAGACTGTGAGGGGGTTCGGGAACTAAACCCTAGGGACTTAGAGTTCTACAAGTTTTTGTTTACCTTTTTGGCCATGGCAGAAAAGCTGGTGAACTTTAACATTGATGAGCTCTTGCCACAGTTCTGCAGCCATGACATTGAACATTACTACACTGAACAAAAGGCCATGGAGAACATACACGGCGAGACCTATGCCAACATTTTAAACATGCTCTTTGATGGTGACAAGAAAGCCGTGGCTCAGTATGCCGATGAAGTTATTGCGGACAAGGCCCTGCAGGCCAAAATTTGCTGGCTTAATGGTATGGTAAATTCAGCAGTAACAAAAGCTGAAAAGATTTTGATATTTCTGCTAATAGAGGGCATTTTTTTTATCAGTTCTTTTTATAGCATCGCCGTCTTGCGCACACGTGGCATTATGCCAGGCATTTGTCTGGCCAACAATTACATTAGCAGGGATGAACTGTTGCACACAACCGCCGCAACTTTGCTGTACAATAGTATGACCTCCAAGAGCGAACGTCCACAGTCTGAATGGATAGAGGCCTTGTTTAGGCGTGCAGTTGACGTAGAGTATAACTTCATAGAGGCGAGGGGACGTGGAGTGACAAATATTGACCTTAAGGGCATTAGAGATTTCCTGGAGGCCACCGCTGACAGGATTCTGGGTGATTTGGGCATGACAGCGATTTATGACACAAGGCCTCCACCCGATTGTCCACTCACTTACATGACAAGTGTGAAACATACCAACTTTTTTGAACAGGAAAACTCTGAGTACACCATGGTGGTGACAAACGACCTTTGAGTCAATATCCTCACAACATGCAGTGTTACACATTTTGAGAGTAAGGCTAGTCATGGTGATGTGAATAAAATGAGGAGAACCACAGGATCTTAGACTGTCTTAGCTGCAGACTCCTAGCGTCTTTCACAATGGAAACTACTCAGTCTCTGGTTTTCGTGCCTGGTGCTTTGGCCACTCTGTCCAAATGCTACGAACATGTACAGACTCATCTGAAAACTGGCATAATTCAAGTGAGCCTTGTTGGCTCTCTAAACAGTGCACAGGCTGTTCCTCGTTTCATCTTGTCCAGTAACATGCTTCAGACTGCAAGGCTTCAATTTGAGGTTACTGAGAGAGCTATTGCTGAGTGGCATAACCATCAAAACGAGGCAGACAGTCCGGCGACGCTATCTGTTAGAAATATGGCTTATGGACGCACATTTCTTCTCGCTAGAGAACTTTTCTCACATGCAGTTAAGGAAGCCTCATTCAAGTTTTATCGTAAAACTGACGGTGGTCCGCAATTTGTTAGAATGATTTTGGAATACGATGACTTGAGTACAATGATGCATCACACTGCTGTGTTGGAGCCATATGTGGCCCCGTTTGGGGACGCGCTTTCTGGAGAACGTTTAGTCGGGAGAGTCCTATTGTCTCCAAAAACCACTATGGGGCTACAAAAGTTCACTCGTGTAAGAGGAGCCGCTCCTGTCCGCATAACACTGAACCCCGACCTGTATGTGCTGACGTGTATTGGGGAAGATGACGGATGTCATACGGTAGATTATAAACCCGTCTCGGTTCCAGCCCGGGACTCATTTGCTACTCCTATCACAAAAGCTATTGATTCAGCAGCGGCAGATTCTCACGTAATGAGTAGAGCAGCCGCTAACGCCCTTTGTACAGCCCTGGGTCTGTGCCGTATTCCTGGTGTGTCCGTGCCTATTCTGAACTTCTATGAGTCCGGTCTCCTATGTGTCTCAGCCGCCCTTTTGACAACTGCATCCCACCTGCCTTTGGACCTACGTGTCGTTTTATTTAACCCCTCCTACAAAAACGACGGTGACGTGCATAATCCAGAGGCTGTTAAAATCCAAGAAGAGTGGCCCATACGAGCCACAGTTTCTCCAAAGCCTTGCCACCTTCTCACCGATATTAGTCAATCGCCACCAGTGTGTTCCCCGCCGCACCAAACTCCTCTACCGGCGTTAAACAGCATAACAGAACCACAAGAGTTTGCTCGCTGCGTTGCATCCACGTTTCAACGTAAGCGTAACTGTACTGAGGAGACTGTGTCTAAACAGAAGAAGCCTTCCAAGAAGCTTAAACTGTCCTTCAACCCATTAATTTGAAAATGATATCTATTCGGCAGCACATAACTCTTGGGGTATGCAACTTTGCTCTGGGTGTTTCGGCGAGCGTGCCCTTCGTGTGGTGCTATGTTTTTGCCAATCTAAGATCCCTGGAGATGTTCTCACCATGGCAGACACACATTTATCGTCTCGGCTTTACTGCCGCGACTCTCTTTACCCTACTCTGGACACTTGTTCCACGTAGGCTTGCGAGCCGCATGGCGATGCCTGTAACAGTTATCAACCTCATAACTGGCTTTGCTTTCTTTGTCATGTGCGTATACACCAAAGATACCACACCGGCTATACCGTGTCTGTTTATGATTAATTTACCCCTTTTGGGCTTTTGGCCCCGGTTGGCCTGTGAGGCTGCATACATTTGTCCATCTGTCTATCAGCGCTACTTTGAACTCGGGGCATTAGTGGGCAGTGTTACCTATGCCTTTATAATCGCCATCAGGGCCCTCGAAGTATCATCAATTTTTATGGCACCTTACTTTGTCTACATAGCAATTGGCTATGAAAGTTTATCCAAGATTAAACATAGCCCTATATACGAGAAGGGACTGGAGCGGAGCCGTAGCATTTTTTGCCGATATGGGGAACATGCTGAGATATCGCTGAAAAAGATGTTAAGTTTGTGTATGTGGAATGTTTTAGTTATTGTAACAATAACTAGCATTTGTATATTGTTCATGGTAACCCTGCATCTACACACCCGTATCTTCTTTGGTATTGTGCGTTTCATTCCACTGTTTATGTACGGCATGGTGATATCGGGGGGAATCTACCTTGGTCGACGTTGGTACGTATGTGTCGTGATGATGATGTCCTTTTTGTGCCTGTCACTCGTGATCTTTTTTTGCTCGGGGATTTTGGGTAGATCTCTGACCGTTGTCATATTTTCCATGATGACATTATCTTATTTCAACGCAATCACAGTGGAAGTGGCTGAAATCAGATGTAAACTTCACAAATTCATTAACGCTCCTCTTATACACATAAGGATTATGTGCCTTTGTAGCGCCACCTTATGTTTCTCTGAATATGTGTTAACAACTTTCATTAAAGTCTGAAAATATTAGCGCTGTCTCGTTTTGGTTGCGTGATATTGAATGGGCGGTGGGGGTAAATAGCAAATATATCAGTTGGTTGGGAAAGCATTCCATGGAGGTTAAGAAGCAGTTTTTGCTACGATCTTAAGAAAGACAATGTACCGCTTCTGGTTCGTAGTGGGCATTGCCTCGAATCACTAGGTGTGAAGCCCATCACATGACCTGTGTCATTCGGCTGGTCAAAACACTTGGTGTTTTGACCAGCCGTATTCATGCATCTTGTGTACATTAGTTTCAGGCAAATTTACCACGATTAAGGCATTGCCTCGAATCACTAGGTGTGGAGCCCATCACATGACCTGTGTCATTCGGGTGTGAAAACACTGTTGGTGTTTTGACCAGCCGTATTCATGCATCTTGTGTACATTAGTTTCAGGCAAATTTACCACGATTAAAGCAAACTTAAACTAAAACTAACAAACATGGCTTCCCCTACCCCACCCCTACACACGACAAAAGACAGTAACTTCTTCAATGTTCTTTTATTCGTCAACACCGGGAATAAAGAAAAGTCCAAGGGATGCACTATTGGGGTTAAGGATTGCTCTTGTTGTACTGCTACAAGTAATACTGAGACAGGAGGACGCGTGTTTCTCAACAGCTTGAGTGAGAGCAGAATTCAGGAGACCGGGCGTGAATTTCTCAATGTAACAGCCGAGAATGTCAATTAGCCTTGTGTTTTTTACACACCTGGCATTAATAAACCCGGGAACAACGACGGCGTAGGCAGCAATGAGTCCAAGTGGCTGTTTTACAAGCGTACTGCATGCCTTTCTAACAGCGTGATGGTGCCTTACTGTTGCGCATGTTAGATAATGCATGTTCTTCACAAAATTGTAGTCAGTCGTGCATGGCAGAAAACAGGGAGCCAGTTCCCTCAACTTCACAAGTAGAGTTTTACATAAGGGCTCAACCGGTGCCAATATAATGTCCTCGGCTGGTGCGAAATAATCCTCGGTTTCACACAACAACTTAAGCCACACAATAATCTCCTCCAACATGCCTGTCAGGGCACATAGTCCTGAATTATAGACAGTCTGCCGGCGAGCGTCTATCCATACCTCTTTGTTAGTAGACTCGCGCATAAACTTTTGCAATTCATCAAAGTTCCCTTTGATGGTTTTCATCGGCTGCACCTTTTGGTAGATGCTTGTGTCAGGAGATGCTGCCATACTTATGACTGCATGAACAAATGGGCCCGGTACGGGTTCTGGGGTTAGGCTTTCAAGAGGCGATGGTAAAATTACAAAACTAAGTCTGGAAACGGGGGCCATTAGACGCCGATCAAACACAGGTTTCTGTAAAGGCTCAACATCATCACGGCTGCGCCGAGGCCTTCTGTGTAGTCGCTCTCTGGCGCGAACGTACCTTTCATGTCTCGGCCGCTGCCACCTTTGGTATAGACGGTGCTGAATGTTGGATGGGCGTGGTGTGTCCGCTCTCCTTATTTCTGGATCCCAACTTCTGCCGCGTTTGGCCGTCGGTGTTTCCACATGACCGTTCTGGCGGCAGAGTGGTGAGCGGTGATAGATGGGCTCGTCCGTTGGTCCTCTCTTTCTTTTTGGTATCACAAATTTCATCTTATTCTGTTGGGAAGGCAGACACACTGTAGATGAGGGTACCTGCGTTCGTGCACCGTTGTCATCATTGTCTGAATCCAGAGAGTCGTCCTCCGAGTCTTCGCATATCACGGACAGTTCTCCGTCGGATAAGGCCATGGTGGTGCTGGTATCTGTAAAAATGGCTTACTATTAGGGCCCTTGTTAGGTAAATGGGCAAAAATAACAGGGCCGTAAACCCATTCCTTCCATGCTCTTACCTGAAACATCTGAAGTTTCAGTGAGGTTCAATGATTGGTAAGCCATGTCTGTGCTGCACGGTCTCAAGGGGAATTACAACCGGTGGCTGTTCAAGCAGTAGAGTGACTGCTGTACCTTATGCTGCCTCATTTATACTTTAGGTCTCCCACGTGACATTAGTTGAAAAATGGGCGACTGGGCGATTTGAGCCGCACCTGCCAGAAAAACACTGACTCATGAAGGTCACAGTGGTTACCCCGGAGGTGTGGTGCAACACCAGAAATATGCGCACACTGCTGGCTATGTTGCGATGCTGGTATCTCAGACATTTGAAGTTTTTTCCGCGGGGGTGGCATACCCGGACTATATTGGCCGCTGTTTGTTCGAATGTTACACGCTGAAATTGGGCCAACCTATTGTCTTGGATGGTTGACGTCAGGGTCGTGTATATTGTGGGCCATACCTTCGCTTCCACCCATTGGGACAGTGTTAGGCCCGTACTGGTTTCTATTTTTTCTGCAAAATTCAAGGAAGGGGCTGGAAGGGCATCTTTGACTTTCTTTGTGATAAAGCCTTGCCCTTGGTCTGAAATATGGTAACAAAAGTGAATTGGCCGCGGCCACCCAACGTGCAATGAGTGATGTAGTAGATTTTGTACGTTCAAAGCATTTTCTACATAATACCTCTTGTCATTTACCTTGGGATGGCAGACGAAAAGGCGAAGCTGCCTTGTTAGAACACCACTCTTGTCAACCTTATATGTGTGGGGAAGTCTTATGCATCGTCCTTGGCTGTATATGCCAGCATCAAAAAATGATTCCATGCTGGATAGTTTATGCTTCAACTTCCGCACGCGTGGTGATAGACTGACCAGTTTGCTTAAAACTGCAACAAGACCCTGCATCCCTCGCGTTCCAATAATTGAATAACCTCTAGGTAGGGGTGTAATAACCCGCAAGCCTAGTTTCTCGCGGCAAATGCAGAATGGCAGGATGTCTGCCATATTTTCACAATCTGGAGGTGGGCAGGCTGATTTGAAAAAGTAGACGGGGTGGTCTGATTCTACTGGACCTATACGCGAAAGCATTTGCAGTGAAGCGTGGCGTACAGCGAGGCATAACTGGTAGATATCTGTAACACTCCACATTTCCACAATCTTCACATCCATGTCCAATACCAAATTACAGACCGGGAGCCTATGGTTAAAGTACTCATGACGAGAGACCAAAGACTGCTCCGCCAGTGTATTCTGTGTATAGTAGTAAGGCTCATAGGTCAGGGATCGAGTTAGCATAATGTCAGGTATGTTGCAGTTTTCTGGTATGGCGATGTGTTTTCTCCAAAACTGACTAATGTTGTCAGCAGCTACTGTCATGAAGTAATGATGTTCTAAAAATTGACATCTAAATACCGGCCAGCAGCGTGTTGTCGTTGTTAGGGTTTTAACCTCTACAAGGTCATCACGTGGGTCCGGCACTCCGGGGCTAGTTTTCTGGGAGGCTAAACTGAGCATCCCGTGGAGATTGGGGCCATGGTGTGGTGTTTCACGGTTCCAGTTGGCTAGTTCCATTAAGATCGCCATTACATCCCTACTGAGTCCAGACCAGGCAACAAGTAGCCCGTCGCATGGGTCTGTATCCCATGTGTAAACACTGGGGTGGCAGAGCTTGACTTTAAGGAGCTTGATTTTAACGTGTTTTTCAAGGTAGCTTTTTTTGTTAAAGTAAGTCCTCATGTATTCACTGAATTTTGAATCTAACATTCTGGTAAGTAGCCCATTAACCCCCAACGCTGAGCTCAAGTGTGGTGCGCTCGTTAAGACAGAATAGCGTTCAAAAGTGACTCGGTTAAAGCATTGAGCATGTGCAGTGTAAACATACTCTACAAGGCCAGTATCCGAAAGTGGCAGTTGACCGCGGTACTTATTGATCATGGCTCTTACCCGGCACATTTCCATGGTATCCTTATTGAGCTTTTTTCTTGTAAACGCGGGAAAGTAATCAAGATCCCTAGTCCATTGAGATGTGCCAAAGATCTGGCTAAGTTCCGCGCATGATGTGACCGCCGCTAGACTCTGACCTTGATCCGGGTGGACAAAGAGTTCTGTTAACTGTATTAGTGTTTCCACAGAGGCCTCGCTAGGATGAAAATAATAAGCAGTAGTAACCAGGACAAAGGTAGCTTCCCTGCTGCCGAATGTGCTTATGAACCAGCGTGCGGAAGCATTAGTGCGATACATCCGCCTGAGAGCGGATGTAATTTTTGCTCTAAGCCAACAAATGGCGCCGTACAGGTCACGTTGGGGATTTTTGTTGCCGAGTGTCAAAAGTTCTACCAGGGGCTTAAGGGACCTAAGGGCTTTTGTCCTATCGAGGTAGCGACGGGCTGATGCCGTGTCCATGGGCTTTGTGCCACGTAGAAAGAGCAGGGCTTCTTGGCGCGGTAGCCTTAGTGGGAGAATCTCGCTGCATCGCTGGGACTTGGTCACTCTTTTGGTCGGCAGACAAAGCCGGAGGCTAACCTCTTCAGGGAGATGAGACTGTCTTTCTATAGAGGCATCATGACAGATACAAAATAATGTCGCGCAGTCATTGGGGCGCGAGAGGATAATATCCATCACAACTTCCGCCGTATCCGCATTCGTGCTGAATAGCGCACGGATGACTTCACCGGTTGCCATTATTTAAGAAGTCTAAACGTGTATAGAGCTAGCAAATAACGATATGGCATCCGGATTCACCTGCTGCGGGTTGTGGCTCTTTGGAAGACACAACAACTCGTACAGTAGGATCATAGACAATGTTGAGGATTTTGAGTGCCCTGACCGATGGCGGGCAGAAATAGACCTCGGATTACCACCTGGTGTGCAGATAGGTGACCTTCTTCGCAACAACCAGAGTATGAACACGTTACGGCAAGTTTATTTGCTAGCTGTGCAATCCAACAGCATCACCGATCATCTAAACAGGTTTGATGCAGTGAGCGTGCCGGAGAGTTGTAAGGGGGTAGTGAATGCTCAAATCACTAAGCTGCAGGCTGTGAGGTCTGTTATATGGAACATGATGATCTCATTGGCTGTGAGTGGTCTGGCCGTCGAGGAGGAAGGATTCAAGGCTCTCCTAGACAAGCAGGCTGGAGATAGTCTGGCACTTATGGAAATGGAAAAGATGGCTACGGCACTAAAGACGGACGATACAGGCGCTTGGGCCCAAGAATTGTCCACATTTTTGGCATCTATGGCTCAACCTGTCATACACGTTAATCCGCCTGATTTTATGGGGCAGCCATCTCTACCTACTGCGATAACGAATCAACCAGAACGCGTTGAACCACGTGTCAGTCCACCGGAAGGTGGCATCACTTGTATCCCCGCCTCCCAATAACATTAAAAACTAGGCTTTTTTTGTGAATAAAAGTCTTTAATGAATTGCACAAACGTCTGTTGTATAGGGTCATAGGGTACAGAAATCCTTACATTTTTGTTTTTGTATCGGTCTTTAATGAGGTGGATAGTTGACTGGTGTTGGTATTGCTTTCCAGGAAACCAGTTTACTTTGACATCGGTTGGTATGGTGACATTTTTCACAAGTCTGATTCATTACTCCCATTTAATCACGGATCACCTTTGAGGCACCCAGGCATCATTCACCGGAGGAACCAAAGCCTTTGTTACTTCTATCTCTGCCAGTCCGTGGCGCAGATTTTTGCAATAAATCGGCTTCCTCCCTAAAGATACATTTAGCCCAAGTAAACAGAAACTGAGACCCCAGGCAGCGGGTATCACACAATGGATTAAAAAATGATGTAAGATGTTCCTTGTGTAGATAGACTAGTTGACAGCAACGGTCTCCTTCATTCAGAAAAACTGTTTCTGCGCTATAATTAGTAATACAGACATCTGCTCCGTCCCTGCGCCACTTGGTCACTCTAACAATTAACCCCTTACAGGCGAGACCTGACCTGCCAAATATCATGGATCTGAAATGGGGAATCTTAGGAGGTGATCCAGACAGCCGTATCGTAATTGTTTGTTGCGGGAAGATGCCAACAAAACTCGGACATGAGACATCAAGTCCCACGTCCTTTTCATACTGGGGCTGATTAATAATGCTCCCCTTAGGCACATCTGTTGGTGTGTGGTACTTGAAAGCCGCTAGGTGGACGGTCAGTTCACCGGGCCTCAAGGTGGAATTAACGCTGCGTTTGTTGTGTAAGATGAGTTTGAGCATCCCAGTATAGCCAGGATCAATAATTCCGGTGTGGGGTGTTACGGGTCTGGTTGTAACACCCCACAAAACTAACCCGTGGTTTTCCGGAGGCTTGGCATAGAGACCCAAGTCTAGAATACATGTCTTGAATGGTCTCACCAATATTGCAGTTTTGTTAACTAACGTAAGGCGAGTTGTGGCTGGCAGAATCAAGAACTTGTCACTTGAAAACGCATAGTTAACGCAAGGTTGCGCTGACATGATTACGTCAAGGACACGATCTGTGGCTGAAACTAGGTGGCATATATTAGAGGGACCCGGTCGCATAAATCTTACCAAGCCTTGAAGTTAAGGACTAAGAATGGCGACTCACTGGTGCCTCGCTTGTGCCGTCTTGTATTCTCTCCTTGGGAGTACAATGGGCACTAACTCTACACCGACATCCCTTCTGCCTTTATTGGAGGATCTAACACACGACACACCACCTCCAGACAAACAGCCACTCCCTATCTTTTATTCATACATGTGTAACGCTGATACATTCTCACCGTCGCTCACAAGCGTTTCCTCAATTTGGGCCATGATGTCAGTTACCTTGGTTATTATAGCCTCCACCCTCTATTTGATGTACGTCTGCTTTAACAAGTTCGTGACTACGATGCTGAATGACTAAGTCCGATAGCCTATTTAACGAGGTGGGTGACAGCGATGTTCAGCATTCCGGCCATGGCCTCATCTAAGAAGTCCAAGGGTACAGCAGAAGGCATGTCCATGGAAGAACTCGTGACCCGTCTGACCAGACTGGAAATGGAAAACAAGACTCTAAAAAATCAAGTGAAGAGCAAGTCTCAGAGCGCTGACCCAATACAATCACCACCAGGCGGCGGCAGAACCCGAGAAGTCCTAACGGCCCGCCAAAAACAAGTTCTGATAACTCAAGCTATCAGCCGCCTGTCTTCACAAGCCATGCAAAAAATTGAACAGCGTGTCGTGGCAGAAATGGAAGATGTGCGCACCCGAGATGAGGCTGAACAAAAGATACAGTCACTGACTATACGAATACAAGTGTCTATGAGCTGCAGCAAATGTGGCACTGGCCCATCATCTACCAACCCAAACCCACGCAGCCAACTCACAGTCCAAACCCGTACTAGGCACCGTTCAAAGTCACGAGGCCGAGATTAAATCACATCAATGCGAGTCACGCAAATAAACTTTATTTCAATTTAAACCTCAGTATCAGAGTCATAATTCGTATTGGTAACATACGTGTACTTATGTAGGTATCTAGATGGGAGGCGAACTGTGCAGTCTACCAACACTATGACTAGAAGTAGTGCAAATACTGACAACGCGGACCACTGGAGTAATAAGACAGTTTTCACACCATGGTCTAAATGCTGAGTTACAGGCGTGTGCCACTCCGTTCCTTTGGTAGGCCTGAATGCGCCTTCATTAGTGTGTGGGGATCCAGGGGCCATAAGTGTAGAGGCGGAAGTTTCTTTGTGTGGTCCTGAGGATGAAGTTGAGCGCGGGTTTGGCATTCCCTCTGTGAAATGTCCTGGGTATCGGGATGCTGTGACATGTGAGATTGTGGAGGCACCAGGTCCCGGTCCGAGCGTTGTGATGCTTGTTCCATAGGGGGCATTGCTTGGTACAGATTGGCTTTCTTCACCCTGCAATGGCACCGTCGTAATTTTATCGGAGGAACGCGGCGTGGAGTGGCTAGGTATCCCAGGTTGCTGTCTCGTGGGTTGGGCGCCTGTTCCAACCAGCACACTTGAGGCATTGGTGTTATTTACTGGTTCCTCTTCAGTTACCTGCACTTCTTGTGTGCTAGTGGGTGATGAGGGTACGGTTGTTGTGACCCCTATTATTATGTCACTGGTTTTCTGAGTGGTAATCTTACTTATTTCCGCTGAGGAAGTCCGCGATGTGGGGTGTCCGTCTTCACTCAGCGTTGAACCAGTAACCTCTCCACTCGTAGGAGGTAGGCTAGGTGTTGTGGGAACAGCTGTAGTTTTATGAGGTTCTACATGGACAAGCGTGTACACAAAAATTACTGATTTAGTAGTGTCATCCGTGCGATGGATCACAAGTTTGGCATCCGCAACTGGATTTGCCACAGTGACCTCCACACTCTGTGCATAGTTGTCAAAACCAAGAGAAACGTTGAGAGATTTACACTCTCGGCCCCTGGGTGTCACTTCGTCATTTTGCCCGTGAGTAGCAAAAACCCATACACAGTACGCTGGGCTCTGATTGACACTTCCATCACCCCAGTATGCACAAATTGTCACATTAGCAGCAGTATTCTCTGTGTTAGAATCAGCATTAGTGAGTTCAAATACCACAGGCCCTCTTGTAAAGGAAAGACTCTGTCTAGATACCGTCGTCTGCTGGGGTGTATGAAGGTATCCTGTAAAATTTAGGTCTGTCATAATGCATCGGGTCTTACCGTCTAACACATTACCAGTGTAGTGGTACCATAAAAAGGCTTTAGCAGAAGTTCCAAGGATGGCCGGAACGGGTCTTGGTCCCATCCATAGTGAGTAGTTATATTCAGTGGCACTTTTCATTGGGCTTATTGGTGTGAGTATACCACCACTCGCGAAGTTTGGCTTGTCCCCCGAGCAAGTGATAAAAAAGGTATTGCTTCCTGGTGCAATTGGTGATAAGTAGTTTTCCAAGTCGCAAGTTTCGTGCATACCGTTCCCGCCGAGTTCCAATCTAATTTGAAAAGAGGATTCTTCCGGTTCGGCATCCATTGTGATATTGACCGTCCAATCCATTGTCTGACCGGTCACCTGCGCTGTTGATGAACTTGCGTTGCAGTCATTTTCGTATGCAATACTCGGCGGGATTAAATTGGGATAGAGAACTATTGGGTCCGTAATGTTAACCAAGTGGCATCTAGTTACATCCATAAAGTCTGTAAATCTTACCAGAAATGCAGTTACCGGTTTGTTGCCTTCACTCCCGCTTACCGGTGACTGGTTAACGTCTATAGTAATGGCCATAAGCCCCCCACCTAGGAGCTCCATGACAAACAATCTATCTGCCCCATCCTTTCCACCTGTCACATGTACAGGAGTATAGATGCTTTTGTTCTGGTTCACCAACAGTGAGCCAAAGGCAACCTCGACCGTTTCTGTTTCAGTCCCAGATCCAATAATGAATGTCACATTGAGTTTTGGGTCACACGCCCGGCAGTGAGGATAGAAAGGAAAATTTGGCAACTCCACATTTAAAAATCCAGTCTCATCAGATGGTAGATTCACAACACTGTAGTAAACATAGCTACATAGCAATAGTGCGGTCTCCATATTTCACATGAATCAGTACTTTTCAATTAAGAGGTTGCACAGTCTTTAATAGCGGCACGACAGACGTATAAGTATGACGAAACCCCATTAGTTATATCGAATATACATATTTCAGGGGGGAAGATCACGTGACGATCACCCGTGACAAGGGAACCAATCCTAACAATGGACAGTGACCGAAAATACGAACGCATACGCAGAGCGTTCAAGCACATCTGTCAGGTGTGTATAATTTACACTTCCTTTGTCTCATTATCCCATGACATGTGAAGTATGGTGGAAAAACAGCATAGTTCCATTTTCTCGTTTCGTAGGATCCGCGTGCCAGACCATTTTGCAACATTTTTAGCGACCCGGACGTGTGTGATGATGAATTAATTCAACTTGTGCTTCAGTTGCGGTCCGATTCATCATTGGATAGATCAGACCAAAATGACTCTTGTCTCGCTGCAAATGAAAATCTGAGTGGTTGGCTAGCAATGTCCACTTTTCGCTTCACCGCATGCGCTATTCAAGCGCGAGACCCAGTAACCGGAAAGCCACTTTCAATGAGTTTATGGGCACAGCAGGATCTAGATGGCATGCCATGTAGTGGCGTGGTCCAAAGTGCAGGTACTTGGTGGCCGGAATCTGGGGGATGTGTCGAAGAAGAAAGCGCTACGGTTCCATGGAGTGATGAAGATGATGAAATTGAATCAGAGGTGGAGGAACATGCTCCACAGTCAGCTAACACAAAACCTGTCACTGAAATATTGTATAATGCAACGGGGGTTGAGGCCTTGTTTTCACTACTATTGGCAAAATATCTCCGCGCTGAGAATGTTAAAGAAGTCATTCCGGGAGAACTAAAGTCCCATTTCACAGACTTTTCCAAAAAGACGCTTGGGTTTAAGAGTTGCAGAGATGTCATGTCAATTCTACATGACGTATCCGGTACACACTGTACATCCGCACTTGTAGTGATGAGGCATAATCCAGAGTTACAAAGAAATGAGGTGAGGGCTTTTGGAATGTTTCCCCCAGAAGATGAAATGCATACATCCCCACCTGAACATGAAATTGATTTAGAAGGATCAGAGCCCTTAGTCCATAGTAATGATGAGCCTCTTCCTTCTACGTCATCCCAACCGGGGCGTCAACGAAGGCACTTTGGGTTTAGAGCCCTTCCAATTCCAGCCGATATGTTATATCCAGTAGAACCAGCGTCAGCCCCTACATCTAACAGTAGTCAATCAAGTTCCACTGAAATACCAAATGACCCCACCAAGCATGAGCCTGCCATGATACTCCAGTGTCAAAAAGAACTTACACGATTAAGAAAGGAGGCCATCGATAAAAAGCTAACGTCCCTTTCTCTGCGTTTACAATTAACAGACCTTAACGGGACTACACCTGAGCTGAAAAGGGTTACTATGGAAATGGAGATGGCACTTAGAGCTAAAACCTTAATCATAGAAGAATTAAGGTTAGAAAATGAAAGAAATCCAACATCAGAAAATGCTGACAAAATTCTAACATTGACTCAACAAATGTCTTCAGCTAAAAAATGTGTTGCTCTGTGCAGAGACGCTTTTCTAAATAAAAGAGACAGTAAGGTAGACTTAGAAAAAATGTCAAAGATAGCCCTAATGGAGGCTACGGAGGCTGAGAATGATGTAAGAGCTGCTACCGAGAAATTCGCGGAGCTCCGCAAAGACTTTCATATGGTAACTCTGGACACGCTAGTCCGACTTAGTAGGAAAAGACCTCCATATCAAAATCACAATCCAGATAGGGGTGGAAACAGGAAAGATACTGCCAAAGCAAGAAAGTGTAAGGAAAAACGTAAACACCACGGTGGTGAAGGGTCCGGACAAGAAGATACAAACGGCAAATCAGGATCTAATCCTAACTGTAATGATGACCAAATTACTTCCAATGTACTCAATGAGGCTGATCCAGATAGTCACCTGCCCCTTAAGAAAAGGCGTAAAACACTCACTGAGATTCCCAGTGAACAGAAACAAGCACGCCACCTATCTGATCATGCATACTCCGCAACTCATGTGGTATCGCACCAAAGTACACGTTTCATAGATTTAACACGCCCAGATGAAGCCTTTGTAGATTTAACTGGTGGTGATGTGCTCACAGAATCTGTTGGAGAAAGTGTGAGAGAGTCCGCTGGACCAGAACGTATAGATGATGACCAAATCCCCGGACACACTTTTCTACCACGTAGTTGCACATATCCAGTTTTCCCTGATAGAACCCCTCTTCAAACATTCCAGGCAAATGAATATTACAACCCAAATTTCAGTGGTGATTTTAGGGAGGCTCTTGCCACCCCAGGTCCCCGTCCAGGGCGCTCACTGACTACCTACCTGCCACAAACTAGTCACACCCCAAACCCATATCTTCCCAGACCACGATTTGTACCCAATAGGGTGTACGCTCCACAGTCGCCAGTTCAACAACCCATAACGTATTATCCCAGATGGAATCCATACCCTGTGTCTTTTAGGCCACGGGTACTACCAGCAAATATCAGAATACCTATACCCAGATATCCATGTCAGACGTATGGATATCCACCCATATCCGGGTTGTCTGAAACTCAGGCACATCAGACCACATCCGAGTTTTCCCAAATAGATCCACATGAGCCCACATCGGAGTGTTCCCAAATAGATCCACATGAGCCTACATCCGAGTGTTCCCAAATAGATCCACATGAGTCCACATCTGAATCTTAGTTTTCTTGTCCCAAAAATTGGCACTGCTCAATAACGAATACTGGCGCATAAGCATTGTTTGTGAAAGTTACACTCATAGTGGGATGATGGGCCTTTGGCCTTATTCCAGATATAAGTACAATGTGAACCATAAATATCATCAACCAGGCAATTATCCTCAGTGAGCGACTTCCAAAGGGCGGATTTCGAGTCCCTGTAAATCCCAACCCATAAAGACTCCCCATTCTTTAAATTCTTCTGAACTATAGGTGAAGTATTTGCATTGGGCCCATAAAAAAATGTGCAATTGTGCAGTTGGGCACAAACAGAGAAACAATGTTCCCATGTGTATGTTTGCTGTGTAAAATAAAAGCATAGATTTTTAAATGAAAACGTTGTGACCCTGGTGTTGCAAAATATACAATCTGGCTTCTCAAATCTGGACCCAAAGCTAAATGTTTTAGGCTTTACAGTCCAGTGTGGCATATCTATATGGGGGCTTTCATTCATCGGTTTAATCATAGTTGATACATTGAAGTCCAAAAACTTGTAATTTGGGAGATCTACAGAAGGTTGCTCCACCCATGTTAGATATTGCATGCGTCCAATAAATCTGTGACTCATATAATAGGCCGATACAATGACCAAAGCCAGCACACACACCGAAATAAGTAGCCAGGCAAACCTACACGCGTTTTTCCTTATAGTCGCCATAACACAAACAACAGACATGATCCGAGTAAGATTTATTAATATTGTAAAAAAGCATAGCATGATTTAATGAGTTAAATGGTTCAGTGGTTCGTGGTATCCGGCAGACGTTGAAGGTACTATGGACTCCACATCAAGGGTAGGACACATTTGACGAATTAACACCCGAAGTCTATTATTTTCTTCTGTTTTCGCGGCAGCAACCTAAATGAAAAAGAAAACTATGAGATCCCCTCTGATATTTTATCCCCTGAACGCGGGTTGGGGGTGATTCGAGCAGATTATATGCATTCCAGTCACACTGGACGGTGTGGTATGGCATGATATTTGGCAGATATATTCTCTGCCTGTACTCGCTTACTGAGTGCTGAGTAGCAGTAGTCTACAAACTCCTCAATTCCCATACCCTATCCTGATCCCAATGCAAAAACAGAACTCACAGTGCGAAAGTGCTCGAGCTGATTTCTAAACTTTGCTCGGCATCGCCGGGAAGCCAGGCGGTTTCTGTATCGTTTTCTCTCTTGGTCAGTCTTACATTCTTCCAGCTTAAAAAAATAACAAGCAAACATTATACCATAAGTGCATCTAATTTTGACTCACATGCCCCACTTACCCCACACACATTAATGCATGTAATGATAGCCCATGCAACTGTTTGGTAAACTAACAGGATCTTACCGTTTGTGGCTGGTTTTCTTTCTGTTGATTAACTGACCCATCTGAAGCATGGTGGCTTGCTGATATGGCATGTTCGTCATTGTTGGGCTGCGCCAAAGAAGTAACGGATGTAATTATTGGTAAAACATGATCACTTGGTATGATTGGAGATGCGGAGACATTCAAGTTTGAGGCGGAGATCACTCCTGGGATTATACTTGCAGGCTGAGTAAATGTAAAGGCTGGCGGATTCTCTGGCTGCGGCTGGGATATAGGCTGCTGTTGATTTACAGTAGGCGCATTCGTAAACTGGCTGCAGTGTTCCGTCGGCTGTGGCACGGCTGAGGTATACCATTGAATCTGACCAGGAGAGGCAAATGTTGTTGCCACCGGCTGGCAATCAGTTTGCAAGGGCCATATAATGTAAGGTGCTGCTTGCAAATCTTGATAGGTGGCAGCATGTCCTGAGCCGGGTGCTGTGGCTATCGGGACCATCTGCGAGTATCCCTCACCACCTCCGGTCCCATCTAGGTCCATTGTGAGGCCTTCTTGCTTATCTAGTAGAGATGTAGCTTATTCCAATGACCAGTCAGCCTTATTAAGCACAAGCTAAGCCCAATATGTGACGTCATGCTGACTGTCTGATACGTGGCAACCAAAGCTGAAAGAGTCTGTAAGGGTGGCTCTAAAAATACTCCATGAGCCATCCCGGATGTTGGTTTAACAGAGTTTGTAGGAGTCAAAAATGGATAGCCCGGTGGCCAGGTGCATGGAATGCAACAGGCAGTCATCTAATAGAAATGTATCCAGCATTTCACTGATGTCCTGCGGCAGTGGGGAACTTAGGGGGATTTCATCAGGCACCGTTTCCAAAACCTTTGACAGTACATCTAAATGGCCACTAGGTGGCTGACAAGTGTTGTGTTGGCTGGTCCCATCATCCAAACTCGGATTTCCATGTCCAGCCGCTTCTGCCAACTCCCTGAGGGCACAAACGGCACGCTCGGTTTCATCCACGCTTTCAGGGGGAACGGTAGGTTCAGGGACAGCTGTAATCTCCATATCTTCCTGATTCGATGAAGGTTCTTGCATGTTGTCAATTTTTTCAGACTCATCTACTACAGGGTGAAGTTGTGCCTTCTGAGTCAGCAGTGAAACTTTTAGGTCATTGTTAGCCCATGGGGACCCGGGTGGATGAAAGGGCCTCACATTCCCAAGTGCTCCAATTGTCCGAGTGGAAGTCTTTAATCGCTTCACTTCCTTGGACTTGTTCTGCTTGACTGATTTGCCATTGTTTCTGGCAATGATGTTATGGTGTCGGCAGCGTGCCTCTGTTACCACTTTTTCCGCCTGTAGCCTGCTGGTGCGGTGGCTACGTAGCCCCGCGCTGTGGGAAATATGCCTATAAGAGGCCTCCTCCTTAGTCGGGGTATGGACAGTAGCATGGCCCGAATTGCCAAAACATACTCCAGTGGTTTCCGGGCCTGTACACGATGAATCATCATCTTCGCTGCTGCTGTCCTCACTACTTCCGCTCGTCGATGTATCGATGACAATGGTAGCGGGTCTACTGCCCCGTAATCTAACCGGGACAGATACATCATCCTCATCGTCACAGCTATCGTCACAGTTATGAAACGGGCTCTCACTACATGACCTAGGGTTTTTCAACATCTCACGGTCCCTTTCCTTCAGGAAAGGAACATTAGTGATCTGATCGTGTTCGTCTACAGGTGTCATGTCAAACGCCACGGCACCTGCACTTTTATCACTATTTTGGCGTAGAAGGCACAGTGGGAGGATGGTACTGGTATGGCCTCTGAGACAGGCGTGGCTTGCGTATGAAGCCCTAGGTAAACCTTTAATTAGGGACTTTACCTCCATAAAATTATCAGTCAGCTTTCCCGTCTTCGAGGATACCATGCACTGAAACATATCATCCAAGTTTGGATAGGTGAACACCCACTGACAGTAAGCTTTAAACTTAGACTTTACTGCACCATCCTTAAACAGGGCAAGGAGGTGATCTACTACATTCTTCCCGGTACGTAGTATGGCTGCCCTGTCCACACCCAAAACTTTGCTGTAGGTATAACTCTTAGCCCTAACGTGTCTTAAAAGTTTGTACACCGCCGTACCAGCAGTAGCTGGAATCAAAACACGGTTACTGGGTGCCTGAATGAAAAACCTATCAGTCATCACTATAAGATGATCTAAGGCATATCTCAGAATGATGGCACAAGCGACCGAACAAACATCTCCCCCAGAGTTTTCCGTCCGACGTCTCACGCGATTGTTTCTCACAATAGCCCACAAATTACAGACGTTCAGTGTAGCGACAAGTCCGCCTAGTTCCTGCCCCCTGCTTCTGGCCTCCCCTATAAAGGTCTGACAAGTCCTGTAGGTCCTCTGTACTATTGCAGCATCTGATGCGCATAATTCCCCGTCAAGAACCTTGCAGTAGTCAGTCAGTAGTGAAGATACATTCGTCCTAGTGGCGCCCGATATCTTCACAAAGTCTTCCAACCCATCTCTCTTCGGCTTCATTGTAACTATGGAAAAAAACCATGAGCGTGAGTCCCACAAGTTCTTTCATAACCTGTTTTTAAAGCACTATCCAGATACCATGGATGTCATCCACCTAATTAACACTGTGCCAACAAAGCCCGGTGTTAAATGGAGCGATTCCCCTATGTGCATTATTCAACGTGCCACTATTCTGGCCAAGACCCTACAGGTTGTACACCAACATAAACTTTCTGAGGAGACGGCAATACCAAAGATATTGGAAAAGCTAAAATGCTTCCTAAAGCTGCTGCATCATTATTCAGACCCGTATGAACAAAAGTTTATCAGGGAAACTCTGGATCACATTTCAGTTAGTCGTGATATGTTTCTTGAGTGTAACCTGTGGACCCTGGTGCGACACCTGTCCAAGATTCATCACCCGTCTAGTGTAAATGTTGAAGTAACCCACCCAGACCGGGCAGCCTGGGCCCTGCAGTACTTTGATGGCCTGGATAGTTCTGTTCGATGCGCTGTCGCCTCTACGTTTACCGAAGGCTACAACTCTATGCCATCTCTAACCGCTGTTGTAAATCTAGCCCAGGTTATCTTGGAAGCGTCAGCCCCATCTCATGAACCCTGCACCTGGACCAGCTTTTTTAACCAGGTAGTAATCTGGACCCTGGCACTGGATAAATTTCACAACTGCTTTTACAATAGACATATAGAGGGCTCAATAGCCTCCCTGTCTCAGCTTTTGCACATTGAACTTAAGTCCCTCTGCCACTGGATGCTCTCTGTTAACGGATTGTCCATCTTTTGTCACCGGAGACCCCTTCTTACCTTATGGGAGAGCGTGGCAGCCACCAAAGATATAACTGACATAATCCCACTGCCCGATGCAACTGAAATCCTGCACCTATTGAGACATACTAGAAACCTTATAGCTTTTGGTAATTAGTTCAATAAACCTTACCTTGGCAATGTCCCGTTCCGTATCCTTGTGTGTCTTCTACTGTTTTAACGGGTGATAAGAGCTGTGACTCCTTATGAGACATTTGGGATGGGTGTGTCACTTTTAAACTATATAACAACTCAACAACATGCCTCTTCACCTATGGACATCATCGCTCAAAGATGACAAGCGCTACCACTAAACAAGTTTCTAGCCTTTTGACCCAGGATGGGGAGATTATACCCAAGTGGTTACTCAACTACCCAAACGAGCCAAAATGGGTCAAGGGCACTACTTTAGCAATGAGGATTATGGATTCCCTGACCCAGCAAGGCCTCAAAGAGGCACATGGTCCTGTATTTTCTTACCTGTTTACTTTATGGAATCTATTACCACATGGTGCACGTCAGTTAAGCAAAGAAAAAGAGTTAATACGCCCAGCCGTACAGGCACTCAGTACAGCCATAGAATTGTTTGAGGAGCTATTCCCTGAAGAGTCTACCATGACCGATCCTGGCATGGTCATGCGCAGGGTCGTACAAGCCTTAATTGAATTGTGGGATGATGTGTGCGGCTGTCCTGAGTGTATGCACGTGACTAGAGGTCTGACCCACCTAAAACCGGGTTTGTTTCAAATACCACGCACCATACCACACACGCAAGTTAATAAGGCAGAGGCATTCATTAATAAGCTTGTAAGCCTGGCTTTAGTTACGGGAGATGCATTTCCTCCCAATTTTGATCTAGTTATCCTCGTCCCTGACATAGAGTACCTTGCCTACTTGGAGCCTTCCAAAATTCCAGAAGCTCGCCTGATGTTGTGTTGCCTCTATTGTTTATGTTTGTTCTTTATTTTAAGAGACCATATCCTACAGGAAATTGTGGATCTGCGTGCACAACTAGATAAAACCTGGTCTCATGCATTTTCTCCTATTGCAATGCCGCCATGCTCGGAAGACATTGTGCATTTTTTAAAAGGTCACAATTTGGGAGGTGACAATCCGATTCATCACTTAAGACCAGAGCTTTTGCCCGTCCCTTTACATCGTCATGAAAAATTGAGGCGCCGCATTGAGGTGGTTGATCCTAGTTTATCCCTGGCATCTCATATTGTGTCATTAATCCACCAAGGAACCAGACTGACCCCCGTGGTGGCACCCGAGGTTGATAGTGGCTTACTGCACGTAGACCCAAAGTGCTCAACCGATCTTACTTGTGGTGGTGCCTATGATGGCCACAATACTTCTGAGGACTCCCTGGATTCAGACCATATTTTGAATACCCAGGACTGTGCTAGCCTTAAATCAGAACCCGTTTCTGGTTCCGTTTATACTAGCTGCGTTGACTGCATAGAACTTCCTCGAAAGCACCAGGAAACTTTACCATTATACGATTCACCACCCCAGGAACAAATTGATCTGTCAGATTATATTTCAACATTGGATGTACGCGATGACTGCTCAAACTTTCAGGATGAAGATAGCAGTTCCGAAGATGATTGGGAGGGGGATGACTATGAGTCAGAACAATGGAAACCATCGAATACTATACACACCGTGTCTGGCGGTGACTTAGATTTCCTCTATGAATTATCAGAAATTTAGTAAAAAATAAAAGTCTAACAAATTTTATTTTGTGTTTTTTAGATTAAAATGCCACGTGGTAGATCAACAGGGCGTAAAGGCCGGGATACAGAAAAAGAGAGAAGCCGAAGTCCTCTCCGGGCACCAGGAGGGAGTGACGGTCCATCAACACGGGCCGGATGTGGAGCTGGGCCGTGTCAACTTTCTTCTCCAATAGCCGGAGGCAGTAGGGGCGGCAGAGGAGGCAGGGGTGGAAGAGGCGGTAGCCGTGGGAGAGGCGCTAGCCGTGGCAGGGGCGGTAGGGGTGGCAGAGGCGGTAGGGGTGGCAGGGGCGGTAGGGGTGGTAGAGGCGGTAGGGGTTCACCGGGTGACGACTCCCCCTCTCCGTGCCATCACAGGGATGAACCCCCTTCACGGTCCCCCAGTCCACAGCCCACCGTAAGCGAACAATCCCAACAATCACCTAGACAGCAAAGTCCACAAGGAACATCTCAGGGGAGTACCAGGCCTCAGGTGCCAGGTGGCGCTACTACTAGGAAACGGGGTGGAGTAAGGGGTCAGCCGGCCAAGTGCCATGGCAAGTATACGACCACCGCCGAAGGGCTTACAGCCCTACTAAACCGCAGACATTCTCCTAGAACCAGTAACGAGGGTCGGTGGATGAACGGTGTAATGGCCGTCAACTTAAGCAAGTGGCCCCTATATTCCCTACGCCGCGCATTGGCCCTTGCGGCCAACGAAGTACGCATCAGCCCTCTTTTTCGATTGCCCTATGGGAGTGCCTTTGGTCCCGGCCCACAACCTGGCCCCATATTGGAGTCCAGTACATGGGGCTTTTTAGTCTTTACTCAAACTAGTCTCTTTGCGGATGATATAGCAGATGCTATAAGGGACTATTGCACTACTCACCCCGGACCAACTCGCAACACTCAAGTAGTTTTAATGAACTTTGAAGGGAGTGGAGTCCCCCTTCCCATGTTTTTCCCTCCGGGTGAGGAGACTGAAGAGCAGAGGGAAGGTGATCGTGCTTCTGATTCTGATGAATCAGAATAAAATGCATGTCACACATACTACTCCATAATCATTCGCCGTACAGGCCGCATGTTACAAATCCCCATTACCCTTTGTCATAGAGTTCCAACTAGCTAGCTTGCCTATTTTCTATCCAGCATTGGCTTCCATCCTCATAACTCTTTCAACCGTAGAATTGCAAGGAATCTCTGACTGACGTGTATGTTTAATCACCATTTCAGAATGCCCATGTTTCCGCCCATTAATGGGTATTTAAAGCTGTCTGTTAAAATGCCTAATAAACACTGACAATGCATCATGCACTCTGTTGTCTGTTGTGCACGTGTTGCCTCGTTTTCGTGTCCCACGGCGCGTCAAATGTCCCGGCTATGCCGTGCTGTCACGTCGATCACTTACGTGAGGAGCATAGTCTACCTTTGAGGAACATAAGTGACATATACCTGGTGAGCAATAAAACATGTGATGGATTCAGTCTAGCCACTTTAAATTCTGTCAAGCAGGGCAAGAACCAGGTGGTAATTACCAGATGCGCTAATGGGTTTAACGTGGTCGCTTTTCTACGCGCACTGTTACAGCGTCCCGAGGAATCTCTCCCAAGTAAGCTTAAGGAACTACTGGCGGCTCTGGCTGCACTACATCTGTCTTTCTCTGTAGAAGATCTCCTCTCCGTGGATTTGTATAAATACAGATGGAGTATCAGGAGGGGCTCGATGCGTGGTTAGAAGCAAATGTCTGGAGCCGCAGGAGGCCACATGCAATACATGGAGAACACCTGTTGCTTCCAGATCCATGGCTAGATTTTTTGTCCCTGACTCCAATCTTACGGAGAAAACTTCAAGCTGTCATTAACTCTGTGCGCAGGCTTCGCCAGCAAGTAACTATTTACCCAGATGAGGACATGTGCATGTCATGGGCACGCTTCTGTGACCCGTATGAAGTGAGGGTCATTATTCTAGGACAGGATCCTTATCACGGTGGACAGGCAAACGGCCTAGCCTTTAGCGTAGCCTACGGATTTCCCATACCACCTAGCCTGCGAAACGTATATGCGGAACTTGAAAGAAGCATTCCAGAGTTTAAAGCTCCGGACCACGGGTGTCTTGAAGCCTGGGCCTCCCAAGGTGTTTTGTTGTTGAATACAGTTCTGACTGTAGAGAAGAGTAAGCCTGGCTCACACTCTGACATAGGCTGGACGTGGTTCACAGACCACGTCATTACGCTTCTCTCAAACAATTTAAAAGCCTGCGTCTTTATGCTCTGGGGTTCAAGGGCAGGTGATAAGGCTTCAATTATAGATACTAGAAAGCATCTGGTCCTGTCCTCGCAGCATCCATCTCCACTGGCACAAAACAGTACCAGGCGGGGGACACAGCAAAAGTTTATCGGAAACAATCATTTTGTAGAGGCAAACACATTCCTACGACAGAAGGGTCTTGGAGAGATTGACTGGCGCTTGTAGCCTGCCCATGGCGATGTTTCTACGGTCTGCGAGAATACGCGCCTCTGCCGCGGGGAGAATGAATACGCGCAGACCCAGGCCAGAATATGAAGAAAGTCTGACAGACCAGGATGAATTAACACATCACCGACCCCAGGAGGCAACTTCGAGTTCATCATCTTCACTAATGGAAGGTGAATACAGCGATACAGAAGATTCTGAATACGACGAGATGGGATATGATGATGGGGAAACCCTTTCTAGTGTTACTGATGACACTGAAGATGACAGCGACGACCCAACTTGGAATGGATCCGACACGAGTGATTCTGATGAAGAAAAAAGTGTGGCCACATCTACCTCCAGCTCCACCAGGTATGGATATGCCGATGAACGTCCGGCGAAAGCCCCTGCAACTTCCCAACGGCACCAAATAGGTAGAGGAACATCCCCCAGTCCCATGAATGAACGTCCGCTTAACAGAGAATGTAACCATAGAAAACCCCAACACCGTGCTGCGGTAAACAGATACCGCAGACATATGATGGATACAACCCCACCTATAAAGGGAAACTCGGACTATAACTGGCCTTGGTTATAAATAAATTTATTGATGAGATTAGTAAACTAACAGTGTACTTGGATTTTTTAATGCGTCTACAATATACTTGCTGGCCGGAGTTATTGATTCCTCTTTTAGCATTTCGGATAGAGGGTTTCTATCCATAACCACACAATTTGAATAGCGTGCTCTTGATAGGGCGACATACACATGACTTGGCTTGATGTGCTTATGCTTCCCAAAGGAAATAGCCACTCTATTGAGTGATAACCCCTGGGCTTTAGCAATAGTCATTGCAAGTTTTGAACTAACGCCATAATCACGGATGCTACATAGGTGAAAGGTCTTGTCATCGACGTTCTCATGCAACTTGTTGACATTGTGTTCCAGGCAACAAACAAATCCATCTTCGTCTCTAACCACTAAATGTGGCATGTCTGTTGCCGCCTCACCAGCCGTAGTCGTACCCCTGCCAAAAAAAACATTCAGGTGTGTATATCCCAATAGGGTGTAGTCTTCCGTTGATGAAGCAAAATCCAAAAGACCATGCAGTCTAGGCTCGTAGGATGTGTACTCAATGCCATCTCGCACCATGATATTTGAAGTGAAAGTGCAAAAAGGCCTGTTAGCAAAGTCGTTTCCAAGGTAAGTTATGGCTACCTTCAGGCACTTTCCAAAGTAAACCTTTAAGTCATTGTATATGCTTAACAGGGTGGAAATTGAAGTAGAATTTGCAGACGGGGGTGCCGGGACCTTAGAATAGAAGACATCCGCAGCCGTTCCAGCGAGGCCTACGTTTCCATCCCCCCACCAGGCGTCGTCCCATGCCACAAGTTCCTGCGAATCCAATGACATGCAGGAATCAATACCGGAGCCGTTTTCACCCCCTTCACCGCCCAGGGCCTGACACGACTCTTGTGTGGACCAAGTAGGACATGGAAGAGGTATATCTTTTAATTTTCGCTGGTACTCGCAGTTCACGACACCAAAGTCCCCGGGACATGAGAAGGCATAGACCCCACAATAAATAAGCCTCGCTAAAAACCCGTAAACATATTCCGGCTTCTCGTGACCGTGACGTTCAACGAAACTATCAGATTCAATGATTTCGGCAAAGTCCCCAAACGTTCCATCATACCCGCACACAGTCTTGCGTGTTTTGCCGTTAACAGCCACTGAGCTGTGTCGTACGTAGGTAACGTTGAACGTCACACGTACCACTTCCTCGTTCATTTCCGTCCTCACCGGGACCATGTCCTGGTCCGCAAACTGCGAGTAGTTTCCCAGACGAGAATAGTTCTTTTGCAACCAGGAAGTAGCGGTTAGTGTTCCTAGACCAACTGCTAGGCGATACTGTTCCAGCGGCTGAAGGCCTACATCGCAGACCACAGGGCAGGTAAAAAGCTTTGTCCCATCCTCTACAGATTCACTCTTGAGGACAGCATGTAGCGTGGTGAGAAACTGCTTGACTTCAGCGTGTGAGAGGAACAAGCGTGTCCACCCCACGTAACGGTGTGGATCCACCACGGCCACGTGAGGCACAACAAAACGGTCAAGGTAAGACAATATATCCTCGGACAATTCAAGCCCATACTCCAGAATCTTCAGCAGGTGCCCGAACTCCATATCTACGCACCGCTTGTTATTAATAAACAGCGCCCAGTTTTTCCACACATTCACATAGGATGCAGCCCGGGGGTCGGCTATTAGGAACGTTAAAATGTTGTCACACTCCCTAATTCTGTTTACCTGAGTCACATGACTAAAACAGGACTGAAAGGCGTCTGTCTGCGTCGGAGAGCCGACACAGACAACACAAGGTACAAGCCCCCGTCGAAAAAGGGGTGTTCCTAGCCAGGCATTGAAAAACCAATAGCAGAACACCACTGCGGTGAGCACGTGAGTAGACAGGGTACCAGCCTCATCAACTACAATAATATTGGTAGTCCAAAGTTGTCCAAGATGTATGTTGCGTAACATCTCATAGCCTTTATAAGATAAGCCAGTATACATTCCATGCCGCTTGGTGTGCATAAATTCTGCCATTATATCCATCAGAACCGGCCAATAACGTGACAAATCACGCCGCTGCAGCGCTTCTATCCCCGCCTTTGCATCACATCCGTGTATAGACATCCTAGTGACCATATTTATGTGCCTACTCTTGAAGCCGAATGCACTGTAAACGGTGGGACAATAGGTCCGCAAAGTCTGTGAGAGATTCTGCGAAGCCACGGCCGTTGCCCCTGTAACCAGACAGTCCAAAGCGTGGTAAAGACAAGTCACACTTGTGCTTTTACCAGCTCCAGCCGTTCCTGTAATTACATAAGCATTAAACGGGAGAAAGGGGGGTTCATCTATCTCGGGATCAAACTGCTCGGTAAAAACACCCATATCCGGCGGCTTGTGGACGCACCGGCGTCCTAATTTACCAACCCTGTCTACAATTTGCCTTACCGCAGCATCCGAGGTCATGTTCAACATGAATGTAGATGACATTCCCCTGGAGGCCACTATTCCAGTGCATCCCACTTCCACATCCATTAAGTTGTTTGAAATCCTTCAAGGGAAGTATGCTTACGTACCAGGGCAGACACTCTACGCTAACTTACGTAATCCAGGCGTCTTTTTCAGACAGGTCTTTGTCCATTTGTTTAAGAGGTCTATTTCACATTGCACATACGATGATGTGCTGACTGATTGGACAAAGTTTGAGGCATGTATTCAGAAACGCTGGCCCCGAGAGGAAAAGTGTGCAGAAGCCTTTCGTGAGTCAACATTCCTTTCCTGGGAAACTACCATGAGACTCACAACTAGAGACCTTCTAACCACCAACATTTACCGGGTTGTACACAGTCGTGTAATGTTATCATACGAGAGATACGTAGACTGGGTTTGTGCCACAGGCATGGTGCCGGTTGTTCAGAAACCCATATCCAATGAACTGCACCAACGCCTAAAACTGTTAAAGGACAAGTGCATGTGTCATGCGGCAGGTCATGAACGCACCCTGATGAATATAGGCGAAGAACTATACGAGTCAATCAAGGAGATTATCGAGACACTAAACTCCACTTACATACCCTCGTTTACAGAGGTGACCATAGAGTTCTGTCAAGCTTCAGACCAATACTTTGCATACTACAGAGGAAAGCGAATAAGGCTGCATGTACTCTTTCATCCAGCAGTCTCTGGACATACGGTGACATTTGACAGCCCAGTCCAGCGCCTATATCACAACATCTTTATGTGTTACCGTACACTTGAACACGCCAAAGTATGTCAAATGCTGAACACAAAACCTGTTAAAGCACTAGTAGGTCGAGGAGGCAGAGACATGTATAAGGACATACTATCTCACTTGGAGCAGAATGCTCAGAAGAAGGACCCCAAAAAGGAAATGCTTAGTCTCCTTGTGAAGCTATCAGAAAATAAAACCATTAGCGGGGTCACTGATGTAGTTGAGGATTTTATCACCGACGCCTCCAATAATCTGGTGGATAGAAACCGACTTTTTGGACAGCCTGGTGAGACTACCTCACAGGGCCTTAAACGCAAAGTATCCACCACGGTTTTAAAATGCCTAACAGAACAAATCAATGAGCAGTTTGATCAAATTAACTCACTAGAAAGGGAGAGGGAACTATATCTCAAAAAGATTAAGTCCATAGAGTCCCAGTTACAGGCTCACCTACGTGAGCACGGTGAGAGTCCATCGTCTGCTTCACGGGCAGGTCATAGAGCCGATTTGCTCACCGGCGAGACAATGTCAGTACTTGAGGACATAATGGCGTCACAGTCACTGGCCCTGGATACACACCCAGTGGGGATAAACGAAACCGTTCTCAATAGCTTCCTTTCCCAGTATGTCCCCCCCTTCCGAGAAATGACCAAAGACCTAACAGCCCTTTGGGAAAGCGAACTTTTCAACACCTTTAAGCTCACGCCCGTTGTTGATAATCAGGGCCAACGTCTATACGTCAGATACTCGTCAGACACCATCTCAATATTATTAGGCCCGTTCACATACCTAATAGCAGAGCTAGCGTCGGTGGAGCTGGTGACAGATGTCCATGCTTCCCTAGGGTTCGTTGAGATTATAGACGAACTATATCGTAATAGTCGATTGGCGGTCTACATTAGTGATTTAGGCAAAAGGTACTGCCCCACGAACCCTGTAGAGCAGGACCGCCATGGCCAACAACGGGAACCTGGATGGTCACACTCTTCCACAGGTCCATACACCCAACCGGACATTGGACCGTGTTAATGCGGGAATAACTCCACGCCTAATGGTGGAGGTTAGCAGGCACAACGGAATATGTGTAGCTTCCAATGTGCCAGATTTTTACGATAGGAGTGGATTGCTGAATATCCAAGACCTTCGTGCCCACGTGAAAGCGAGGCAAATTTCAAAACAGTTTTGCGGATATGCGTTTGCCAGCATTCTTGACTCTGAAGACCAAGTAGAGCATCTGAACATTTTTCCCCATATATTTTTCGAGAGAATGGTCCTCTATAAACCAGACAATCTCAACCTTCTGGAGATGTGCGCCCTTATTTCCATTGTAGAGAATCTGCGCCAGCCATGCGTAGAACTCTGTATGTCCATTAGAGCCAGGCTGGCAACCCTTCATGCAAAAACCCTTAACAAGGACTCGCTATTTCTCTACATTGGCGGCAAAACTCTATTATCTACCATTGTGCACTACTACGAACTTGCCCACAAAGATGACCCAACCTGGGACCAGGGTCTAACAATGTTTAGACTGCACAAGGAATTGGCCAAAGCACCCTGCGAAGCCCGGGATTTACTCCAAAGTGTCTACCTAACCTCCACCAAGATGGGCCGCCATACAACGTCAGCCAAGGAATACTGCTCCAACATGAATAAAGAGGACACGGAGTCTGAGTGTACATTTAATTTATTTCACCAGGACTCTATATTGACAAAGCACTTTCAATGCCAGGAGGTGCTTAAAACGTTGCGCTCCAAATGCTTGTATTCAAAACCAGTTTTTACCATAATTAACTAAAATAAAGATAAGATTTGTGTTAACTCTTGAGCTTCTTGAATCACTTCTTCCGATGTTGTTCCACAACCAGGCTGAATGCAGGCCATTACACGGTCTACATAGTCTATGATAATGCGGATATACATCCAGGGACATAAGTCTGGTTCGGCCGGTCCATACGCATTGCATGTTAAATAACCATGTTCAGTCATAATAAATGGTGTTTCCAAACCCAGCCAATCATTCCACGACTCTGATTTCATATAATCCGGAGAGACATGCCATGGTATAAGCCAAAAATCATTACTTCCTCTTCCAGGGGCTAGTCTGCCAATTAACTGTCTGATCAAGTTACTAGAAATAGGATAGCCTCTGTGGGGGACTTTACACAAATGGCTCAAACACCATGTGAAAGCGTGAGTCCAGTTCTGAAAAGGACCTCTTGATGTCCAGGTACAGGAAATATTGCACAAACCCTGAAAAAGGGTGCCCAAAAAACATCCTTGACTTTTGAGATGTCTAACTAGGATTAAATCAGTCAATCCTGTTACACCAGGTGTGTGACAACCTACACCCCAGTCTTCTAACCGCAAGGCCAGCTTTTTTGAGAATGATGTCATGGCAGCCTAGAAAAGACAGAAAAATGTTAGTTTCGATTCCTCATTTTCTCTGACAAGTAAATGTGCCTGACACTTTTAAACTTTTTAGTGAGTTGCCTTCCTTTATAAGCTATTGCTGTTATTCTAAAAGTAAACGGTGGAATGAGAAATAATACTGCAAAATCTGGCCCTAGAACAGGATGCCTAACGTTGAAACGTATTGCAAGCCGACCATCTCCCCCACTCCAATTGTGCCTCTGTACACCTTATAAATGATGAAGCGGATGGTTATTTTTTAGCCGGCCTTTACTCACAGTTAACACAACCTTGTTAAGTGTTTCAGAAGCATCCATGTTTTTCCCTTCCAGACTGCTTTTGTCGACCAAAAAAAAGTGGCCACTGTCCACACAGAACCACGTAGCGCCGAAGAACTTGGAGAGCTCAATAACTTCCTTGGTGATTTTGCCGTATACGCCTATCAAAATGTCACGGACCGTTTTGCTACCATATCTATGTAGAAGTTTTAACCACTGTGATGCGTTTTCCGAAGGCAGGATTGGCGACAGCTCCTCCGTCGCAGCCTTTCCACCGCATAACTTATTCACTATGTGTGCCAAAAATGCCGAGACATCCACCCGGATACAATCCCTACTGGAAGCTTTGGCTACAGTAAGACCATCTTCACCAGCGGAAATAATAAATTCCGGGTTAAGCTCCCTTCTAGTTACAGGCCACGCAGTGAACAACTTTTCCTCCACCGTTGAAAACATTTGTTCCGGTTCCGTATACCTTAAACCCAGGAGAGCATCAGCCGTAGTGGTACCAGTCACACCAGACCCTAAGTCAAGAAAAATAGCATTCCTCCCAGTCATGGGCATGGTTGGATGTCTTAAAAATATGAAATCTATAAAAGGAAATGCAGGCGCGTATGAGGGAAAAGCTGATCCATTTTCGCATAATCCAGGTTCTACTAGGAAAAACGCGGGTAATTCACCACCAAAATCTGCATAAATTCCCCTATACACAGTTAAAAGTATTGGATATACACCCCTATTGTATATAGCTTCCCTATTCAAACGCCAATGGGAAAATCCAACCGGATCCAGTACACGTATGCCCACGGCAATGTTTGCGGCCGGGTCAAGTACAATGTCAACATCCTTGGGACACATGAGATCGGTAAAGCGGGTCCTCTGTGAATCCGTCCTATATGTTTCCCCCTGTTCTTCAGTCGAAAAAATAAACTCCACCCCACAAGGCCCAGTCAGAAGAAATTCCAGTTTATGTGGAGCTTTCTTGTTCAGGTTGACGCGGCGAGGAGCCGCCTGAACTATGGGTTCGGTAAAAGGATTGAAAATTCTTGGGGCACGTGACCCATTAATCATGCACTGCGGTGAACCGGAGGTATCAGCCGACTGCTCACATTCCTTGTCTGCAGTATGGCATATGACTTCCGCGTACGTGTCTTTCCAGATAGGCAGTGATTCGGTCACATTCCGGCGAGCATCCAGAATCACACCGTCATAGTTTCGAATAGCCAGTGTGAATACTTCCGTGGGCTTTGCGCGAGCTAATGAGAAAATCAGGCTAGAAGTTGTGTGGCGCAACCTGCATTCCCAGACCAAGAAACGTCGCTGCTCTTCGGACAACAAGTTCACGAAGAAATCATTCGGCTGGGTACAAGGACAGCATGACCCTTCAGGCTTTCCACATTCCAGTAAGCAGAAACCTCTAGTTAGTGTGCCGCCGACCTCACGCATGCGTACGATCCATATCGCCCACCATCTTTTGCACCTGGCCACCACATTGTAAAAGTGTACAGACACAATATTGGCTACAACATGCGTTACGTCCGAGGCCATTTCCTCCACTAATGGTTTCACCCTCCTCGCACCCCTTCCAACTCACCATTGGAATGTTCCCAACCCTTGTCCATTATTTAAAAGTTACGGGCCAGTCATCTGTCAGAATCAGTTACACATCACATCGGCACCATGAAGTCTTCAAAGAACGATACCTTCATTTATGGAATATGGATCAAGTTACTAATTGTATATTTTGTGATGTTTTTCATCGCCGCAGCAGTCCCCATCCTAGCGTCATTCCCAAATTTGGGATTTCCATGTTACTTTAACGCAGTGGTGAACTACAGTGCCCTCAACCTATCCGAATATAATGTCATGAATCACATCACACCGACCCTGTACCTAGAACCACCGGAAATGTTCACCTACATGTTTATTTCATTTATGTCCGACTGTGTGTCTGCCATCTACTACGTATGCGCCGCGGTGGCGATGTATCTTGCCAAGAAACAGGTATCCGGCCTAACGGATCTCTCATCGTGGATTAATTCGGTAGGTTCCCCAACTGCCCTGTTTCTTTGCATCCTGAAAATGTGGTCTATCCAGACCTTCATCCAAATCCTGGCATATAAGCACCTATTTCTTTCTGCATTTATCTATTTCTTACATTTTGTGAGCTCAGTGATTTATGCGACTGTATGCATCACCAGGATGTCACCAATCTGGATCATCAAGACACAGGATTCATCAATTCCAAGGAACACTTTGTTATGGCGCGTTGTATTCCAATTTAAGCCTATAGCGACAAACTTTTGCATGTTATGTTTAGCTTTGGAAACTCTGGTATTTTCACTAAGCATCTGTCTCGCCATTGGAAACAGTTTTTACGTGATGGTAGCCGATGTGGTGCTTGCCGCCATTAACTTATTTGTGCTGCTTCCATTAATTTGGTATATCATCACAGAGGTCTGGCTGCATAAGTTTTTCCCTCATCCATATGGATTCTATATAGGTACACTCATAGGATCCATAATATTAGCACTGCCTCTCATACGTTACGAGTCGATTTTTGTTTCAGCTAAGCTACACAGCACCATTGCCGCCAACATCTCTATAATCCCAATACTCGGATCCATAGCCCTTATGATCAGGGTTGTCAGGTCATTTCTAAAAAACAAAGACACTGAATACAGCCCCTTAAATGATGATATACCTATGGACAACAAAGTCCAGAAAACAACAAGGAGCAAGATGCAAAAAAAGTCACGGCTGGCCTTCGGGATGCAGCAATCATCTCCTGCACTCCTAGAGCTTGTCGATTCGGAGGACGAACTCTATCCTTGACCATAATAAACCAAGTAAAATCTATCCTCACTGTCATTGTGTAAACTTAACGGGGTGAATCAAGGAAACTGTAGCGGACATTAAGAACATCATAGACATCTAACATAATGCGCGACACCTACAATTCCACAGAGTCCTGGGATTCATCCTGTGACCATAGAATCAATCAATGGAGTCATTCTTTATGTGCGGCTTGATAAAGGATAGTGTAGGATTTAGAACATGATGGTTTATATCAGGTATTTGGTACTGAGTGCATCTATTACTTTAAATTATGCGCTCAACCGTTGTTTCAATGGAGGAATATATGACTGCTCTATCTATATATACAGACTGTAGTCACATGTTATCCCATGTGGCTGGATTTGGTGTGCAGTATCCAGGTGGCCGACACATTTGGAACCTATTCACATTCCACATACAACCATCTGAATGTACAATTCAGTTTTTATCCAAGTATGCATCTGCATGTCTTCAGAGAGACACCTGTACTGTTTCTCTGAATGCTCATGACAGTTTCACTTCCCAGTTCACCAAATTTATTCCTTTGTGTGACTAAGTGGCCACCTTAAAAGCCTCCCCCTTTTCCATATCCATTTTTGACAACAGAATCAAAACCGGGTGTCTGCTTTTATAGATACCAGATGTTTATACTGGTTGCGTGTCCTGTTTTTTCCTTGTATTCCATTTTGTCTCTTTCCAGTACATCTGTTTAGTATCTGTACAAGGCTCATGTCTGTTAGAACATTTATGAAGTTTTGAGATAAAAGGGGAAGAAATGTAATTGGCCAAGCTTTTTACCAAGACTCATCTAAACTGTGTTCCATTGTTAACCACATAGGTCCCATTTTTGACAATCTCCAAACGCTCAAATGGATTGAACTGGTTCATGTTAATCACCTATAACTGTACATCTTATAATCATATAGGACAGGAGGTATCAATGACATGCTGGACTGGGCAGGAGCTACGATACTAATGTTTATTGGCATACAGATTATTGACTTTTTAAGTGTTTCCTAACGCCCCATCACCGAGGCCTTCCGCTAGTCAACCGTTGCCGCATAGACTGGATATGGATTACTTAGGTCCCTAAAACCTTTTCCTCTAAAAATGTTAGTGCTTAGTGAAACAATTTAGCTTAGACTTTGACCCCTATTGAACGTATCTCCTTCAAGAAACCTTAGACAAGGTGACGGCATTTGTGTCTTGGGTAGTGGTAGTAGGATATCGGATTGCCTTAACCGAGGTTCAGTGCTTGTGACGTACTGTAGTTTTCAGACACGGCGAGCGTGTAGGCCCGGCCGTGGGGCTCCAGGCCCGGCCGTGGGGCTCCAGGCCCGGCCGTGGGGCTCCAGGCCCGGCCGTGGGGCTCCAGGCCCGGCCGTGGGGCTCCAGGCCCGGCCGTGGGGCTCCAGGCCCGGCCGTGGGGCTCCAGGCCCGGCCGTGGGGCTCCAGGCCCGGCCGTGGGGCTCCAGGCCCGGCCGTGGGGCTCCAGGCCCGGCCGTGGGGCTCCAGGCCCGGCCGTGGGGCTCCAGGCCCGGCCCATACCGCGGTCCAGAACCGCCCAGCTCCTGGAGCTCCCAGCCCAGGCCAGGACCCCGCGCTTGTTCCCGGTTCATTCGGGGGGGGGCCGCGACCTGGAACCTGACCAGGGCCGAGCGGTCTAGCCGCCTGGGCGTCCAGAACGCCGCTGAACCCGGGCAGGCGCGCTCCTTATATTCAGTTCTGTCCTTGGGTGTGTCCCATTCTCTCTATTCCTATTGGTTAAACCTTAAGGTCTCACTCAGCTGAGTTATTCCTTCTGGTTTCTCGTGTTCCTATTGGTTCCTACCTATAGGTCCCACCCTATAGGTTAATCCTCCTGGTTCAATCTGGGCTCCTATTGGTTAATACCTGTAGGTTGTGACCCACTGGGTTACTCAGGTGGGTAATCCTGGAGGTAATTGCATTAGGTGAACGGGAGGAGGGAGGGGTTTGCAGCTGAAATTGAGAATGGGCGGAGCTAGAGACCTGCTGAAGCTCCGCCCTGTGGGTTGTAGTCCCATTGGGTTTAATTCAGTGGGGGGGGGGTTTGGGGTTCCCCCGATATACCTATAGGTTCCCCCCCTAACCCCCCCCTTCCCAAATGTAGGTCACCCCATCCCCCACTCTCCATTGGCCCCATTGCGTGCCTTTCACTCTGTCATCATTACACATTCAGAGCACACTCATTCCTCCGGCATTCAGGGGTCAACCGGGGGACACGTCCCCGTCCCGCGGACATTTGCCCACGTACTGAGGGTGGTTGTCCGCGTACCAAGCCTACTCGGCCCCATGCCGCGGCCCCTTCCCAAATGTAGGTCGCCCCATCCCCCACTCTCCATTGGCCCCATTGCGTGCCTTTCACCTCTGTCATCATTACACATTCAGAGCACACTCATCCCTCGGGCATTCAGGGGTCAACCGGGGGACACGTCCCCGTCCCGCGGACAGTTGTACCCGTCCCGCGGACAGTTGTCCCCGTCCCGCGGACAGTTGTCCCCGTCCCGCGGACATCTGAGCGTTGCTCAGGTCTCTTTGGCCAGCTATGCGTGGCCTATGCCTCATCGCCCGATTCACCATTGTGGAATGCGCTGTCTCCTCACGGACATTTGTCCGCGCGTCCAACGTCCGGTGCACCCAACCTGAGGGACATTGTGAGCACGAGACAGACGGACAAAGTGGTGTGAAAGCCGGACAGTTTTGGGAAGGGTGTGGCGGGGGACGTGTAACTAGTGTTTGTGTGACATTTTGGTTAGTGGCCTACTCGGCCGAGACTGTTACTAACCCAAGTGGGCTGCAGGTGAGTTGTGGCATAGGGTCCTTTTGAATGTGGGCTTGCCCGTTTCACTGAGTACTGTGGGGGGAATTTATACATAGTAGTTACTGTTATAGTTGCACTTGTATTGAGGGGTGGCTCTAATTATGGGTGCCCGTGGTCAGATTTTTAATGTGCTACCTTTTATTATGTTCTGGGAAAATGTAACTCTTCTTCGTCCCACCCGAAACCCCGCAGCCTGAGTTAAAAACACAACACTAATGTTCAAGGTTCAGCATACTTTATTTTTTGTTTGGTCAGGGCCGTAAATTCATCATCGTTGTCATTATCGGAGAGTTCATTTGTGATTTCGATCTCATTTTCATCATCGGCGATAAGACAAGGTGTTTCCACGGAAAAGCACTCAAAGTCATCATATAGATTAATTTCTTCCCCATTTACAGACTTCAGGGGGTATACTCTGCGCCGGCAAAGAGAGAAGATGGAACCCATGGTGCACTTTCAAAGGTATTTTCGGCGTATGCCCTCCCAGATTCTGCAGAAGTAGCCAGTGTCTCCTTCACGACGGAGGGAGGGATGTATATTGGTGTTACAAGAACAGCCACGGGTATTTCAACAGATGTATCGAGTGGTACTTGCGGACCGATTGTACAGAGTGCCGGGTCCGACGAAGATCGTTTGCGGAAAAAAGCTGTCACAATATTCACTTTGGGCTTAGGGTTTGTTTTCTTTGATTGAGACCCCCAGCGTATGTAGTCTCCTACAATTTTGTACTGAAGCAGCACTTGATAGAAGTAGTTGTGTCGCGGATTAATGAACACATCTACAGGGACGCGGTCTTTAATACCAATTATCCCTGAATTCTCACTTGGGTCATTCATGACGTAGAGCATAGACTCGGCCCCTCTATTATAATCTAAACACGTGACTACTGTATCATGACCTTCACCTAGTTTGCGGCGTCTCACTTCCTTCAAATTCCAGGACTCATCCCTAGTTAATAGGTAGTCGCTTTCTGATGGAAGCCTCCCATCGGCTACATATTCAATGGTTGGACGGGCAATAGAATTAATGAATCTAATAAACGATTTCTTGCTTGGGTTCTGATACAAAGCAGTGTAAGATGGGTAGATGGGATCAAATTCAGATTTGGAAAACAAGTACTTGAATCTACACTTTATTTCATAAATGCAGCTGTCATCTGTAAACACTGTAAGGTCTCCTTCTGTTTTAACATTCACACACAAATCTAGAGAGACCCCAAAAATGCCATCCACGGGGCTTATCATAAACCCAAATTGCCGCTGCTCAGAATCTACTTTTTGTATCAGGTTGCAAATAATGTCTTTTACCGTATCCTCACACCGTAAACCAAATGCAATGGGGCCGCCTACATAGTGGTTGTTGGAAATTGGGTTTGGCTCAAACAGTTTCATTGGTCCATTTTTAAGAGTGGACAGCAGTTTTGAAGATGAAATAATCCCATTCCTGAGAATATCCCACATCAGGTTTTCAGACTGGCCACGTGTCATAGACTCAATATAGGAACATAGTTGGGTTTTTTCTCTTTCTGTGGTTCGGGCCAGCGCTCTGTAAACCGCCCTTAGGGACGGTGGGGTCTCACGTATATTCTCCGGGATTAACGCCGTCACAAAGTCACAGAAGGCAGTGTCACCTGAAAACTCTTGTATTTCTTTACAGAGACAATAAAGATACAGATAGCGCATTGTGGGCATCCGCGGCTGTTCCCGAATCTCCGAGGCAAATCTTACAGCATCTGAACTGCGCAGAAATCTGGCAAAGGTAAATGTCGTCATATTGATCATCGGATCCTCCATTTCGACATGTTGACTACCCATGGCGTTAGGTATCAAAGACTCTTGTGTGGCTAGGAGGATTCTTATGGCCTTGTAGAAAGACGAACATGTGTGGGTTGGTTTCTGTGGCCAGTCAAAGTCCGCATTCACCACGCGGTTAAATGATAGAATTACAGTGAGGCCTCCAGCTCAATAATGCCGTGTTGGGCTCCCAAGTAAGCTGGTATTGGACCTGCTGAAAAGTAGTCTGTAGCAAGTAATTCTCCAACTAGTTCAGGAAGCTCAGGGTGTTCAAGGCGCATACGACAGTTAAAGAACTGGCTTTCCGCAAAGCGCTTCTTAAAAGATTTACACCACCGAACAAACTGACTCAGATGGTCCTGTGACAGGGCCACGCACTTAACCTCGCCACAGGACGTGATGCCTAGGTTAACATCCATGTTCCACAGTTGACTCAATACCTCCAGTAAAACAATCTTAATGGCTGCAAATTGCAAATAGTATGCTGCATCTGATCTGGGGAGGCCGACGTTTGGGTAGGGATAGGGGATTTTGTTCGTGGTGTCAGCGAGTTTAACAAGACAATATAGTAGAGAGTAGCCCAGGCATTGCAGGTCCATATTTAGAGCAGTCTTGTCATTCATTGGCCCACAGGTAACCGGATCCAGTTCTTTTCCCATCATCCGTAGAACATAGCACCGGCTTAGTAACATAAAGGGCTTATAAGTGTCTTTTGCCACTGTAAATGGCTCACGCTGGTAATACATCTTGTAGAGTTGACGGCCCTTACTGGATTTTAAACGTACGTCCAGCATCTTGTTTCCACTGTGCAGGGTCGCATTGCCGAAATCTGTCAGGACAAGCTTTCCCATGTGCCAGAGGTGAGGTGTGAAATCCACCAAGATATTGCTTGGGCTTACATCTGAGTGAAAAAGTCCACAATTTTTATTTAGGAAGTGTAGTGCGTCCTTTAGCCCCTTAAAGCCTTGAACCAATGGATCAATGACTAGATCTGTCCAATAGTCAAAATCTTGTAGACTGCAGCGGTACGGAGTCAGAAAGAGTGCATGACAATGTGTGCATGCAGAGAGGTAGTCGATTAATGCGGCCGTCTTTCCATTTTCAGATTTTTCCTTTCCAATTTGAATCATGTCACACACCATCAATTCATGGTACAACTCTGATATGCTGTCATACACCTTTACAGTCGCATCTGTGCCGTGTGTATACACGGCGCCGTAACTTCCCGCTCCTAGTAGATGGTTAAAGGAGATGGGTTCGTGATCACAGGTGGTCATTTGATCTGGAAGTTTTACAAACAGAGTTTCGGTCCTCTTATCTATGTTTGTTACTTTTAGATGCCTATGCTGGAAGGTAAAGTAATCAATAACGGTAAGATTTTCCAAAACGTCTAGAGTGTTATTTTGGGACCGATGGGAGTTGTTCCAGGCGCCAGCGCTCAACGATATCTGCTGGCTGTTCATCAAATTCGTATCCATTGCCGTGTTCTCCTCCATCCCGTTTGAAAGGTGCAAGGGCTTCCTTAATCTCAGAGCACGTCTCCTCCAACCGGTCCTGGAAATCTTCAGCGAGTTCGAGTTCCCTATGGTTTATTATGGGCAATGTTCCACGGAGTCTTCTGGATCTTGAGAGGATACACTTATAATCAGATACAAGGCTTTTCAATTCAAGGTCGGACCGTGTGCGGTTCAATTCCCTAACTGATTCCTGAGCTGCAAGCAGTTGGTTGTGAAACAAAACGTGATCTTCTCCAAATCTGTCGCACGTGGAGACGGCGACTTTTTTTTCAATGCTTGCTCGTAGCTGCTGCGCTATCAGATCTCTCTTAGTTTTAGCAGTGTCCATGTGCCAATAAGTCTGTGGCCATAGACTTAAGATCGTAAGTAGGAAATAAGACCGTAGATCCCGTCTTATACTCTCTATAATTTCCTACATCACCAACTAGGTATTTTGCCGCCTCTCCAACAAGCATAATACAAGGACTGGGGGCAGTCAGACTTGCTTTATACTGCGCAGTTAGATTCTGCTTATAAATTAAGCACAGTAGACAAACTCTTGATAAATGAAGTGAGTCACACCTTAAAAGCCCCATTTGGTGAATCACTCTGTGTAGGCGTGCTGGGTCAAAAGGTATGCTGACACTTTCCGGGATCAGACCTCCCACTTCTGTGATGTCAGAATAGAGGCCTGTCACAGAGCGAGTAACAAATCCCATGAATGACTCTATGTCCGCCTCTGGGCGAAGGGCCATTTCAGGGAGTGCCATAGGTCCGGGCCTGCCCACGGTTTCCTTATACATACAATGGGGACTATCGCATAAGGACCGGGACCCATAAAACAATAGCCAGATCCACGGCAGTGGGTCTTCCGGAATGAGGGATGTCCATGTCCTGGGATGGGCCAGTAATTGCATTGCTCCTGTAATTATGTCATCCTTGTTCCAGGACAAGGCTGCCCGTAAGATGGGGCCATCATAGACCGCAAATGGTAGACCAGTGGATCGCGTGTGTTGCTCACACTCTAAGGAGGTGTGTTCATATGTGTGTTCTGAAGATTCTTCAAGGGTATATGGTTTGTGTGTACGCGCGCATCGTAAACTGAGGCTTGAAAAGTCATATTGTTTACAATAGGTTGCACCCTTCTCGCCGCTAATTCTCCTTTCATCTGCGTTATCTGCAAGGATATCGGGTGAGTTATCCTCACAGTCCAAAGTGTCCATCCAACCGTGCCAGTCTCGTTTGTCTTGGGGCATAATATTGGACACCAGTAGGAAGCTTTTTAGGGGAGTTTTGACCAATTTAAACTGCCCTGGCGTGTCCTGGCAAGCATCTATTGCTAGTTTAACACATTGTTTATATTTTTTGGCCAGCTCTGGATCAGACGGCGTATCAGCCTCCACTGCGTTAAACATGTTCTATTCACAGCAACGGCTCCGCTTACAGGAACACCTACGCCGAGTGTTAAAGAATGATGGTGAAGGTCGAGGATGCCTCGGATCCGAACATCCATCAATAATTATAGACTGCAAAAAGTCGGACAGGTGGGCTCATCCCCTAATAGGAGTGATTCATTCTACCAATTTGTATTGCCAAACGTTTGCCCTCATTTTGTCGGACTTTTGGGCCGCGAATCGTAAGCCTTCCTGAACAAGAGTGCGCCCGGGCTACATAAGGGGCCGAGGCCCACCCCGTCAAATGCACATGGTCGCAGACCTGTCGGTAACACTCGAGCGGTTGCTCGAAAATCCAGGCCAGCCTGACCAAGAGACACTGACTGAGTTTGAAACCGGAGTACGATCAACCAAGTCTATCCCGGAAGATCCTACTTTTAAGGAAATGCGCCAGTTTGTTAGTGAATTGTGTTTGTTTCTAGATGGGCAGTATAGGTGCAAAAAGGCAAGATTAGAGCCATTCCAGAAACAAGTAGTGTTGCACTCCTTTTATTTCCTAGTCTCAATTAAGTCAGTGGAATTGGCTGATACCATGTTTAACCTGTTTCAGGATTTATTTGGACTGGGTGGAATGAGCCTGGCCAACCTAAAGACATTTAAACAAAAGGCCAGTGTGTTTTTAATCCCAAGAAGACACGGCAAGACATGGATCATTGTTGCAATAATAAGTTTAATTCTAGCCTCTATGTCTAATGTACAGATAGGTTACGTGGCTCACCAAAAGCATGTGGCTATGGCAGTCTTCGCAGAAATAATCGAAACCCTAAATAGGGGCTTTGATACTAGGTGTGTGGAAATCAACAAGGAAACCAGCACGATCACATTTCACCATCCAGGAAAGCAGTCCAGCAGCGTCATGTGCGCTACGTGCTTCAATAAGAATGTAAGTATCAAGGCGTCAATACATGCATGTCACAAAGCCATAAATAAACCAGGGCTTACATAGACGGTATTCCCAGGTAGATAACGGTGTTAATTAGAATCATTATTCTGGTGTGGCCGAATTCCGTGCGTATTGAGTCAAAAAATACTCATTGGATGCATCCCTAGCTTCCGTGTATTCATCATACCGGCGTTTAAAATGGAGAATTTCAATTAGACAATTGCAGTTAAACTGTCACGAATTAGTAACTATGTAGGCACTGCTTTTTTAGGACCTGGCAGTTATACAGCATAACCCGGCTGTAAAATGTTGAAAAGCGTAATAGTGTCCATGTTTTAGGTGTACAATCCACCTCTTCACCGGTGGCTAATACGCCGCTCAACACGTTGGAAATGTCTGGATGTAGCGACCCGTGCTTAAAACGTAGACCCACAATATTTTTTACATATTCAGGTTTAAAAATTAGTCCCAGGAGATTCTTGTTTCCTGTTACAGGCACATACTCGCTATGCATCGCCGAGCAGGGTAGTAGACAGGGACAGGTTCCGGATGTTCCCGGACTTTCCTCTCCTGTCCACCCGCTAAACACATTAACATGAACTCTTGCCCCATAACAAGAAATGCATCCAGTGTCATCACATCTAGTTAGTAAGTTAACAAAGTGAGTTAGTGAGGGAAATGTTGGAATATTGGGGCAACACATCATCATATCCATATTGATAAAGAATGTGTACAAAATTCCCGAGACCATCCATGCTCCCCCACGGCCAAGTGGAATAATATCAGACTTTTTAATGCCTTTAAGATCTTCTATCGATGTAACGGGTGTTGAGGAAGAATAGATGTCTGACGTTCTCAAGTGGAGGTTGGTTATCACAGGTGAACCAATTGATTCTACTGGAACCTGTTCATCTACCACATCTACAAACATTCCAAGATAGATCAGGTACACTTTATGTGGGCCCGGAACTTCACGTGTGAACAGTGCCTCCGGCCGTGCACAGGCCATAAGAACCCCGTTGATGTAAACAGTAACATACAGGCCCCTGTCCCTGGGCTTCAGAATCAACATGGTGACATTCATGAACGTCCTCCTCCTACCTCCTAAATGCGGGGAGAACGCGGCGGAAACCGATGTAGTGGAGGTGTAGATTTTTAGTCGCTGATTTGAAGCAGAGTTTAGCACCCATAGACATTCCTTGTTAAGAAATTGCCTCAGTTTCTCTATTTCTGATCCTACGCCGGTGGCCATGGCTGCGAGCTAAAACAAAGAGTTCCTCGGCCAGTTCCAGGTGTAACACCCCTTTAATAACAAAGCCCCCTGGCAAAATCAGGACTATAGTCTTCTTACGTGACACCGCTACATGGATGTACGAGCCGTCACTTGCGAAGTGAATAAGATCTGCACTGGTTCCAAGAATATTAGGTGTCCTTGTTGAAATGATGCGTCCCCAGATGGATGGTTTGGCTTCATACAGCGGGTGACTGTCTATCCAGGTGCATTCAGAGCTTTCTGGGCTAGAGTCAGGTTCTCCGGCTAAGGTGGCTTTCACCCAGGCACTTTCCCAGCTAACCCTTGTCTGTATTGTAAAGAACGCTTCTTCTAGAAGGTTAGAATCTTTATAGACCCGCGAATAATTGATGGGCAGGGTAACAGGTATTTCCTGTCCTATTAGCCATTTGCTGTTTTTGAGGGCAGTCTCAAATGTAGTCCTGATTTTATCGGAAATGTGAAACAGAAACTGGTGTTCCTGAGCATGTACACCCAAAACACTCCCAATTCCATTCCATGCCTGTTGTTGCTGCTCTGGGAATAAGTATTCTGACAGTTTTAGGCGTCGTTGACTAAGTAGCCCCCCATAGGCAAAAATGGCCAGGCGGTGCAATGTTAAGATGTGTGGAACGTGAGCTAGACCTGGTTGGTATGCGTTCATAGACAGTCTGAGCTGAGAAAAGTGCAAGGGGGTTATGGACTGTGATGACAATGCCTGTTTTTGAACATCGTGAGTTCTCTTGTCGAGCCCCCTTATGTTACTTGGTTCCTCGAGGGCCGGGTGGTGCCTTACGCTTTGGCGGACTTCTGAAGTACTAGTCGTAACGGCCGCACGTAGTCTAAGTCCCAATGTTGCAGCTGGGCTTAGACTAGTTGGTGATAATGTTGCGCCCAAGCTGCAGTGGCCTTGTTCCCCTATTATTTCCCGCGTTATTTTTTGGAGGATGTCATTTAGGTCACCTTTAGGTGCCGTACTTACACTCTTGTCCAAATTTGCATGCGTGTCAGGCTCTTTATTTTGTGACACACTAATTCCTTGAATAGTCTCTTCCTCACCCTGTTCTATACCCTCGTATGCCACAGCCCGCTTCGCGCCCTGAAAAAGAAGGAGATAATAGATGTATATGGAAGCCCCGTTGTTTGCATCGGGGAACTTTATTACGACTACGTCAAAGGGGTTGTAGAGTATGCGTTGTCCCATCTCCTCGGTATACTTTACAGGAACACTGGTGAAAATACCGGTTCTTCCCCCCCGTCCACATAGCCTGCCCTTTTTAGAAAACATCCGAACAAAAGGAGTGGGTTCAGATAAACTATGAAAACGCGTCTGAACCCAGACATAGTCACATGCCGGCAATTCACCTATAGTTTCGTGAATAAGATCATCCGGTAAAAAGATGTGAATCATTGTTGCATCCGCCCCGATCAGGGTTTGGTTGTTAACGTGGACATCCATGCTTCACGCATGCGTTTTGCAACCAAGTCTGTCTTCTTGTTTCTCATTGATTTAAATAACATGCACCCGTATATTGTCCGGCGAGAGTAAATTGCTATAATTACATGGATGTATAGGCTAACAATTAGTCTCACAGAGTCTGTAGATTTCATGAGAGGTAGGCAATAAGGGAAAACAAAAGAGATTAGAGCTGGGATATGTGGACGCAAGACACCGTCGTCATCAAACAGAGCAGCTTGGACACCGGGAATAACATTATCTTTTCTAAAGTAGGCATATAGGTGATTTGTGATGTTTAGCAGTAATGTTTGTATCTCCTCAGGATCCCACGTGGATTGATTTTCAGCTTCACATCTTGCACAAGTCCATGGCCTTACAACCGGCTTCAGATCTGGGCCCACATCCCTACCTGTCATGGCACAGACTACTCCATCATGGGTTTCAATAAGGTGACACTCAGAGGAGCCATCACATACATGATAGGTTTGGCATCCCTCACAAACAAACATATCTGTAATTCTACTAGCAACTAAGAGTGGCGATGTTAAACGCATAAATGAACAAATGTGCTCTGATCTATCCACAGTGTCCTTAATTGCTTCCATATCGGATCACCTGTGTGCCAGTTTTTATTTCTAATGACCGTCACGTGTGCAAAGACACTTCTTTCAAGTACTTTTAGCTTTTCGCTGACCAATCGCATGCAGTTCCTTAATGTGCGCGAACTACACTACCACTGTTAAGCGTATGTCATGACAATGCGCACAGTGCACTTATGACTTACCTAGTCAATCACTTGAGTGCCGCATCTAAGTCCCACGTGGCATTCAACACCCGTAATATCTAATAAGGTACAGATGTTTTCTAGCCTCTGGAACCCCTGACAGTCAGTCTCAAATAGTGGTAAAACTGATGAATACACGACAGATGTAATATGATCAAAGTCATTGGTTTTTAGCATAAGTACCCTCTGAAAGTCCAGTTCACTAATTCTCGCCTCCTTTGTTTTCTCAGAGTATTCGGGGTCAGACATTTCACCTTCTGTACGTTGACGAGGCAAACTTTATTAAGAAGGAGGCACTTCCAGCTATTTTGGGTTTTATGCTTCAGAAGGATGCAAAGATAATCTTTATATCCTCCACCAACTCATCGGATCAGGCCACCAGTTTTCTATATCGCTTAAAGGACGCCCATGAGCGCCTGCTGAATGTTGTGAGTTATGTTTGTGATGATCACAGGGAGGAATTTGACATGCAAGACTCTATGGTGGCTTGTCCTTGTTTCAGACTGCGTATTCCCTGCTACATCACCCTGGACATAAATATACGCACTACTACCAACCTATTTTTGGAGGGTGCGTTTAGCACGGAGCTTATGGGTGATGCTACGTCCATTGCAGAGCAAGGTTTAAGTAGGATTATCGGGGAAGAAGCGCTTACTCAGCTAGAATTGTGTAGGGTTAACACACTTGAAAAGAGTGTGGTTGACCGGCTAGGGTCAACCCTATATGTGTACATAGATCCCGCCTATACTAACAACACGTCAGCTTCTGGGACTGGAATTGCCGCTGTGACCCTGGCCAGGCACAATCCTACACGAGTAGTCATTTTAGGCCTGGAGCATTTTTTCCTTAAGGATCTAACAGGCGATGCTTCCCTACAGATTGCCACATGTACCCAAACTCTTATCTCCTCCATAGTTAGCCTCCATCCCCATCTAACTGAAGTGAGAGTCGCCGTTGAGGGCAACAGCAGTCAGGATGCTGCGGTTGCCATAGCTACCATCTTGGACGACATATGTAATCTGCCCTGTTTGTTTGTTCATACACAGGATAAAGCCTCAAATCTACATTGGCCTATGTATCTCCTAACTGGAGAAAAATCCAAAGCGTTTGAAGCATTCATTTATGCTGTTAACACGGCCAGTATTTCTGCGAGTCAGGTCATTACATCAAACACTATCCAGCTCTCCTACGATCCAATATCTTACCTCGTGTCCCAGATTAAGGCAATCAAGTCAATTCCCCTGAGAGACGGAACTTACACCTACACTGGAAAGCAAAAAAACCTATCCGATGACGTCCTAGTCTCCCTGGTACTCGTTCACTATCTTGCAGTTTCACAGAAGCATACATTCAGGAAAATTACTGGATGAAATAATAAACTTTTATTCACTTTACACAGACTACATTGTTTTACGCAGGTGAATGGAAAAGGTTGTTGGGTGGGAAGGTGTCCTTCAAAGCTTCTCTTCTATCGTTCAATAGAATGATTATCATGGTGAAGATGATAAGAAACAGAATAATTAGAAAACATACAACAGTGGTGATCCAGTAAAATTTATCAGAGTGGCCGTTCTCATCGCCACCTGGGGATTCTACATCCACGATGTCGCCCCCCGGTGAGTCGACTTCAACGGTGGGTTCATGTTCTGTATTTCGAGTATGAAGTAGTGAAGAATTCACCGCCATTCTCTGAAGTTGTGATTCCAATCTCAGATGTGGTGTTGAGCGGATTCATTGTCGATACATCCAGATCAGGATCCGTGCTTGTCTCAGTGGATGGAAGAGTGACGCTATAGAGGGTGTTGTTCACGCTCCTAACTGTTAACGTCACGGTAGTAGTCCCACCTTCCACGGATTCTACTGTGTGTCCAGCCGGAAGCGAAGTAGTGGCGTTCCATCCGTAACTGTTGGTTGTTAGGACAACAATTACGGACAACAGCAAATGCAGCAGAAGGTATAGTTTTATGGCCATCTTCCAGGCGCGATTCTGCCTTGGCTCCTCTGTCACTTTACCTCCAGGAGAATCGCCTCCTCTTTGTAATTAGGGAAAGAGCGATCAGACAGCATGTCCCGGTTGCAGCGATCACGGTCGCCCACTGTTGAGACAATAGGCATTCCTTGTGTAGGGCCAGTGAGCGAGTCTGTTTGATGTTTAAGTGTTGATGTGATATCCCTAGTGGACGAGGGATGTGAGAATGATGCACTGCAGTTGGCGATTATATGAACATTCACAGTGTATACCGTTGGTGCTGCGATTGAACCCATTCCCTCTTTTCCCCCGTTAAACAGATAGAAAGTTTCATAGTGGCAGAAATTGTGAAGTACAAACCAGGCCTTGGCCAGGACCTGCTTCACATTATGCAGGACTCTCTCACCACGTGGCTCAGATGCTTTCAGAGAAGAGATCCTTCTGCCCCTGTTGGTTATAACATCTATGTTGGTGCAACCCGTTTTTATCATGGATACAACATGTTCCAGCGGGTGTTGGAAGGAAACGCTCAGGCCGGCAGAATTCGTGAAATTCGGAAAATAAGTCTCTCCTTCAATCTTTATAGCCGGAACCAGGGTGTAGACGTTGCAAAATGGCTTTGGTGGACAGCTATCTCTTAAAGGGTCTCCAAAGGGTCTACTGGAGCTGGGCATGTTAGGAACATCAGACACCGGGCTCCACGATCGGCACGTAAATGGATTTAGGGCTATGGCTGCCACCAAACTGATGACTATATAGAGGATGTAGTAGAAGGTGATACTACACAGACATAAACATGGCGTAGAGGTTTTCTGGTACTCCTTTACTATTTTCCCTTCTTCCCTCGGGGGTCCAAAATACGTTAACCTGGGGACACTCGGCTCTTCGGCCCCTGCCACAATAGCATCATTTTTAGCGGGTACGGAGAGAGGATTGTAAATGGCAGGATCGACGCTATTTTTGTAAAAAACTTCCACGGTTTCTCCAGAGGACAGTTTCTGCTTCTCATGCACCACACCATCCTCTTCCCTACTAATCGTGTGGCTGATTATATGTGACGAGTTTTTATTATGGTCTTCATCCACACAGCTTTCATTGTCTGGTCTTTCATTCATCTCTTCTGAGAGAGTGGTGGCTTTACTCTGTGCATGTTGCGAATGAGCTTGGATCACATGGAGCACGGCGTAGCCTGGTAATAGTGTAGCTGACATGTCAGTGCAACCAGCAGGTAGCCACTAGAGTTTCTGGTGAGTAGACGGACATGAACAGCAGGGGACCAAGATTAAATAGTGATGCTAGGGACTGCAGATAGGACATAAAGACACGCATGCGCGTAAGGTCGTCACCCGCTGAGAGTGCATTGAGGTCAAGGCGTGTTACCTCATCTGGCACCATACCCTGAAACAGGTTCAGTAACTCGTGGTGCTCGTGTCTTACCAGGCCCCTAAAGAATCTCAGGCATGCTCTAGGGATTAAAGCTGTGAGAACGCTCAAGTACAGGCTTAGGTTGTCCATCAGAGCCAGGCCGAGTGTCCCAGGAATTTCTGGAAGGGTCAGGTCGTAGTGGCGTCCGAGGTAGGAGATTGATCCAAAGTGCAAATTCACTTCGGTAAAGTCCACTGTGTTTGGTTCCTGGGCCGCCACCCTTGAGTAAACCGTATACAAGAGAATCTTTTGGAGGATTTCATCTCCAACTTGTTTAGGTACAACCATGGGAAAGATAATATCAGAGTCATTTGACTGTAACCTTACGGTAGCCTGTTCCCTACCAAACACCGGCGGCATAACACTTAGTGTTCCCGGCCCGTGCCATTGAAAGAATGGGTGATACTGATTTTTGAGAGCGTAAGTCTGTCCCGGGATCATCTTGGTGAGTACAAGACTGTCAACATTCACTTCGTCTAAAATGGCCAGAGTACAGTTTGACAGGTAGTTGTACATGGCAACGTAGTCAGGTACAGTTTCAGCACTGTAAACTGATCCGAGACCCACCGAAGCAATGTTTTGTGTGCCGTGACAATGTGCCAATGGTAAAATGCATCCTAAGCGCTCCTGAAGGTGTGCAATTTCATCTGTGTACAATCGGGAAGACAAGGACACGATAACTTTCAGATCCATGGCCTTTATTTTTTTCTAATAAACAAGTTTATTACCAAATTTAAATACTCGTCGTACAGGGGCGACTTCTTCAATTAGATAGTGACCGTAATGCACAGGAGCGTGTGTTACCTTGGATGACATGAACTCATCGATGAGTGCCCTGGTGGAGGCAGATAGGGCCGGGAACGCCTCCTGTAGGAAGCAGCAGGGTTGTTCCAGGAACATGTCAGTTCCGGCAATGACGACAAACTGTATTTCTGTGTTGCTCGTTGCAGGACTACTTCCCAGGCGCTGACTATACTCGCTCACCATATTGTAAAGTCCTCTGTTGTACTTAAGTAACTCTTCCTTGTTAAAGAACGCCCGGCAGGGGCTGTGTAGGCCCGGCACCGCCGTTTGCCTGTAGGACGAATTGTACATAACATCACCAAGGGAGCCCAGTTGGGAGGCCCAGGGGTTAACGGTGCTGCGGAACTCATAGGCCGGGTCTGGGCGCGAATGGTCATAGATTAGCTTTTCAGCCTCATCCGGGCTGTAGTTGTCACAGGATACAACGCAGGCTGCACGACCTCTGGGGGAGTTAGATTTTTGGAAGTAGGCCACATCAGCTGTCACGGGTGTTAGGATTATTTCACACGTTGCAAGCTGGCCATGTGATAAACCTGGAATGCTATTTGCATTAGGCACGCCAGCTATGTATGTACGCGGGTCGCGTAGCAGCGTTCCGGTTCTCTGTACACCCACACGTTGCCTGATGAAGTCATTTACATGTTGATCTGCATAGACTTCTGTTGGGAACACGCTGAAAAAATCCTGAGTGTGAATTCCCATGTCGGTGGTGATGGCTGCGACCCTGGCGGGGGTCATAGTGGAACTATAGGCCAAACCCGTATCTATGGATGCCATTTCATGGTGGACCTCAAAGGTAACTGCGTCAACACGAGCTTCTTTGCGGCACACATTGGGATTACCTATAAACATGGATGTAGATGCCCTGGCACTAAAGAGTATGTTTTCCGATAGCACCTCGTCTGTTCTGACAACGGTGAGCGCTACCCCTGGGTGTATTTTATGCTTGGCTTGGGCAATAAACGATATGGGTGCCAATTTTGTATGCATTGCCACCATTGCACTAATGATAACGGGAGAAGGATTGCGGGATGCTGCAAACGATACCATGGGAGATCTATGCCATTCCCTGTATTCTGCAAACAGCTCAGGGGCACGGTTAAAGGCCTCTGCAGATCGCTGTTGCGGGTTACGCATAACAAAGTTTGCAACATTAACATTTAGGGTTGCGGCCACTCTCGGATCGCTATAAAACACGTGGAATGGCACGGCATATAGGAAGCTTTCAGAAATCTGCCGCGACCTCTCTGAAAAGGCAAAGGCCACAAAGCCATTAACTAGGACCGTCTGTTCCATGCGCCGTGCTGTTGGTCTCGATGTGAGCTGTTGTGTGACATCAAGATCCACTACCACACGCGCGGCCTGGGTCTGTACCGGACAGGTTAGGAAGGAGGCGCATAGGTCCCTGATCATTCTGATTGTCGGGCGTACATCACACGCAGCAATAACATCCCTTAGTGTTCCATTTTCCAGGTTCGTCATTATGCTTTCATCAGGATCCATATTTGGACCAAATACGGGTCCGTTGTAGGCCAGCACTGTCGCGGCATGTTCAAAGTCAACTCCCATGCCGCAAAGATGGCCACCCGTACATGCTGGTAGAAAGCCATAGTAGAAGATTTTCTCCAGTGCCTGAGTTCTATTCTCATCGGGCAAGGGAGCCAGACGAAGCCTAAAGTTTTGGTCATGGTCCCTGTTCACCCTGTCCCCATAGAGGTTCGCAAACTGCACCGCCATTTCCTGCAGGTCACCTACGCGTTCTACGTATTGATCACGATCCTGTGCATCCTGATACACTTCTCTGCCAATGATAACCTGGGGCCTGCGGTCGCTATTTTGTAACAGGTGCGTGAAGATATCGTGATAGGTGAAGGGTGGAAGGAGGTTGGGATCGAGTATAGCATCGACATACTCCCCGATGCTATCCCCTCCAATAACATCAGTCCCAGCTAGTTTTAGCAGAGCTTGCTCCAGGGCAATCAACTCTCCCATAATTTTTCGGTACTGTTGATATGCTTCCTTAGTGATGGCATTGTTTCCAAGGTGACGGCAAATGTATTGGATCATGGAAAAGCTGTTAATGAAGGCAAGACGCCCATTAACCTCCCAATATGTGTTGATACATAGAGATATCAAGGGCATGTTCATGGTAAACTTTTCCTCATTGCCGTGGATCATACACTCCACCAGATAGAATAACACTGGATAAGCCGTGTCAAACGCGGTATCTTGTACCACGTCCACGACAGTTTGATCCACCACGTGGGTAAGTCCAGTGGCGGCCTCAAACTGTAGTCCCCTCGCTTCATGGAATGCAGCAGGCGCAAGTGGAGGTGGCAAATTGCCCACCATAATTCTGTGTACAGCATGATGAGTGCCCTTTCCAGCCGCGTCTCTAGCCAAGTAAATGTCAAACAAAGGATGCAATTCCAATCTCAAAAGATCATGATTGGATGGGTGAAGGAAATCATCCATATTTTGAGCGCACTTTAGAGCGATGTCAGTAATTGGGGCGGCCCTCTTAGCTTCATAAAACTGTTGTATTATTGCAAAAAGATTCATGTGCTGCGCCATACGGTGAGCCAGAGAATAGGTCTCCATTCTTTCCCGCGGATTTGGATTATTGTTAAGGGCGTTGAGGGTATGGGCTGGTGTATGCACACGTGGATGGCATAGTACCTTCAGGCAATTCTGTAAGTTAAACGCCAGGAGAAGGTTGTTTTTGTTGACAATCCAGGTTTCAACTGGTAGCTGGTGAATGGGGTTGTCCAGAATTTTCACAGAAGTTGATGTAGTGTACTTTGGATTTTGCTGGAAAAGGCCAACAGGAAAGTAGTAACTGTATTGCATCCGGCGATTTAGTGGGTAAGGGCATTGTGTGTCACTGTACATCTTCTGTAGACTCTCCACGGCTACAGTTGTTTTGCCCAACCTAATGGTGGCCGCTGTTAGAGGCACGCGTGGGAGATTGGCGGTACCTCCTCCTACCGCGTTTAAATCAGTATCGGGTGTTCCAGACTGCTCAGGTCGGTCCACTATTCTGGACATGAAGTTTTCAAAAGTTCGCATGACGCGCCCGTAGCTTATCGCCGTCACCAGGTTTTCTCCCCTAACTACAAAAGATGCATATGCTGCCGGCCCCAAAATCTTGGAATCGGAGGTCTCGCCTAGGACCATCATTATGTTCCTAAGTACATTGTCCGTGACAATAAACACACCCCCTACTGGATCTCCATTCTCGGTGGTGTAGGTAGTCACACCCTTAAGGACAGTTTCTCCGGACACAGCACCAACCATTTCTGACAGTCTTTGGCGGACATACTGTTGTGCACCACCTCCCAGGTAATCCGCCCTATCAAGAAAGAAAGAGTGTTCAAGCAGGTGTCTTTTGAACATGGCTATAAGGTCTGACTTGACTGTCTTTGGGAGTCCTCTTTCTGAAAATGTTGGATCAGAGAGCGTCTGCAGGATAAACATAGGGGGGGCGTGTCTAAGCTTTACAGATAGGACGGTATCCACTAGTCCACGCTCCAATGCATCCACTCCAAACTTCAATGCATAGGCAACTGTTTTGACCGCACCAACATATTCTGCATATTCTACCGGAGTTTCTGGTATGGAATGCAGAATTTCCAAATCCTGCATAGACAGCTCCATTTCTGTGCTTATGTGATGTTTATGGCAATTTTTTAGAACAATGTAGGTTCTTTGCTTACTGGGTCTTCGCCCATCCCCATGAGCGATTGTTGGTACTGAAATTCTAAACTGAATCTTGCCATCTGTCATGCGACTCAAATCTTTAAATTCGGTGTTTACACATGAGAGAGCCAACGCTGTCTCCAAGAATCTGACGTACTGTATGGCATTTGTGTAGACACCCAGCAAAACCTCAAAGCGGATACCAGACTCCCGCGCGTCCTTGCCGACAAGAACATCAAAGCTGTGAAACAGTCCCTCTGCAGCAGATTGTTTCAGATTGGTAAGGAGATCTGTGTCGACGGACAGATAGGGAAAGGGGCGATTTTCGATACTGCGGCTGGCCATGTTTGCACCAGAAAGTCACCACGCCCAATTAAGCCTATTTTGGACTCTGGCCACTAATTGTAGATCGGGGCCTCCAACAAACCTATACACCCAGACACGGGCAGATCAAATAAGGTGGTTAGATGGAGAACTGTCCAAAGAGTCTACTTTCTTCACCTGCCGTGCGTTAAGGCGGTTATTACTTGGATACAAAGTCCTAGAACAGTCACCTGACTCTAAAACATACAACTTGGATCCCGGTTTAATAATACTCACTGTTGAAAGAGGCCCGGGTCTGATAGGCGTGCGGAGTTTGGAGGCGACCGATGTCACCTTGTGTTCACGGCCTTTTGAGGCATCCTTGGCCAGATATATCACCGCGGCTCACTTCCCAGCCACGGTAGAACACAAAACCATGCTCCGCTTCATCTTCCGATACCTAACATATCTTCAGTTTGAACGGTGCGTAGAACAATTCAGGTCTATCTTACCAAAGGGTCTCCGTAATACACTGACCAAAAACTACTTTACACTATTGAATCATTTCAGGCATAATGTATCCCTTACACTGCAACCAACAATTTGCCCACACCACCGCGATCGAATACACTTGTTTTGCCTAGGGTCTCTTATGTTGAGTTGCCCCAATAACACTATCCTCCGAGAGCTTAATCAGTCCGCGTTTCGGGCAACAATTGCCCACCACAAACTTGTTTCACGTTTATGGAATCTCAATTCCTATACGCCTTTGGCTACTACTAACCAGTCTCTCCAAAAGTACGCCGCCGCCTGGACATCCCACTTACCCCGTGGGAACATTGTATGCCATAAGAGATATGACCCAACAGTCAATAATCTGATAATTCTGCTAAAACGTGTGGGTGAATCAGAGGACTGGAAAGAAGATGCAGTCTTTTCATTTCCAGACACATCCGAGGGACACTGTACACGTGTCCTTTTTGCTCTGGCGTTAGCGCCGTCCATAGCTCCATTATGCGCAAAAGACACTGCTATGTGGAATAGTGGTGGGGACATTCAGTCTGCTGTGTCAGGACAAGATAAGGTCATACAGAGTAGTTTACATTTTTCTGGAAAGGTGACAGGACAGACTGTGCCAAATGCTTCATCCGCCCTTTTGAATGATCCATCTCGCCACCTAGTGTCTATGCTACGAAGGATTGAAGCAGCGCCAAAGGACCCCCCGATGTTACACACACGGATTATTCAGACTAGTGTTCCTACATGTACCATAATTTCAGATCCAAGACACATTCAGGAACACTTCCAGGTATCCAGATGTGTTCCCATTTCTCACAATTTCCGCCTTGCAGTTTTCAATACAAACAGGGTTATAAACACAAAGATTATCTGTGATATTCGTGGTTTTTCTAAGCACATCTGTAACCTGCCCCGTCTTGTCAGCAACTTTGTGGCCAGGAAGTATGTTGTTAAAGAACCATCCTTCACTGTGAGTTTATTTTACACTGGTGGTGAGTCTAATTGCGTGGCCATTAACATGAATATCAATGGAACGTATCTCGCATTTCTTCAGGCAATAGCATCTCTCCGTTGCTTTCTGCCAATTAGTGGTATTTTTCCTGCCTCTATTTCAAACTGGAACTCTACTCTTGACCTTCATGGGTTGGAAAACCAGTCACTCGTGCGGGAAAACAGGGATGGAGTGTTTTGGACTACCAATTTTCCTTCTGTTATCTCATGCAATGACGGGCTGAACGTTTCTTGGTTCAAGGCAGCAACTGCCACCATTTCCCGTGTTTGCGGAAGAACTCTAGAGGATCATCTGATCAGAGAGGTCACACCCATAGTGACGCACAAGAATGCTAAGATCTCTGTGATCAAAAACCGCCTGTTTACCCTCCTCGAATCTCGGAACGGTTGTCAGATTCAAGTTCCCCATAAACGTCTACTTGAGTGTCTACTAGAGTGTGCATCACTTCTGCGTTTGGACCCCAAAAGTTTTTATCGCTTGCCACGTGAAGGGGTCTTTGATTTTTTCAAAAAGGATCGTAGGACACTCCCAAGAGCCGACACGAGTGTGCACTCATTGGCCACCCGACACTCAAGCAACGTGACAAAGCTTATTATTGGGGACAGAAAAGTGAGATTAGATTCACTAGGCCGCAATGCTAACTTTTTAACGCGGTTTAAACATAAATTGACTGGCGACATCGGGCACCTTCATACTGTTCTCCTACAGAACGCCCTGCGTCGTTTGAGCATTGGTTCCACGCATTTAAAGCACGAGCTTAAAGACATCCTGAGACGTGTGCAACGTCCTAGATCCAATCGGCGCAATGTTAAAGTGCAAGGAGCCGGGAGCACGCTTCCACCAAGGGGCGGTTCACCTTCCAGGGGGACAAGCGATATTCCACATAATTGAAAGTCCTTCTCTGGCATCTGCCCTAGGTCTAAAGGGCTGTGACGTTCCCGTGCCTGCCCTGTTTAGGGCTTCTGGCCTAGTTGTGCGAGAGAAGCTTCCACTGTCCAGCGTCAAAGCGCCCATCCTGTCTCTTGCTCGACTGGTTTTGGCTCCCAATCCATATGAACTAGAAGCTCACCTTACTGTTGGTTTAACGCAGACAAATGGCATCCCAATACTTTTTGCAAACCCCGCCATAGAAATAAGAGGCGGCGTCAGCACTAACATTAAAGCAGCATCTCGCATAGTCATGGCCAATGTTACTTCTATGGACCAGACGGCTCCCTTTTCCCTCGAAGATTATCCCAACATCTCCATGGTGGAGAATGTAAAAAGAGTTCGAGTTAATGAGGGTGCCAACACAAAGAGGACCATCCGCGACTTGGTGGAAATTCCAATTACTGTGCTCTCGTCCCTTAACCTTATACCCACCCATTCAATTCTTAAAACAAGACAGCAAGACACTTTGCCCGACGTTGCCGACTTTCAGGTCAAAAACTACACGAACATCTTTTACAATCTCTCGATGAACACACCCGCATCAATGACGGACGGGCCGGCCATTCACCTGAGTAACATCCTAATAGCCAACAGGTCTCACAACTCACTACGCTTAGTTGATGATCCATTACTCACCCCACTTCAGCACCTGTTTTTAAAACATGCAGTTCTGGGTAGTTTAGGACTAGAAAACCTACTCCCCAATTTTGCAGCCGTTTTCAACAAGCCCGGGACTCAGCTTTCTACAGATCAGACCACACATTTTACTACGTTAGTCGATGTGGTGAGGGCACGTGTTGAAAACTGTGTTTTTTGCCTTAACAGTATTGGTCTAGCAAAGATATTCCCTGCCGTCCAGGAAGACACAGAACATCCCAGCATCAGCCTGGCACTTGAAAAATACTTCATCATGTTCCCGCCTAGGACATCTATAACAGAGGCTGTGAGGTTTAGCACACCAATCGTGCATATGCTATCATCAGGTGCAGAGTTCACAACTATGGCTCGTTTCCTGGCGCAATACATACCTGTAATAAAGGAAACGGACGCGGGAAACTTAGTTAAACTCTACTATTTATTGAGAATTTAGATGAAATAAGAGATAATTTTGTAACACAAGTAAACCCCAAGACCAAATGCAATAAAGTACAATATAACAGAGATGACAGTGTATGTGCGTTCTTGATACAGACCTCCAATCTCTAACATTGTTCCATTCGTCATCAGCAAAATGTAATGAGTATGTAAGTTGTCAAAATCAAATACCCCACCAGAAGCGAATATTGTCCGTTGAACGTCCATAGAAGTTACCTATGTAAGAGCCTCCAAACCAGCTGTCTCATCATAACTCAAAATACCAAAGCCGCACATGATGCACTTATCATGATTGTGGGTAACATTAAAAACTTTTTGAATAGCAATGGGTTCCCCAGGTGGAGGACCGTGCGGACATTCATTCATTATAACGGCGGTTATAAAGAGTGAATTGCGAAGATACGTGTTGGCCGCTTCATACACTATGGTGCCGCTGACTGTCCGCGTGCTGGACACCACATAAGTGACATTGGGTAGAGGGATTATCATCAATATATCTTCTGGTTTTTCAATGCAATGACGAACAGGTAGATGGCGCAGGGAGCGATCCGGTCGTTCAGAGTTCATGCGGGCAATGAGGCGGGCAATACCATTATTATTTGTGACAGAATCTGTTGTGGATGTCTGTGGGATCATTGTGAGTAGCTTTTCTTTGGTGAGATCAAACCGTAAACTTAAAAAGCACGGGGAAAACGCTACTGCTGATCTTGGCTCAGGTACACTTAGTGCACTTATCACAAAACCAATTTCAATTGGTGAACATAGAGCCGTCATTATGGTTTGGTACAAGGCCAGACTGGGCCCGTGCGTAGTTCTGTTTCGCCTTATTTCATCAACCACCATCTTACTAGCTACAAACAATGTCTCCCGCTGTACATCATTAATTCCATACACAGCCGTTTGCCTACTGTATAGCGTAAGTGTGGTGTGAATGCTTCCGACAATCCCAGAATGGTAATTTCCCATATTTTGAAAGCCCAGCGCACCCAATTTTAACACGTATTCTTGTACTGCAGTTGGAAGTGTCCCCAATTTTGAAAGAGGTGCACTTGTTACCACCATTGCGGCAACCCTCTCCAAGCCCCCCACCTGCCAGCCTTTCCACACCGCATCAAGACAAGTCATGCTCGCTTCCATTACAGTTTGTAATTCAAAAAACACACTAGCCAGCCACTGCATGTTTATACAACTGACTTCACCATTATGTATGGCAGCACCCACCTTAAAGGCACCGATAGAAATTTCTAGCATTGTGACTAGAGTGCTCGTATCTAGCTCAGTGTACTTGCATTGTCCGTCCATTTCCATCAGCATGAGTTTTAGCAAAACCTGTCTAAGGTATGCATGGGTTGGTGTTGTTACGGCTTTCTCAAAAATTTCAAGTGGGACTGGATTAAAGTATGAGTTGAATCTTGCATAGTGCTCAAAGGTCGTAACAATTCCCAGCACATACGGTCCATTTTCAACCTGTATGAAGCTTTCATACGAATAAGGTCCTCTCAGGCTTGGCAGGTAGTCTCTTTCTCCATAAAATAGAGACAACACATGTTCCTCCCCCCTTTCCGTTACCCGTTTAAAGGTGTTCATGACGTAAGATTTGGTAACAGCGCCGGTGAATTGGAATTTGTTGTCATGTACGGCCAGTGCAACGTAGGCTAGATGCGTCCGCAGGGGGAAAAAAACATTACCGTGGATAGGTGGCTCCGAAGAAAGAATGGAACCTATGTAGTAAAAGATCTGCACCTCTATAGCATGTTGCGCAAAACAAATCGGCTCATCATACGTTCTGATGATTCCGTTCCAAGCGGCCGTGATGTTAACTCTGCTAGAACCATCGATAGGATGCGTGATTTCCTTGATGTTGACAACTTTTGTTCCAACAGTATATGGAACCCTGTAAATTAGTTGATATCTTTTACGCATTGAAGCCAAGTCTTCTGTCACATTAGCAATGTTCCACAGTAACTCAGGGTCAAATCCCGGTGTGATAGTAGAGAGATCTTTCCAAGACACCTCATATGTATTGATAGAGCCATTGGCCTCTATGTGCACTTTCAGTGTAGATTCCAAGTTCAAATCCCCCCACACAAAAGTCAGGAAAGTTGCGAGCGGCAAAAAATGATTCATGTTTATGCCTTATTGTCCCTATCAAAATCAGTCTGAAACTTACTCAGCCCGTTCCAGTCAAAGAAATGAGACTTAATTTGTGGATTCTTCAAGGCCTGCATGTAAATCTCCGTCCAACATCCAGGTAAATCATCCTGAAATTCTGAGAGATCAACAATAATAAACTGCAACCTAGCTAGTGTTTTAGCGAAGGTAAGGCAAACCTCGAGGAGAACCGTATCTGCTCGAAACGGATGTATGACATCCTTTAGTACATTGAAAATGCTACTCTTATACAGCTTCTCCGCTACACTGCTTCTGATGATGGGGGTGGGGCTATGATGACACACTGTACTTATGGTTGTTATGCCGGCACAAACCCTAACAATATCTTCCGGGGTGAAATACTGAGTTAGAAGCCAGGCGCAGTAAACCGCGTGATAAGCCCAGTTAACACGTTTCAGGTATTCCTCATTGGAAGCCTCATAACGCCGCCCCCGTTTTTTGATGCGCCTTAGGTTTTCTGCCATATTGAGTTTCAGCCATACAATCGTCTCTCCATCTTCGGCGTTAAACGTAGATAGAAGTTGAATGAAGTCACTGAATGATAGTAACTTGTTCTTTAGATGTAGAAGAGGAAATACTACTGTAGCTGCTATTAAGTGCCTATCGTGCAGGATCCAGCAGTCCAGTGGTGCAACTGGTCGAGGCCCATTTTCAGAACTGTAAAATGTCCTCTTCCTTGCCGCAGCTACACGGAAAGGCGTTGCAAATTTCATCTGACACGACAAAAGATCCGCTGACCCGGAAGTTTGACCACCTCTTCCCTTTAACAATTTTGAAGTTCTCTTTAGCGTGTTTTCATAGACCCCCGTCCAGAAAGCCATAGGCTCATTGAAAACAACAGTAAGATCTCCAAATACTGACTTGAGGTGTTTTAACATGGTAGTTTTTCCCACCCCAGGAACACCCTCAAAATATAAAGAACATGCAGGCTTATAAACAGGGGTGTGGTTTTTAAATTGCGTCACTATAGGAACACGCCGGCTGGGATCCCACGCCCGTGCTTTACTCGTCTCTTGTTCATCATCAAGGTGAAGAATGTTAAGGACACTACCACTCAACTTTTTGAGCTGTGCTGCACTTCTTGACAGTTTTGTGAATTCTCCGCGTGGTATAGGCAGATGAGTGAGAAAGCTGGGTTTGACCTTATAGCCATTCTTTGAGGTTAACGGGCGTGAATGAGGCGGAGATTGGTCTTCAGAGCCCTCACCGGCATAGCATTCAGAACCTAGGTCTAAACTCGCCTGATGGGCTGCCTGAAACAGGAAGCTGTCTGAAGTGTGGTCGGGACCAAGATATCCTGAAATTTTACCAGCCTTTGAACATACGCGTTCCGTATGTCTGGCGGGTGGCGTCTCACGGCCCTCCATTTGTCGGATATCCTGAAGACCCGTTAACTCGCTTTTTTGAAGCCAGGTGAAAGGTTTTGGAGTTTCTCCGGCCCCTTGTTCCACAATACGGTGGCCTACATCATTATTCACTTTTGTGGGTGTTGGCTCTAAGAATCCGCCATCATTATTGTTTGCTTCATTTTTCGAGTGCGTCTCAGTTTCATTGTGGTCATCAGATGCAATACATGGTGCACCAATAGAAAGCCTAGGTCTGGGAACATCATATATGCCTTTATCTGGCACGCCCCAGAACTTTGGGACATCATACACATTAGCAGGTTCATTAGTGCTTTTTACCAACCTACATTTTGGTACGTCGTAATGTTGATCCGTATCCCATGGTACTGGTGACGGCCGGGATGTGGGTTGTTTATAAAGGCAGTCCTCATCATCCGCATCGGATTCTTCTTTTCCACACCGGTCTCCTGTTAATTGTTTGGAGTCCACACAAAAGTCATCAATCTCCTCATAAAAGTGACCGGCCATCGCTCCTTCCGGTGACTCATCATACCAACTAGTGACAGATTTAGATCGTGTGCCGCGCGGTACTTTGGACATCCTAAATGGACCCTACTAGAGGGTTAAATGCAATTTCACAAGAAGAGCGCAGCACTTTTGCTAAGATCCCCAAAAAAAGGATGATTGCCGGGATTAGGGCCCACACTAGATTTTATAAAAAGCTTTTAAGTTTCAGTGACTTTGGAGAGGTGGCTGATTTTATTGGTATTTGTAACCAACCACCAACATATACCACCTTTAAGATATTTATCGAAGTAACACTTGGACGACGCAGAGCAGACTGTGTGATAGTCACCTTTGAAGCCGACATATGCCGCTGTTTTATCATAGAGCTTAAGACTTGTATGAGACACGCGAGTAACCCAGTGAGTGTGACACGCCGTATTCAGAGGCATGAGGGTATTTCTCAACTTAGCGATTGTGTCACCTTTCTTCTAGAAGCTTGCTCCACTCGCGACATAGACAATAAATGTACCGTGAGTTTGCACCCTGTGCTTCTATTAAAAAATCAACGCACACTGAAAACTGTGCACATAGAATTTCCACAATTTTCACAATTAGGCACAGCGGTGTCTGTTTCACGCCTCCTGTCTCTTCTGGACCGTGCTCACGATGGCACTCTCCGGGCGCGTCTATGTGAACAGCTCTCAAATCCCCCACCGCGTCGATCCAGAATACAGTTGGGCACCAAGCGTGAGAAACATGTTGCGTGTCCACCCCGGGGCGATCCGCCGGGCGGCTCAAATGAGCCGCATGGCCCGAGTGGATGGCTGGAATCAATTCTCATACGCAACAAAAGCCGGCCTCCTCAAGTTTGACTTGGACAATGTGGTGCGAGAACATCTTCAAGCCACAGACGACATTTTGACGGATCTGGAAACAGTGGCCAACATAGTTAGTGTCATGGACGCCCACGATGATAGAGCAGATAAAATTGATCCACGGGGAGATCCAAATGATCAGACCAGGGAGGAGACGCCTGTATCCTTTCCTAGTCCAGGACAGTACATTGTGATGGTCGTGCAGGGAGACCCTGGTCTAACAGTCACCAAATCACTCTCACAGACATTTCTCCGGAACCTTTATGCCACTCCTACTGTCTGGGTGCCATCCTATGGCCCCTGGTTTCGCTCCATGTCCGCTAACGCCATGCAACGTCGTTTTTTCCCAAAACAGCTAAGGGGCAACTTAAACTTTACTAATTCGGTGTCCCTAAAACTTATGACAGAAATAATGGCTGTGGTATCAGAGACCACCGATGACTTTTACACCGACGCAAGAAACCTTCCAGACATTCATTCAGCCATGTGCTTATCGGTTGGCTATTATTGCCAGAGAACAAAGTCCACTACACCTATACCCAAGACGTTCTCTGAAATGTTTGATCTGATGCCTGCCGCCCTGGAGTTTATAATGAATGATATCAAATCTCTGGAGCCTAGAGGGAATTATATGATAACAACGGGTGTGGATGATGGGGGGCGAAAATCGATGGCGCCACTCAAACAACAGGCCGTGTACTCACCCGGATTCTTTGCAAACAATAAGCTGTATAATTTGTTAATAGGCGCGGAAGCACTTCCTACAGCCTCATCATTATCTGTACCAGGAAGAACCGATGATAGGGACATCATCTATCAGCTGACAATGCGCTTATATGGGGATAATGTTCCCCCGTTTCAATCCTATCAGTGGAACCTCAGGGCAGGATTGGGGGCACTGGAATCTCTGATTCTAGCTTATGTGCTATTTGAGACCACCAGTTTGGGCGAGTCCGCCACTCGCCGTCTACATCTCGACCAAATTCTTCCGCAGATTCCAGACATAGCTCAAACGCGAATCAGGAATCCTCCATTACAGTTGCGTAGGGGGGAGGCTTTTTCATTCCTCTGGAAAAACTATGTATACCCCACCCTTCACACCCAACCAAATACATCAGTCAGCTCATTATTTCCAGGACTAGTCCTGACTGCTTTAGAAATGTATCAGCGCAGGGAGTCTGGGTATTCTACCTCCGCACTAACAATCAATCTTACTGGGCACAAGTTTGACACGCTATTTGAAATAATAAATCAAAAATATTTATTTCATGATCCGACCGCGATGTTACAAGCTAGAATACAACTGCGCATGGCTTTTGAGGAGGGTCTTGGAGATTTACTCAATAAGCCATCTGCCGTCATTACCGCCATGGAGATAATGGAAAATCAATTTTTAGCAGGTGATGATTATGACAGGCTTTACTTTTTAACTCTTGGCTACCTACCGTCCCCCATAGCCCCTTTGTAGTAATGGATCATTATCAAACATGCCAATGAAGTCTAAGCATTCTTTATTTGCAGAATCTTGTGTCTCTTTCGAAGGTAAAGGAGTCAAGCCGTGCCAGGAAGCAATATGCAAACACACACTTCTCCAAAGCCCTTCGTAATCGTGGGTCTCTCCAAACAGGGCCCTATCAAAAATTAGGTAGCCTGTCATCCCGAGGAAACACACAAAACACGTCTTAGCAACAACCCTGACACTGGGTTCGTGGCTTCCGACCCCCCAGAAAACAAGACAGTATAGTAGGGACATGATCAAACGGTATGGTATTATGCTTCCAAGATTAAACAATAAGTTGGCATCTGATAAACACGTAGAATTCATAGATGGTGCATTCCTTAGGCCCAGGCCACGAAAGACGGCGTCACAGAGTGCCTGCGACACGTCCACACGACTGTGTAGGAACTGACATAGGGCAACAGATCTGGACCCGGGCACGATAGCTTCGGGTGGAAAATTGAGGTCTGAAAATGCATCATACACCAGACGCCAGTACATGTCAGGGACTTTTCTACCCAACACCATATTGACCCTGTTTCCAGTATTTATCATTCCTTCTCTACACACGTAAAAGTTTACAGCCATTTCCAGCATTTTGGTTATCACTAGATGCAAAAAACCTCAATTCGTCCGCCTGTAGTGCACCCAAGGGCCAGTTTTGTAACATTTTTAACAAGAGTTTATAGATTCCTTCCGTTAATTTAATGGAATCCGCACGAATCCCCTGCCCAAGCAGCATAGCTAATACGTCCGCGTCTATGGCACACGGTGGAACAATCTATGTATGCGGATTTGTGGATGCACCTGGTATTCCAACTGTGGAGACCTGTCTCCGACTGGCACCAGAACTATTGAATGAAAACCTGCCACTCCGAAAGCCTTTGCCTCTAACGGTAGAACACCTTCCAGACGCAAGAATTGGAAGTGTCTGGGGCCTGTACCAGACGAGCGGAGGATTGTTTTGCGCGGGGTGTATTACCTCCAAGACCTTTTTAGATACCCTAGCCATCTTGTACGATGAATCATGCATAGCTCAGAAACAACTTACACCTCTTCCGTGCGAACCTGGTGTTGAAACACTACACGCTTGGCTACCAGCCCTGTCTTTGGCTTCCCTACATCCCGAGGCCAGCAAGGGCGACGTGTCATTACCGTGTCAGCCTTTCTTTGACCACGTTTCCCTTTGTGCTCTTGGCAGGCGTAGGGGAACAACTGCTGTCTATGGAGTGGACCTGTCCTGGGTTCTTGATAGATTTTCGAGTCTTGACTCGCAAACTAGAGCCTCAGTACTGAGTGACGCTGAAGGTTTTCAGCCATCTCACTGTTATTCAGAGCAGGATGTTACCCTCCCTCTCTATAAATTGATGGCCAAGTCCATAGATGCTAGCTTCATCAGAAACCGCCTTGAAACGCTTAAGATTGATAAGGGAGTTGCCAAAATTAAAGAAGACTCGTATTTAAAGGCCAGTAATATTCCATCTGTCCCACCTATAGAAGAAACTACGGATCATAGCACCCAAAAGTCATCAGCCAAGGACATCCCTAAGGCCATGCCAGCAGGTAACGCGGCTAGTAGTGGAATTTCGGGTGAAGAATTGATCAGCGTACCAAGATCCACATTCATGACTCTGTTGCAGTCCAACCTGGACAACCGCCCCGCGGACAGGCCACCACACCCACAGACAGCATACGCACCCGGCGTCGGCAACACTCACAACTGGCCATACCACACACAATTACAGACATACCACGGTTTTGGTCCCCATGTGACCCCAGGGTTCCCACCCCAGGGCTACTATTCAGGAATGGGTAACGAGTTTGAGTTTATGGGCTATGCTGCAGCTGCGCCATCTGCCGCCGGATATGGAGGAAGCCCGTATATTCCGGTCACTGCCGGGCTTCCAGGGCAACATCCGTTTCCAGTAGTCATGCCAGCGACCTACTTTCCAGGTCCCTCGCGCCCCAACAAACGCAAAAGGGAGGAAGAAATGGATGAAGGCCTATTTCCAGGCGAGGCAGCATCACTTTACAGGAAAGATATTGCCGGAATCTCCAAAAGTTTGCTGGACCTCCAACAGGAGTTACAAGCTCTCCGCAATGAGACACGTTACCCGGTAGGTTCTTATCCCCAGCGCGTACCCTCTTGTCATCCATACTACGTGATTCCTCCAATCCCCAACGAGCATCAGCAACATATCCGGACAACGAGCCAACCCGGACCTTACAATGTCCAGCCATCACTCAATGTCCATGGTGCACCCGCTGCCACAAACGCTGAACAAATCAGGGATGTAGATGGCAACGATGGGCAAAGTAAACGCGGGGGTTCCACCGAAACACCGCAGGAACTCGCACTTAATCATGGGCCTCAAACGGAAACCCTTGTTCAGGCTTCCGCCTGTTCATCTCAACAATTGGAGCCTGGCAAAGTTTTCACCCCGCCCGTTCAAAATAAGCCCGCGCCCGAGAATGTAGCCTCACACCTAAAGTCAATCTTTTGTGAAGAAATACTCAATAAACGTGTCATGTCTTGAACACTTTATTCATTTTTTTTCCGCTAACAGTACAACACGGCTAACATTAGGACAAATCTATCTGATAACGCGGGTTAATGCAAAGATTGGTTGCGAGGGAGTGTTTGAGAAAGAACATAAAGCGGACAGCTTGGGCCACAATGCTAAAATCATGAGTTGTTTTATTGCCTTCATTCTGCCATGTGCCTTATTGAGGAAGGTTGACGGTATCACTGGCCCAACACACTGTGTATATTAGGTGCAATACAGGGTCACATGGACGGGCTCACGCCATGTTTTAGCAACAATTCTAGATCACCCGATAACCATTCCCACGTTTGCATTGCTTTGAGAAAACCCCAAATATACAGAAAAACAAAAGAACGCCCATACAGCACACACCCAACACAATTACAACTGCCCGCCCCTCTATAACTCCACCTGGCACATGCGGTGTAGGGCGTGGTGGTTTCGGCCTGGGGGTACTGTGCTGTGGCGGTGGAGTTGTGTGCGACTGGGGAACTTTAGGCACATCACTGGGCCCAGATTTAACAAGTGTGACACAAGTTTTAGCTTCAAGCACCTCCCTTTTCTGATCAGAGGCCAGAGCCACCGCTGCACAGAGATAACATTTAGCATAGTCTGCTGTTGTACTATGAATGTGCAGGGTTGTGCTTGTGTTTCTGGACCAGGTTAATGTGATCCGGCCATCTTTATATCCTTCATAGTATTCAATGATGGTAAAATCGGTAGCGGTCACATGAGCTAAAGACTCGCTTGTTTTGTATATGAACCATGACACAACAAGCAGTCGTTTATTTCCAGTATACTCGCACGTTAAATTGACAGGACTAAACATGAACACTTCCGTGCCGTTTGACACAATCAGGGGGGGACCATCTGAAGATTGTGGAAATCTGATCAAACTATTGTTTAGTAACGCGAGGGACTCATTTAGAGATGTCGATGACAAGCCTGACACTGACAGGGCGGTAAAAACACCAAATAGTGGAAATAAAACGTTGAGTAAAAACATGACGAGTTGGTTTCTTTTTCAGATCTTTCTTGTTGTTAATGCGGCTAAGCAGCCAACCGGACTAGACCACGTAATAAAAGGTTCAGAGGACAAACCAGGAAGTGGGACGACAGTGTTGCGGGAGCCGGTTGGAAGTTTTTACGCCAAGCTCTCGGTAAATCCTTGACTAAATGAACCCTGAAATTCTCCCTAAAAGACACTGTCAGTCACCACGTGAAGGGGTGGGCTAAATAGATTATTCCAAAGAGGACCGAACCTTTAATAGAAAAAGTACCCCCTGGAAGTTCAGAAGACGCCACGTGTGTTTGTCAGGCCCAGTCATGGAGAAAGGTAAGTCTTTAAGGTAAATTTGGGACTATTCTGGAAACAGGACCCCCAAATTCATGCAGAGGAATGGTGGCGGGCTATTTTTAGAAATGGGCACTGTAAGAGGAAACAAGAAACGATACTGATTATCCATCCTCAGCAACTGTTATTACACCCTCCTTACGCATGTCCGTCTACAGATCTATCACTCACAGTAACATTTTATATCGGGCTTCAGGCTTTTTTTGTCTGATGACAATCAGGTATAAGTCACGAATGCCCATAGTAAGGCTTGTACATAGCCTTTCAGTACTGGAAAGTCCCTAGGTACTTCCTCATTTTGTGATGATATGCAAATTTCGCACTGAAACCGGTAGATACCCCCAAGATCTGATATGTGCAAAATCCTCATATTTTTAATGTGTGATATAAACAGTTGAGACCCAATCAACATTCTAGGCTTTAACGCGGGTGAAACGGTTTATTGACCATTCCAGTTAACTGACGTTCCAGATCTGCTTCTACAAATACAGGAAGCCATGCTCCAGGCAAGGCTCTGTCAAGGGTCAAAAGCAACAAAAAATGGTCGAAATATGGGTGAATATTCTATCCTCACAGGGTATATAGACATGGGACTTCACGGTATGGGGGAAACATTCACATATCTCAGGGAAGTAACATGGCCACTGACCCTTGTTTACAGAACAGACCATTTTCAGAAAGAACTGATCTTTTATGGTGCTTGGTATACAATGTAACCCTATGCGGTTATTTACCACTGATGTATGGGGGACTTGGGAAGTGTAGTGTGAATGCTTTTTGCACGTGGGGCTCCAGGCCCGGCCGTGGGGCTCCAGGCCCGGCCGTGGGACTCCAGGCCCGGCCGTGGGGCTCCAGGCCCGGCCGTGGGGCTCCAGCCCCGGCCGTGGGGCTCCAGGCCCGGCCCATACTGCGGCCCAGAACCGCCCAGCTCCTGGAGCTCCCAGCCCAGGCCAGGACCCCGCGCTTGTTCCCGGTTCATTCGGGGGGGGGCCGCGACCTGGAACCTGTCCAGGGCCGAGCGGTCTAGCCGCTTGGGCGTCCAGAACGCCACTGAACCCGGGCAGGCGCGCTCCTTATATTCAGTTCTGTCCTTGGGTGTGTCCCATTCTCTCTATTCCTATTGGTTAAACCTTAAGGTCTCACTCAGCTGAGTTATTCCTTCTGGTTTCTAGTGTTCCTATTGGTTCCTACCTATAGGTCCCACCCTACAGGTTAATCCTCCTGGTTCAATCTGGGCTCCTATTGGTTAATACCTGTAGGTTGTGACCCACAGGGTTACTCAGGTGGGTAATCCTGGAGGTAATTGCATTAGGTGAACGGGAGGAGGGAGGGGTTTGCAGCTGAAATTGAGAATGGGCGGAGCTAGAGACCTGCTGAAGCTCCGCCCTCTGGGTTGTAGTCCCATTGGGTTTAATTCAGTGGGGGGGGGGTTTGGGGTTCCCCCGATATACCTATAGGTTCCACCCACCGGGTTAAACCCCGCCCATTTTAATTCCAGCGGGATACCCCCCCTATTCCACTGCCGTTTATCCTATAGAATTTCCGCTGGGTTCCACAGGAGGGTACCCTTCGGTAGGTACCCCTACCGGTAGGTATTGGTACTACAGGCGGGTATATATAATATATATATAGGAGAACCTATAGGATTAACCTAGAAGAGATACCTAACCCCCCCCTAACCCCCCCCTTCCCAAATGTAGGTCACCCCATCCCCCACTCTCCATTGGCCCCATTGCGTGCCTTTCACCTCTGTCATCATTACACATTCAGAGCACACTCATTCCTCCGGCATTCAGGGGTCAACCGGGGGACACGTCCCCGTCCCGCGGACATTTGCCCACGTACTGAGGGTGGTTGTCCGCGTACCAAGCCTACTCGGCCCCATGCCGCGGCCCCTTCCCAAATGTAGGTCGCCCCATCCCCCACTCTCCATTGGCCCCATTGCGTGCCTTTCACCTCTGTCATCATTACACATTCAGAGCACACTCATCCCTCGGGCATTCAGGGGTCAACCGGGGGACACGTCCCCGTCCCGCGGACAGTAGTCCCCGTCCCGCGGACAGTAGTCCCCGTCCCGCGGACAGTAGTCCCCGTCCCGCGGACAGTTGTCCCCGTCCCGCGGACATCTGAGCGTTGCTCAGGTCTCTTTGGCCAGCTATGCGTGGCCTATGCCTCATCGCCCGATTCACCATTGTGGAATGCGCTGTCTCCTCACGGACATTTGTCCGCGCGTCCAACGTCCGGTGCACCCAACCTGAGGGACATTGTGAGCACGAGACAGACGGACAAAGTGGTGTGAAAGCCGGACAGTTTTGGGAAGGGTGTGGCGGGGGACGTGTAACTAGTGTTTGTGTGACATTTTGGTTAGTGGCCTACTCGGCCGAGACTGTTACTAACCCAAGTGGGCTGCAGGTGAGTTGTGGCAGAGGGGACTTTAGTTTACATAACTGCTCCTCTGAAGCTCCGGAGCCTGCCTCCCGCGGGCTTCTTTGCAGGGCTGTAGGGGTTTCCCCGCGCCTTCTAAGGCTTTAGCACTTTCCCTTCCTCGATGTTTGTAACCCCTGATTTTCTTAGAACATTCGACTTGTTGGTTGGGGGCTTGCGCCGAGACAGATTAGGAATGTGAATTCATTCTCAAACATACTTCTAGAGGTGTTCCCGCTTGGGAGGTGGCTGAACTTTAAAAGCGTATGGGGGTGGGGGCGATGATCAGAACACATAATCTACTCTGATTCTGGGGTGGATTCAACTAGCGCCATCCTTTCCATTATATGCCTTGGTGGAGTTCAACTACTGTTGAGTACGTTTAGATGTTTCACTATAAAGGGTTCTTGTTAAATTGCCTTTCTATATAAATAAAGTGCCTGCAAAGACCCATCCTACAACCCCAAAATAGGGGAGATTCTCACTTCCTGCATAAATTCTGTTGAGGTTTGTTGTGTTTCCCCGACTACACGGGACTGTTCTTGTGCAACCAATGTTTGTTTTGAATCGCTTTATTTTGTGGTACATGTCTGTGGCTTATCCCGTATGTTGTGCCTTTATAGTAGTTTCTAGATGTGTTTTGGTTATGTTATCACTAAACTCCGAAATTTGGTGAGACTATGAAGAGGCTTAAAGAAAACTAATCCGTTCCACATGCATGCACATGTGTCCCCTGGAGGGCTTCTGAAGAGCTGCTCATGTGTACTATTTTTTACCGGGTGCACTCCAAAAATAAAAAAGCCCTTTTTGATGCAGAGGAAGTCCGGTGGTCGGTAAGACTCGCCCTCTGCCTACCTCCACTTTCATCATATATGTGGAAGTCAATCACTTTCCTAACTACCCTTTTTGGAGACTTACATGCAATACTAATGCCTCTCTGTTCTTTTAGGTAATATATTCTGGTTATAACTGTTACCATCTGTTTTGCTCTGGTGCCCGAGTATTCCCGCGTTATCCAGTGTCATGAAAAGTCATATTTTTGCAATCTTTATTTTAAAACCCGAATCTCTACCAATTAACCCCCAATTTCGCCCCTCTCCAGTTTCCAGGTGAGTGAAAAAAAGAACAACAACTAAGTATTGTAAATTATTTTTATTGTGTGAGAAAGATGAAGCATCATTTACCATGTTCCCGTTGCATGATTTGTTGATTCTTTCAAAGGTTGGTAAGCAGCCTATGACAGCCATAATATTTCCTGGAAGAGTTAGCACATGTTGATGCCGGTGAACTGCCCGTTTCATCATTGTGCTTAACCCTTCCCCGCTGTTGTAAATAAAAAATGCCTGTGCTAACGGCTGGCCGGTAATAATAGTGATGGGAAAGTTTGAGATGTTTCGCACCATGAGCTTAATTGTTTGGCCGGGCTTCCATTCCTGCGGATAAATGTAAAATACTTGGTTGTTAGGGTGGGACAAAATGAGCGCTGTGATCTTTGTGCTTAGAGGAGTTTCATAAGTGTTGTTATAGTCAACACTTGTTATGAAGTTTGGGGGGATGATCACGGGAGAACCAAAATATCGAATTTCAGTGCTCTCCCCATCCCATCTCCAGGTGCTTTTAGGGTAGGGATTGTACTTGAAAGCTAGGATCACGTCGTTGAGTAATGTCATTCCAATTTTTATTGGCTCCTCTCGTGCCTTCGGTTTTTCTGTGGGCACATCCACTGAGACCCTGACACAGGTTTTGTCTAGTCTCAGGGCGTTTACTGGGCACACTTTTCCTGGGAATGTATGGATTCTGGCAAATGGTTTGCTGAATGGCCGCGTTCGTTGTGCCAGTAGAAATGGCAAAGATTCATCCTGCGTGCTCACCGGAACTCCACTTAGGAAAATTTGGGGCTCGTTCGTTGACAGCTTATCTCCCCATTGCGAGCATGATGTTTCCAAATTTATGTTGCCCTTGTTTGGAAATATCCTAAGGTAAAGGTATGGAGTTTTGACCAGTCTCAAGGGGACCATATACCAGATGAACTTTCCCTTATCAATGTATAAATTTCTGGGGTTGAGTACCTGCAGTTCCACTTCTTGTTCTGAATTAAGCACAAAAACAGGTTTCAGGTACACTTCATTTTCCGTGTCTCCGAAAATCACAAATGCGCAGGTGAAGTAACGGCTGCCGTAGGTCGCTGAGTTGAAGTTGAATGCTGGGAATTGATATCTTATGATCTGACCAACAGAAGGACACGGGGGGAGTTCTTGACATGTAGCATCGAGTTCCAGAACTTGTTTGTTTGTTATTTTGACATGAGATTTGTATAGTTCATATTTCCACATACCTCTTGTAAATGTTGTTTCAGGATGCTCTTCTCGGCGGCTAATACGGAAGCTGTGTCGTAGGGACAAAGAGCGTGAGCGTTTGGCTAGTGCTGCATGGGCAGATCCGGGGAAAGAGTCGCCCATGGTGACAGAGAGTCCACGGGAAGTTCCAGTGATATGGGTAACACAACGGCAGCACCCCAGTGGATACACCTTGATATCCTGTCGTAGTAAATGAGTCCCTCGGAGGTGTTTACTCCATCAGTCGGCCAAAAGATGGCAAAGCCCAGTCTGTCTCTGCGGTTGATGGTTAGGTAAGTAGTGCCCGGGTTATATACTGTCATAAAGAGCGTCCCTGGGGCGTGCCACATGTTTGGGCGGAGCACCCACCGGTCGCAACAGGCATCCTGAAAAACAAAACCAGTATGGCCTTGCATTGGTGGGCCGTTAATGACCTGCCCAGCCGCTTTGATCACGGCCTCTTCTCCAGGGCTAATCATCGTGGTGGTATCCGGATATAATGGAACCAACGTCCAGTCTGTGCCTCTTGTCACCACGCCCATGTCCTTTTCCCAGGCACTGCTGAGGGGACCGGAGTGGATTTCCATTGATGCTGTCACAAGCCACGACCCGCGAGCATCAGGTAACTCTATATCTACCCGACATAGGTTTGAGGCCTCATGGCAGTAAGCGGAGATGCATACAAATCCCCATTCCTTCGGATCTCTGACCTTAACTCTATCCTTGTCCACGTCTGCCGTTGGATGTGGATCCCAAAATCCATGTGTGTTTGACCTCATTACCGGGCCTCGATTATCTGAACCGTCATCTGCTGCACCGTCGTGTGTTCTAGTCCCCTGTGACGGCAATTCTCGCGGTGGTGCTTCCCTTGCTCCACCTTGATGAGTCCAATATGCTGGATTATTTCCCCCTCTTGGCGTTAAACGGAATAAATAACCGCTAAGGCCAGTCGGTAAAGTGTGAGTTTTAAAACACATTGATAGGGTTGTAGGTGATGTAGTTGTTGGTATTCCACTGAACTTTAGTTGCTTTCCAGTCTGTTCCACGTCAAGAAGCTCGCCGCATTCTGTAAGTGATGGGGACGAGTGGAAAGTAATTGGAAGCTTTATTGGTGTTGATCTGAGACACACCAGGGTCATTTGAATAGCGCCTCTTTGCAGCACACCAGTTCCGGTTTGGATACAAGCAAACAGAGGAGCGTGGATGTCAAACGCGCATGATGGGATGATGCGTACATCTTTGCTAGGTTTATGCGGTAGGATGCATTGTAAAGTTGATTTAATTTCTTCAGTGTCCCACAGAGATTTCACTAAGCCGTATCGTGCTACAGAGAGAGCTTCGTATACGGAAAATGAAAGAGGTAGGACGCATATTCCTCCATTGTGACAGCTTGGATATATTACGTCAGCATTGTGGATGGTAAGTCCGGATGGGATTATATTGACAACCCATTCCCCCAAACGTTGTCCGATTGTCATTGTGGCACCGTTAGCTGTTTGGGTTGCTTGCACGTCGAAAGCTGACCAGAGTACTTTCCAGGATGTTCTTCAAGTCATCTATAAACTGTCTGTGTGCCCAAATGTAAAGAAGCAGTAAGAGTAATATGAGAAGGGATCCAAAGGCGTGATAGTATCGAGTCATGAGCGATGATGGGCAAAAGAATCCAAGGTTGCCTGGCTCAGGGCGGAACACCAGGGGTGCGGCAAGTAACAGCCAACAGGTGGCTCCAATTATTCCGGTGAACATCACATTGCAGATTATGCGCATGCGCGTGGAAAGGCGCGTGTGCCAAATTTTGTATGTGATGTAGCACGTGGCTATAATTGTTGCTACACAACAGCACAGGAAAAAGAAGCCCTTTGCTGCTTGACGAATGGCATGTCCAGCTTGTGTTGCCCCTTCTCGACACAGATTGGGGCCTCTATTTAGATTTGAGGAAATTCCGGCTTCAAACACACTAGCCAATACCAGTATAAACACGGTGATCAATGTTAGGAGCAGATACATAATGATGCATCTATTGCTCACCGGTTTGATGGTTTTGGCAGATACCATTAGAGCACGATGAGCTGCCATCCCACTGTGATGGAACCCAGAAAGCAATAAGCTCATTAACATCATGTGCTGGGTTAACATGCAGAGTCCGGTGTTTGAAAATTCTTGGATTAGCTTTCCTAGTAACCAGAGAAGAGTGTCCATAAACATTACAGCCAGCCACCAGTCTATGGAATCTTTCAGCTTTCTGATTAGCAACAGAAACAGTAGCAGTATGATCAATATGAGTATTTCTGTCACCATAGTTACCCCGGTGAAGATGGAGAGGCCGGTGTTGTAGGAGCTGTTACATCCTGGGCCTTCTGGCAGCTCAACTGTGGGACTGCCCATGATCTGTGTCGTTTCATCCATCTTCAGAATGGATTGTGGCAATTAGGCTGTCCTTTCACTGAATTCTGGTGAAAAAAGGAAGTTACCACTGTCACCTTAACCACACCCTCTGCAATCCTGCAGGCTCCTAGAAAGGTTTGAAGTTAGCTTCAACAGTACAGTGGCACTGTGACATGGATATAACTGGCACTGACATCCTGTTACAGCTCCAGATTTTCGCTGACCATTTTTCTCCGCGGTTACCGTAAGGAATCTCTGTACAGTATTTTTTTGGGTGTCTGTATATTCTCAACACTTTTAACTGCAAAAGGCTGGTTGTGCTGCTGCTGTTTTTTGAAGTCAGTTGAAAGTACATCTTGCTGCTTTACAGATAGGATATGGTAACAAGTGTTACAGGAAAATGATGTATATGGTGACACGTGAATGCCACTGACTCTGGTATCCTTTACCTCTCTATGAAGCTCATGATGGAAAAGACTAAGCAATTGATGATAGATGGGATGAGACGTTAAACTGCATCTGCGCTGATTGTGTTTCTGCTATTTGACGACGATTGACATTAGTCCACCTCAGACATTTCGACGGGTGTAAGCGTTTGCGTTTGCAAACTCTTCGCATGTTTCTTGTGTTTGTTTCAATAGAAACATGCGAGGGCTTGCTTTACGAATTTCGCTTCTGGCAACATCTGGAACCCGCCCTTTAATCCTATGAAGAAACTGCATAAGCGGTGACGGTTGTGAAACAAGCCTGTATTATTTATGTAATTGTAAAAATACATGGGTTTATTTCGCAGTCGACGCTCGCTGTAACCTCCAAGGCTCTTTCTCGCCAGTGTCTCTTTTTTTATTGTTACTGTTGATATGTGTGTTGTTCACCCGTCCATTTCAGGGTTCGTGTGTTGCCCTTTTTATGGATGTGACCATTGACATGTAACAATGTAGGTAGGTTCCTTAATGTAATTGGTGGCTGCCAGTTCCTGACAAATTGCCCAATACTGTTTTGTGGACTTTCAGTTTATGTAGGCATTTGTGTGTTGTAAAAAAATGTGAGTCTGGAATGGTCTTACATTCCAGACACATTTGTGATAATGTCAGACAAGCGTAGTCAGATGCGTCCTATAAAATTTCGCATTTGGCCATGGTTGTCTGATGTCATCTTAACAACACAACTTACCTTCTACCGTTTTCTGTGTTTATCGGAAGATCCACAAAATTGCTTGTCATTATTGATAGTATAAAATACTACCCCACGATTATCCTTTAAAACCGTCACGACCGCTAACATCCCATGTCATCTTATTAAGACTCCATTTTATGATGTCCCAAGAAAACTGTGAACAGTATTGTGTTGCCTGACATTCTCCGGATTTCTAATGTGGCATACTACGTTGGGAATAAAAAGTTCACATTTATAAATCATTGATTTTATTGGAAAATTTTTGATCTAGAGGGCTGAATGTCCGCTGGGTGTGTAGTTGGCGTGAGCTATAACCAAATTGGGTGGACATAGGGTCAGAAGTCAGTCCACTTTCACAGAAATGCCCGTACGCTCGTTAAAGCGGTAGAATGTGTTGAAAGTTTCATTCTATTGGTGTGGGTAACCGGCGGTGAAGTTTTGAAGAACGGAAAGGGCTGTCTCGGGGTTATTTCCAAACAGACACTGCAGGATATTTGCCGTTCCCTGGAGAAGTTTTTCGAAGTAATGTTCCACGGCTATCGGTATATTGTGGCGTGTAACGTATGAAGGATCTTCGGCCATTTCAGATTTGCGAGTGCCTCTGCCAGATCGTCCCCCTTCCGCCGATGCCACAAACACGTATGGAATTCGGTCGTGAATTTGTGGGGGTTCCTCATTTCTAGCTAGTATTTTTTGATAGACTATTAGGTGGGGCATCTGCGTGCTTTTGTATGCAGAAATTTGTCTGCTGAGTTCTGTAGTGAATGACAGTTCTGATATGGGAACCCGGTTTGCGCGGAGATCCCCGTATGCTTCATTTAAGACATTAATCACATCTAAAAATCCTTCGGGAAGGCCTTCAGTGAATGAAGTCTGGTAGGGACGTAGAGACAGAATACTGGCAGCTCTTTTTACTTTGTCATTTCCAAGGATGAGATCCAAAACCCGTCTACACCGCGTTTGGACAAATTGGCATGCCGTTTTTCTGACAAGGTCGACACCTTTCATTGTGATCTTACCGTCGGTAAGTACTCCCACATAACGCTTTTTGGTGATGAGCATCAGGCACGAGAAGATTTTCTCGGCTTCCAGAGAGATAGGTGCGTTAAACAGACTACTCGTTGTGAAGCGGGCGAGGGGCTCTGATAGAGCAGATACCTGCTCCTCGGAGAATCCGCTACATTCAATGAATAGCGAGTCCGTGTCACCATAAATGACTCGCAGTATACCATCCGGATTGAATGACCATGGAGTGGCACTGCATGGTGCCAGTTTCTCTAAATCTGTAAGGCTTAAGTTTTCCACAAAGACTTTGGCACGCTCCAGCATGGTTCTGCCTTGTAGGGTCACCGTTTCGGCTATGGTGAGGCATGGGAACAGGCCGTGTGCCACCCCGGTAAAACCGTAGACTGCGTTGCAGGTGCACTTGATAGCCAACTGCTGCTTGTCCAAGATAGTCCGTTGTCGGGGGTCATTACAGGCCCCCAGCAGTTTTCTTATTGCCTTTCTCTTAGCTAGCCAGCTTTCTAGCAGACTGGCCAGGAAGGATTTATGAATGTGTTTTTTAACAAAGTGGAAGGTGCCCCCGCTCAAACTAAAGCTTTCATAGTCCTCACCTGGCCTCAAATCTCGCAGCTTCCCCTCTTCTCCCGGCGTTACAATTGTGGAATAACAGAGATTGTGGGCCTGAATGATGCTCGGATAGAGGCTGGCGAAGTCAACCACTAGGACGGGCGAATTGTAGAAACCTGCGATTGGCTGGATAACGGTAGCTCCCTGATATCCGTCTCTGTCTGACGGCTCAGGCATGGGTAAGATGAAGCCTTCCTTTTGGGCAGCTGCCAGCAAACAGGAAAAGACCCTGATTTGCTGACCGTCGTCCAGAACACGCCGGCAAGGTATGTTTGCTATCTTGGCAATTTCTGAGATCTCCACGTGGGTAACAAAATGATTCAGCAGGTCCATAACCAGTACTGAATCCTGTATGCAATACATTCCCAGCCTTTTCCGCTCCTCCGGCCCGGCGCGAAAGAGGTGCGGTATTTCCTTATAGTGTACGTCCTCCTTTTTTGTTCCCAAGATACGTTTGGCGACCGTGTCTAATTTGTAGTCTGACAGGCTTAGTTTTTCTTTACAAACTGAATACATGTCTATGGGAATAACACCCGATATGCGTATTTTGGTGCACGCGCGGGAAAACATTTTTCCGGCATCATTAGGTCGTCTGACCTCGCAGACGCCCCCTCCTCTTATCTTCCCTAGGGATGCTGGATTAATGCCGTAAATGTGCCTGGCCCTGTCCAGGATGTACGGCCAGTCAAAGTTTGCCACGTTGTAACCGGTTATGATTTCCACATTCAGGTCACGGATGAGTTGAAAGAAGGCATAAATTAGGTCCATCTCCGATGGGAATTCATATACTTCCACCCCGTCTATCTCCGCACATGTTCCAACCGTCAGAAGGATGCGCCTATAGTTGCTTGTCGGCTCCCCCACGGACCACAAGACACAAGATATCTGGATTATAAGGTCTGTTTCATTAGTGGCGTTGGGGAACCCCTCTTCTCCGAGACACTCAATATCAAATGCCATAACCATATACGGTGGCCACGAAACGTCGTTACCTATGACAGATAGGTCTGTGACCTCGCAGTCGTACTCAAAGTCAGCAAACGAGTCTCGGTCCCGAATGCGAGGCATAGCCCGCCCGCATCTATACCAGCCGAACGTGGTGAACTTGTTGTCGAGTACAAACCGACGGCTGGCGTCCACATTGGCTTCAAAGATCTTGCAGCCGTACTTGTCCTTGAGACTCGTGGCTGCATGTGATATACTGTTTGGGTGTGACAGTGTTATTTTGTGGTACATCCGCTTTGTATTTCCATAACCCATGATGGATCGCCGCTCGACCGTTTCCACGGCCATCCTGCATGGGGTCCTTCTGTCAAAAGTGCCCCCCTTGAGTATTTCCACTAATGCAACTTCAATGTTCACATCAGCGGGTGTTTCACTGTAAAAGTATCCCTGCTGCCCAAACACATTGATACATACACTGGCTCCATCCTCGCGGCGCCTTCCCAGAAGTTTTATCACGATACCACATGGCACCACGTACCCCTGTTTATCAGATGGAATGACTGCACATTTTTCCTGCGTGTACACAGTCTCAATGATATCGTAAACGTGGAATTCCATATCCGTGGCTTCGTACGCACATCCGTCATTAGCTGAACATTTCTTGGACCACATTCCCCGCCCCACGTCCCCATGGCTCATGACCTGAATCTTCGTCCCGTTGTGAAAACACAGGGGCGGCTCTGGACCCCTAATGTCTGTTACCCCTCTGGCCCCTGGAGTTTTAAAACAATCCGGAATCAAACGCAGATATTCTTTGTCAGGTTTTTTAGCACAAGTTTTATTACAATGAAGAAATGGATTGAAGAACGACCTGCCTGACATTGTTTCAAAATTCTGTGTCCTCGATGTTGGTTAACAGGGGCTTTAGATCGCTTCTGTTTTCTCTGCCTGGTTTTTTTCGCAGACGCAATCGATTCCTGGCGGCCTCCAGAGCTCTACTTGGTAAGGACGTCGTGGAGTCTGAGGTTTTTGACTCTGCCTGCGTTCGTTTTGCGGTTTGCTCATACAGGGCGAGCATAATGGCGTCTAATTGCTGTTTACTAATGGGTGCAACATTGCTCTGACCAATTTCCCTGTTCTTTGTCAAAGACTGTATTTCCGGATACAGAAACTGCACTGGTTGTTGCGCAATGGTTCTGTTTTGTCTCACCAGGAAAATGACCAGAAATATGACGGCTACAATTCCAGCTAGGATTAGAACACCTCCGAATGGATTTTTAAAGAAGGATATGAAACCTGAGATTAGAGAGCTGAAAAGACCCCCTACACTGCTAACTATGTTCGTGATGGCCTGCCCAACCGCCCCCAGACTGTCAGTGAGTTCTCCGAGTCCGTCCACAAATTGGTTGCGGTTATTGGAAATGGCGTTGTCAAGATCCCGCCTGAGGTTGGCGATGTTTTGAGTTTGAAAGTTGTATTCCCTGAAGATACCTTCAATGTCAAACACGTTGGATGCGCGGCGCTCATCTCTCGAGTAAAGTTCCAGGGTCTGGAAATCAATGTTGGTGATGAAGGACGTGTTTAAGGTGATAAAAGTTTGTAGGGTCGCCACATCCTCTACCGGTATGGTCTTAAAGTGCTGATAGTCGCGAAATACATGCATCTCGTTGCCAGATTGAAAGTAGTGCTGACAGGTGTCTTGGCAATTCTCTACCATTTTCTTAGTCAGTAGGATTTCATTAAACTGACCTAGCTGCCCTTCGTATGTTTTGGAGTCGTTGGGGAAACTAAAAGACACCAAAGGGCGAGTGTAACATGAGGTCTCGGAGCCCAAGACGCGCATACTCTTCCGAAGTGACACAGATTCTTGTTCCACGGGCACACACCTAGATACGGAGATGACATCACCAATACGCTTGGCAGCCACAGGATAACCGTACACCCCAGTCATCACCGTGGTAGGATTGATTTTTGTCAGTTCATTAAGGACCATGTTTTGACGCCGCTGCTCTTGGCACCACGCGCTGGCCAAATCCCCGAGCATACGGTTTATCTGTGAACGTAGACTGTCGTAGGCAAATTGTATCTGAGCCGTTGCCGGGTTGTCGATTGTGCCAAGAATGGAGTCTTTGTCACCAGTTCCTTCCGTAGTTGCCGACACGTCTGTGATATTGGTTGTATTTCTATCACTGCCCGCCTCACGTCTGTTTCTTCTGAGTGGTGGAGCTTGGGGGGTGGGGGAGTTGGCGGTGTCAGGGGGTTGGTCGCGCGCAGCTTTCCCATCCTGTGCTTCTGTGTTGTTTAGAGCGATATCTCGTATGGTGATCAGACTTTTGGGTGTGACTGGCAGCCAAGCCAATAACAACCCCCCTGCTGTTCTAAAATATTGAATTTCCGCCTCGTCTCTATCATACTTGTTTGACAGCTTGGCGAATTGCTCTGTAATTGTTTTGTTAACTTGTTGCTCTATACACTTGAACTGGTCTGGTAACTTTTCATGTGTAGTATTGGTGACAAAACTGGCAGTGCCCTGAGGTGTGATAAAGTGGAAAGAAGAGCCGTCATCGGTGCGTATGGCCACAGAGTAATCCTTCCACATGGTCAAAGGACAGTACGACGACCTGGCGTCGAGCTTCCATGAGAGAGTGTAGGTGTCCTTGTTCAGAAAGGCACGTTTCTCTTCTTTTGGAATTGTACCCCTGTTTTCAAAGGTAACGATCTTGTATTTCTCTCTGATCTCAAAGGTACCAGCCGGCTCGTTGAAGGTCTCTGAGTTGGATCCGTTGTAGAACGGCGACATTTCCACAGTTTGTCCCAAAGTGGTAACAAAAAAGTTAAATGGACTGTTGGATTTCGCCTGCATGTCGGTGATCATGCAATTTACTGTAGTGCGTCGCCTGTAGGTCCAAACCATCCATCCTGGATCGTCGTAAAGGTCCGGTTGACTGTTGTATCGCCGAACGCCCGTTGAGATGCCAGAAGCGGGCCTCAGGTTAACGGTGATGTTTTTATCATCCCGGTCAACATACACCCTTTCTACTCCAGCCTTAACCATTCTCACTGAGTTATAGCACTGGTAAAGGGTATCCATATTCTCCAGTTCATAATCTGGAACTGAGTAGCGCTCTTCATGGGCATTGGTTACGGCGTCCGCATACCACCCGTTGTATACTGTGACGGTCGTCACCACCTTGGTATACGCCCTGACGTTAAATGTATACGGTATGATGTTATCCTTAAAGACAATGAGGATACCCTCGGTGTGGTTTTCTTGCAGATTGAAGTTGGGGCATGAAATTCTGGTGGCAAATCTGAAAATGTCTCCGTGATTGTTCATCTCACACACGCGGAAAGGAAACTCATACGGCTGGTGAGTGGATCCTGGGAAAACGGTGGTTTCTGGTTTAGGGTTGGGTTGCGACACCGGCGGTTCACTTTCTCGTGGCGCTCCAATGGCGTATGACATGAAGATGAAAATCATGATTTTAAACACGGCCATCTTGAACCATTTGCAGGTGCATATAAAGAAGTGCGTATAAATCTTTAAATATCCACCCCTTTGTTTTTAGAATAAGAATTAGAGGATTCTCGGACTCGTATGTGATATAAATACCATCCGGAGGTACCGCCCCTTCAAGCCCCGCCTCGTCTACACGCCGAAGATGGACGGATTGGCCCCACGTTTTGTTGTAGAGAGACACAGTCAGGGTAGCCTCCCGGATGTATCGGGCAAGAATTTGTTGGGTCTCTGCCAGTGTCCCGTCCGGTGGCTGGTAGAATGAGTTAAAGGACGTCTCTATCCACTCTGCAGGTTGTATGCCTGGCCACACCAGCGAAGCCATAAAGAGCTTTTGATGGGGGAGGATACCAGCCGCCTCACAGCTGTACGAGAGTGCCACGTTTTCGGGCGGTGGAAACATTCCAGCATCGCCCAAAAGGGGCCCAGTCAGAAGCGAGTACACTGTCATGGTCAGCGCGTTTACATGTTCCGAACTGAGTGTCTGGTTAAACAGGTGAGTTTTTATGTACTTTGAATTTTCAAAAATCTCTGCAGTTCCATCCCTTTTGTCTTCCCAGGCTCTGTGTACAAAAGCCCTCCGTGCTATAAAGTGGTTGTACATGGCGGCCATTTCCTCGTACACCGTGTCTCCCCAAACACGCAAAGCCAACGTTTCGGACATCAACTCTCCCTGCCGTGCCAGGCAAGCTTGCAGTTTTGTCAGACCTTCCGCCGCAAGTTGACGTAGGTATTGTTCCCTTCGCTTGGCCGCGTCTGACCAAATAACGCTGGAATCTTTATTACCTTGAATTTGGTTAACGTATGGTGCGTGTGGTTCTGTATTTTCGCGCTGTTCATTTTCAGTCCTCCGCAGCCTACTCATAGCATGATTTAGGCGCGTGTACAGTTCATTTCGCTGGTCCGCGATTATTCGATATTGTGGCTGAGATGTAAACGCGGAAGCGCAGTCTAGCTTCAGGGCCTCACTCATGTCACCCACGGAACTGAAGATGCCGCCGCAAAACAGCCGTTCCAAAATTCCAGGCATGCGGCTCACAAATGTGTGATTATAACTTGCCCCCGCTAGCGCCAGCTCACATTTTCGCATAACCTCCAGCATTTCCTCGTCCCTAGAAATAAGCTTTGATAACCGTGACCATGTCTCCTCTTCTCCTCCTGTTAAACTTATAGAATTACGACTGGAGTTCCAGTATAACAGCTCTGACAGTTCTGATATTTCTGGAGGCACGGAGGAAAATACACAGTATTCATCCAGGCTTTGGTATGCCTCTGTTGTATTACGTTTCTCTCGCGAGTGATGAATTCTACGTGTGTTGTCTTGTTTTTTTAAAAGGTGAGTTAGGGATGCCTGCCGCACCTCATTTTCAAAGAGGCCTATAACGGGTTCCGGGATGACTGGAACAGCCAAGTGATTGCAAGAAAGGCGTCCCGAACCAGAAATTTTTGGCTTACCCTGGTTTGGCAACACCGCTTGTTCGTGGAGACACAGCCAACATGGTACGTCAATGAGATATAGCCTCGGGTCCGGCACCGGTGAAACTCCCCGAAATTTTCCCAATAGTTTTTCTGCTTTATTAAGTGCCTCCAATCCCATGTTATAAGATAAACAATAAAACACGCTATTGAGACGCTTGATGAAAATTTCTATGTCATTTATTAGGTACATGCTTACGTCCTGACTATACTGACCATAGAATTTGGCAGTAAAGGAAGCGCTGGGTAGTATTGGGGTTTCCTGTAGATCGTTTCTCTTTTCCAGATTTTCGGCCTCTATGAGGGAGTTTTCTAGGAGGTGGGATAACTCTAAAGACAATGCTGTGCACATGACCTCATTTTGTTTGTCTAGTTGCTTTCCCAATATCGTTCTTAGTTTTCGTAGGCGTGCTATATTTCTAGTCACTGCCCCAGTGTCGAGGCTGGACTGATCCAGGTGGCGACATAGGCCCAGCTCAAAGGAAACCGCATAAATCTGGCTATACACGGCAGCCAGCATTCCCGTCATTCTTACACGTCCAGTGTTTGAAGTGCCGTGCCTAGACGCCTTTTCCGCCTCACGGTAGAGGTCCCGTGGGAACCGATGGACAGCCCGCCACTGGCTGGGATAAGCACGGGTTCTTCAATGCTGATGAACGTCTCACCGGCCGCTAGATGCTCGCTGGCCAGAGAGTCTAAGAAGTCTCTTGCTACCTCCGTGTTCCACTCCACGCCCGCGGCGGCCAGTTTTTCCAGGCTCTCGAGTACACAGCTCGCCAAGATAGAGTAACGCCCCAGCAAATATTCAGCATCTGCAAGTGTCAGAGAGGCGCACGCCTCACCCAGGCATTCCACTAGTTTACAAACCACATCGACCACACTATCCTCCTCCTGTTTTTGTGAGATTATGGCCTCAAGGGTAGAACGTATCTTTTCAATCTCGAAAGACACAGACATCTGTGGTCTTCGTTTGCTAGTTAATCCGAGTGTTGGCGTGGCAAACACAAACTTTTTTCTCATAGAAACTCCCCCCATCTGCTTTTTAAGGCCCAAGCTTTGTCCAGGAAGTAGGTTCCTGTCTACCCCCCTACCCATAAAGTAACCTAGGTTACCCGCCTGGAAAATTTGGCTGTTTCCATTTACCCCCGTGTACTTGTTAACCGTCAGAGGCAGGGTGATTATGGGTCTCGCCCTAGAAACTTCGCTAAAGACGTCTGTAACTGTACAGACGAAGGTTTTTGCCGTCATATTGGAGATCTGTCTCGTGTAGTCTTCGCTGGAGGTTAATTTTACATCACCTCCCAACACGTGAGGATAATCCCTAGCTGGGACAGTCTGTATTTTTGGCACTAGAGCATGTAGGAGGCTGATAAAAAATTGAGTTTGTCCACACGCCTTTAGGATGGAGTTATTCATCCTTTGCTTTGCATACGTTATCAGATCCCCGGGAACAATATCTATAACATTTGCCTGTTCGTGTGCCCGTGATCCCGAGTCAACAAATAGGGCAAGGTCAGAGTATTCTGCGTTGTCACCTCCGGGTGGAATAGGCAATGTACGTTTCCTCGCAAAATTATGCCACAGATATAGGCAGGAGAGTTTAGTCTCTGGGAACAGGACTTTGTGGTAGTTGTTGAGTAATTTGATATACGGCCCATTAATTATATAGTTGTCACGATGCGCGGTTGACTTGATGAAGTTATTTTGTAGTAGTGAGTTCTCTCCCGTGAACACAATCCTATTCTTAATCTTGATGTTTTTTGGGCACAGCATCAACACCTTGGACATCCTCACCGTTAAGCGCTGAACCATTACGCGACCCTTTATCGCCGCGTCAAGGTCGGCCACGTCACTCGTGGGTTCTGGGTGGACCACCTTTACCTCTTTTGCGGTCAGTGTGCCCTTGTCAACCGCCAGACTGCGAAAGTTTGTACACAGCGTCTGGTAATGTCCCTTTAGCCACTCTTGTGCGCTCTGCCCCAGACCAGGGTTATCATTCTCATAGCACATACATATAGGTAGAGCAATGTCTTGCAGTATAGTAAACATGGATCTGTAAAAAAGCTGCAGGAAAACCGTACAGGGGGCTTGCGCATACGGGTTACATGAGTACTGCAAAATGTGGTAGCAGCTCTTTATAAGATCCTTATATCCCACATTATTCTTGGCCATACTGCCCATGAATTGAACGACCTCTGCATCTACGGCCTGGTCCACATCTTTAAGTAGCTTCATAAAATCTCTAGCTGTTTTAGGATCTCTTTCACAGTTTCCATCACCATCTATGCCCAATCTAGACAGGCGCTCAATCAAATTTTGGTTCAACTGCCAGTATGTATACCTAGGCTCATCTTCCACCCTCTGCCCATCGTCATCCCTGTCTACAAAGTTAAGGAAGTTTCCCAAAAAGTCAGTCTCGTTGTACGCTCCGGACGCACCGGTTATAACATATGGGTCTCTGCGGTGCGTGCTTGTGACCGGTGGGAAGCGGTCTCGTAGTCTGAAAAACAGTGTATTCAGACAGACAGCCGGTGTACTACCCTCACACAGAGAGCACACAGAACTCGTAGCTGCTCCTGCCACGTAGCTGCCTATTTCATGCGACTGGTTTAGACTACTCTTTTGTCCCTGGCAAAACTGCAGATAGTACGCATAACGAGCCAGCAAATTTGGAGAAAACGATGCTGCAAAAACCAAATGTTCTACACTGTAATTGCCAGGACCTGAAGATCCTGTCACATCCGGGCCCGCCCAGCCGCTAAAGACCGGTTGTCTGTTCTGGTCCCACGTACCTTCCTGCAGGGATCCCAGTCCGTGGGTTATAAAGAAGCTGTTGTAGGTATTGTCCCTACCTCCTTGGGTACTTTTTGACACCCCTGATACATACAGCACCGAGTTTGTTGAGAAGATCTGAGCGGCGGCATGAGGAGCTAGTAGGGCGTTGAATCCATGTAGGGCTTTCAAACGTGCGTCCTCATTTTCGCACCCTTCAAACACCGGCCACGCATCATATCGAATGCCCGTCGGGGGTTCCTGAACCGCATCAATCATGGCGGGTCCATAGCTAGTCGCAAGCTCACATGATGCCGTATCTACAATCATAACAGCGGAGCTTTCTGGGTGGCTCAGAGTGGCCGCGTTAAACTCCTTCAGGTGAGCAACCTTTGGTACCTTTATCTGGTCATGCAAGCTCTGCCGCTCCATGGCCGATATAAATTCATCCACCCTGCGCAGCCGCAGTGATTGTGCTAGGCCCGTGTAGAGAGTTTCGTACATACATTTGCTCAGTGCCTTGTTGAAAAATACAGCGGATTTGGCAACCCCACCCGGAAAAACTTCCCTGTCATATAGTGGAATGCAAATGCTCGCATACCCCCCTATGCTTACTTCCCGTTTTAGAGATAAGATTACTACAAGGTTCCCGCTGTAAAGCCTCTCTTTAAATGCTTCTGTTACTATGGCAGCTCCCACGTAAGCACTGGGGTCCAATTCACTTGGGAAATATTCCTCAACCTTAGTCTCACGAGCATCTACTGGTGGTGAATATGCATCGTAACCGTACACCTCCCTTGTTTCATCACAAAGCAGTTCCAGACCGGGGCCTGAAAACACAGGTGGGATCGCCGTTGCATTATGAAACACATACGCATCACGGTGAAAACAAGTAGCCCTCAACAGGCCTGTGTTTGGATCCGGTCGGCGATGGAGGGCCTTTACGTTGAAGGAAAATCCATTTTCTACCGTGAGGCCGCATAATAGGGGCAGAGTTAGTGCCTTGTGACCATGATATCCTGTACCTAGGAGTGATGCCTCACGGATGGGGAACCCATCTAGTGGGTAAAAGTACAGATAACCGCATGGTCCAACTTTGCAATGGCTGCCGAGGTTGTCTTCGGGCGCTGGACTCGCCTGCATAGTGACTGCACAAGACCTGATGGCTGAAACGGAGGCGCTCTAGATATTCCCTAGCCTTCCCCACCCTTTACGAGTCAAATGTGTCAACATTACTAAGTTTTATTGTTTGTAACAACTCTCTCCGACTCGCATGCGCATCCAGGTCAGAGGAAAAGCACGTCTCAATCCCACACGTATGCCCCCGAGTCGAGAAAGCCATGCCCTCCGATATAGACATAGGAATTCTGCAAAGCCCACTAACAAAAGTCCGGCATTCTCTGAATCCCCAGGTATGTTTCTTCGTGCGTAGGCAACGGCTAAACTCGTGAGTGCTCTGACACGAAACCAATTATCCATGTGATCCTCGTAGATTGCCCTGGTAAATGTCATCAGGCGTTTGATGTGTCCGTGGAGTGTGGTAGGCGCTGAACCACTGTTCACTATATCAGCGAATCTTTTTTCCTCCTTCTTCATTAGGCGTTTGATTAGACGTAGAAAGAGACGCTCCTCCGTGCCCAAGCCTTTACCCGGATCATCGAGGTATGCCGCTATCATGACCCTAGTAAGTAGCAGGACACCCCGGTCCATTTCATCCTCGGCCCCAAGGTTAGGTGCATTGTCCTGAAACACGTCGTCGGTCATGCTTTTCTCTTCCCTGCTCCTCAGTGTACCCTGTACTACTACAGAAGCTTTGACATTTGCCTTTCTTATGTAGCCCGTGGTATGGACCTTTAATCCTGCCCATGCATAGCTATTGCCCCTTGGAATGACTGTAATTTTCCTCTGTGAGACAGAAAGTAATAATGCATGTTACATTTCCGCGTTGTTGCAATTTCCTGTATTGAACATATTTCTCCCAGTTTGTAAGAGTGTCCTCATGACCAAAGTATAAGCTATAGCGACTTACATATTTGTCGTTTACTGTTGGCAAATCAATAAGCCAGCATATTCCACAACACTCTGACGTGTGTTTCCTTTTTTTGGGACAAATGATGTATTTTTTTGCACCTGGATATAGAGACATTAACTCATGTAACGTATGTGCAGTGAGGTGAAAGGCCACTTGGGGTTGCTGTGTTAGCATCTTCAATATCTTGGTTTTAGTTTGGGAAATCAATATATGACAATGATTTTACACTCAAAGAACGTTTAATGATTGTCAAATAACAAGCAATGGGAGTAACCATTTTCCTCCTCACTTTGAGATAGATTCTACGGGTGTGGTGTGTCAGAAACCTGGCTATACAGGAAGTCAGGCAGGTAACAGCTGTCCTCAGGGTATTTTTCATTAGGTTCTGTGCAGCCTCAATGACAGACCGCAATAGTGGGCGTAGTAGGCACCTTAGTGACCCTGGTGATAATCAACTGGACCACTAAAAACGCGTGGTTTGGCCTGAAGACTCTGGGAAAGACCCTGCACTCCGAATTGGTGGATTATCATTATGAGTCGTGGATCAGATGGTGATGTGGATCAATACGACGACCAAGTACCAGAATGCCTGTCCTCGGAGAATCATATGTGCCCGTAATGAGGACGCCCGAAGACGAACTTCCTCCGCTTCCCGATGTATTGGAAGCGGAATATGAGGATATAAATCATGAGTTTACCGAGGCAGAGCAAAGCGGGTATGTTGGCGCCATCTATTGGGAAATCGTGCTACATCATTGAGTGATCGAGTTTTGCCCTCTAGTGACAGTGAAATGAAATAGCAAGCGATTTTGTAGCATGAACTTAGATTGCCATCTTGTGGTGTTATATTAGTAGTGATAATTTGTGTTCTCTACCGCGCCCCGACCCCAACCTCGACCCCAACCTCGACCCCAACCTCGACCCCAACCTCGACCCCAACCTCGACCCCAACCTCGACCCCAACCTCGACCCCAACCTCGACCCCAACCTCGACCCCAACCTCGACCCCAACCTCGACCCCAACCTCGACCCCAACCTCGACCCCAACCTCGACCCCAACCTCGACCCCAACCTCGACCCCAACCTCGACCCCAACCTCGACCCCAACCTCGACCCCAACCTCGACCCCAACCTCGACCCCAACCTCGACCCCAACCTCGACCCCAACCTCGACCCCAACCTCGACCCCAACCTCGACCCCAACCATTGAAAATGAGGGCAGATGAGAGTTTCTGAGACCCATAAATTTATTAATAGAGTGTGCTCAATAGAAGGTGCAGGGCGTCCTAAAGTTTGGAATATCAAGATTTTTAAAGCTGAATGCGGCCGCTTCATTACTTGACGTCCCCAGCAGCATGTGATGTAGGTTTTTGAATGTTTCATCATAACAAATCACTTGTTTTTGATCAAGGACGCATGCAGCTGGTGTTGGTGGTCGCTGGTTTTTTATGTCAGAATGCCCATCGCCGCTAATGAGTCTTCTGAAGTATTTCTGGACGGTGTCCCATACCTCTGTCAGAGGTATACATGATATTTTTCTTGTCTCGGCGTTTACCTGTGGCATTGTGGAGTGAGTTGTGTAGGCTGTGCTTTAATTGAGAGGTAAAAAGTTTCCGTACCTTTTAAATCAGACCGGGCGTGGAGGAAAAGGGGATCTGTGTGCGTCATAGGTATCGTGTTAAGCCTGCTGTGTGTTAGAGTGCGTGGTTATATTTATTTGCGTGGACAGAAGTGTGCCATGTTTGTGTGAGGTTGGTGTATGTTTGGCATGATTTGTATGTGCTTTTGCGGGATCTGATGACTTATTGTTTTCCCCTTATGAATAGTATTTGGTCCCTTCCCTGGTTAGAAGGGTTTTGTTCCTAGTCTGTCTTGTTTACGATTGTCTTCCTCCTCCGGGTTTCTCCATGATTTACCGTCATCGCCGTCGCCGTCTTCAATCCTGTTGTTTGTGTTTGGGTCATTGGGACCATTATCTTCCTCCTCCGGCTTTCTCCATGATTTATAGTCATCGCCCTCACCGCCTTCATTCCCGTTGTTTGTGTTTGGGTCATTAGGACCATTATCTTCCTCCCCCGCGTCTCCCCATGATTTACCGTCATCGCCGTCGCTATCTTCACCGTCGGGGTGCTGGATGTGGCAGCACGGGTAATGTGGCGGGCATTGAGCGTGCTGGCCAAGGAGTTGCCCATTGACTGGTGGGCCACCCTGAGTCATGTTGCAGAGGGGTTGTTTTGTATCGTCTTTAGGATCCTCTTCATCGGGAGAATTTAAGGAATTATGTGAGCCCTGAGGTGACCGGTCTGAGCCTGTTGGATCACTACTGACCCTCTGTTTCATCCGAAAACGCAGAGATGTTGGTAGGGGATGGTGTGGTATGGGGTAAACCAGAAGTAGTAGAATTAGAATCACAAGCCACAAAACCCAAAACAGAATAGCAACTAGAAGAAGCCATGAGAAACCGAGTAAAAGAGCGAGAATGGTTAAAAATAGAGATAGAAAGAGGAAGAAAATGCATATGAAGAGGAAGGATCTGCGGGCTCTGATTCCGCCGATGGCTCCCACGAGGGTTGTAATCGTGCCTACAACTGAGGAGGGATCAGATAGTTAGAGTTAATTTTCACAAGACCGGCTCGGTGGTGTTACTTAACATACGGGAGAAAGACCCAGGCAACACCAGCCCCACTCCCGCCGGTGTTTATCGACAAATGGCTGGGTAAGGAGAGAGTATAATGGCAGCAGGGTGCAAATAATATAACTGTGTAAATTTAACTTACGTATAACAATAACGAGAATGGCGATTAAGATCAAGAAGTCTTCTGATATAGTTGGTAGAATGAGATACGCTAAGTAGTCTGCGGCAACTATGTGTGTGTAAAAACAAAGAGTGTGAGAAAAGGAAAACAGCGACATTGTCTGGTATGTGAGGTAATGATAAAACGAGATTACTTACGCAGGAAGCACTGAATCAGGATCAATGCCGCTGGCAACTGCAGACCATTGCTAGAAAGCAAGGGTAAGAGTAACGTAACAAACAGAAGGAGGAGAACCAGGAGAGAAGCCTCAGTCGAAATAGTTGCGCCTGCGGAGAAGATTAAAAACAGGATGAGGAGGGCCGCTACAGATAAGGTGCTCAGAAGCAGTAAAACAGTTAGCCACGGTGGTCCACTCAGTCTCCGCCGGGGAGCCATCGTTGAAGGAAAGTCTTTACACGGTCCTCCGCGAGCACTGAGATGCAATGCAATGGTGCGGAGAGTTTAAATTTCAAAGGAAGGCGGATGGGTGGGAGGAAAGGTTTTCGAAATGAACAACCTGGAGTCCGGTCTTACTGAAAAGCTGCAGAGGCGCGGGAAACCAGAAAATGTAAATGTCGCCACGAAAATGCGACCCTGTTATATGTAAACGTGTTTCAGTAAGGTTTGTTATGTTAGAAAAAGGAACCTAAAGTCGAAAAAAAGTCACGAGTCTATTATATAACGATCTCCACACATTTAGAAAACGGGAATATTGTTAAAGCCGGAGAAGCGCGGCTAATGCGCACCTAAGGGGGGCGGTGGCTGGCTAAAATAAAGAGAGGCTATTCAGATCAGTAACCTTTGTATGCTGAGAAAAAATCTCATGGGTATTTCCTGCGTCTAGTCTGGTGTTCACAGCCCAGACAAGTAAATTAGTCA